ATTACAGAAATATGCTAAAACTCCAAACGTGGCTGTGTTGATCAAAGCAGAACATCACTGTATGACACACAGAGGAGTTAAAGAACATCAATCAGATATGACAACTGCTATTATGTTGGGTGCGTTTGATAAACACCCACCACTTAAGAAAGAGTTTTATGATATCTGTATGAGTATGAAAGGTCATGACTAAAAAACTTAGATATTCAGAAGCATTTTACTCTGTACAAGGAGAAGGAAGATTTGTAGGAGTACCCAGTGTATTCTTACGAACTTTTGGTTGTAATTTTAGATGCATGAACTTTGGATTGGATAGACATCCAGACAGAGAAGAAAAATTAAAACAAGGCATCAAATACAATCCAGAAGTAAAAAAACTTTTAGATGATGGAGTATTGGACAAAGTTAAACAATTTGAAGACTTGCCAATCATACACACAGGTTGTGATACTTACGCCAGCATATATCCAGAGTTTAAAAAGTATATGAAAGATAGAACTATCGATGAAGTTGTGGAACACATACTATCTTTAACGCCAGAAGGAAAATGGACAATGTCTAATGGACAAGACGTACACTTTATCTTAACAGGCGGAGAACCTTTGCTAGGTTGGCAAAGATTTTATATTGATCTATTTGAACATCCAAAAATGGGAGACTTGAAAAATGTTACATTCGAAACAAATACAACGCAGATTTTACACAAGGATTTTGAAGATTATCTTAGAAAACAAAACAGATTCGAAGTCACTTGGAGTTGCTCTCCAAAACTTTCCGTATCAGGTGAACCTTGGCACACTGCTATCAAGCCTGAGATTGCTAGGTCTTATTATGGGATTCCTCGCAGTCAAATGTATTTTAAATTTGTGGTTGCTGATGCAACCGATGTGGATGAAGTTACGAAGGCAGTTGCCGAGTTTCGTGACGCTGGAATCAACGTTCCCGTATATATTATGCCACTGGGTGGAAGATCCGAAACATACACACTCAACACAAGAAAGGTCGCCGAGCTCGCAATGGAAAGAGGATGGAGATACACTCCAAGACTCCATGTCGACATATTCGGAAATGCCTGGGGTACCTAAGGAGATGATGAAGGATAGAGAAGAACAAAGATTAAAAGAAATATCGGAGATAAGAAAATGGATATAATAAAAAAAGTAAAAGACATATTTGTTAAAAAGAAAGAAACAACAACTGAAGAATCTAATCCAAGATTAGAAGCACTGTTGAAAGAAAAAGAACAAGCCACAGCAAAAGGAGAACCTTGGGTGGCTGTGTTGGACACAAAAATAAATGAAGACAATATCAAAAATGGTTTCTTTGAACTGGATTGGAATAATGAATTCATTGAAAAACTGTTGGATGCTGGTTATAAAGGTGAAAGCAATGAACAGATTGTGGATGCTTGGTTTAAAACCATAGCAAGAAACATTCTTCAAGAAGAAGGCATGGATCCCACAAGAGGTGCTGGATATATCAATACAAAAAATTTAAGTGAGGATAAATCGGAGATCAGTTAATGATATCAATTTTACAAGAAATCGCCGCAATAATAATGATACTGGGATCAGGTGGAGCTCTAATTGTTTTGTGGTATTACTTGTTTATAAAATTATAAAATATGAATTATATATTAGTAGACACAGCCAATACATTTTTTAGAGCCAAACACGCCATACAGAGCGATTTGGATTCTAAAGTAGGTATGGCTCTACATATCACATTCAACAGTATTAGAAAAGTATGGCAAGACTTCAAAGGAGATCACGTGGTATTCTGTTTGGAAGGAAGAAGTTGGCGTAAAGACTTCTATACTCCATACAAAAGAAACAGAAGTGAGGCTAGAGAGGCTAGAACAGAAAAAGAAGTGGAAGAAGATACAATATTTTGGGAAACTTTTGACAACTTTAAAGAATTTATAGACACAAAAACAAATTGTACAACACTGCAACACTCTCAATTAGAAGCAGACGATTTAATTGCTGGTTGGGTACAAGCACATCCTAATGATAATCACATCATTATTAGCACAGATGGCGATTTTGCTCAATTGATTGCTCCTAATGTGTGTCAATACAATGGTATTACAGAAACTACCATAACACATGAAGGCTATTTTGACGCAAAAGGTAACAGAGTCAAAGATAAGAAAACTGGCGAAGATAAGCCAGCACCAAATCCAGAATGGTTGTTGTTTGAAAAATGTATGAGAGGTGATACTGCTGACAATGTATTTTCTGCATATCCTGGTGTTAGGACCAAAGGTACCAAAAAGAAAGTTGGATTAACTGAAGCATTTGAAGATAGAAATTCCAAAGGATATAACTGGAACAATATGATGTTACAACGTTGGTTGGACCATAATGGTGAAGAACATAGAGTTGTGGATGACTATCAAAGAAATGTAACACTGTGTGATTTAACAGCACAACCAGAAGAAATTAAAAGTATTATTAAAGAAACAATCAATTCCGTTAAGCCTAAAACAATAGAACAGGTTGGATTAAAATTAATTAAATTTTGTGCTAAATGGGATATGCAAAAAATTGCTGAATACCCGCAAACTTATGCTGAACCATTAAATGCGAAATACAAACAGAAAGAAGAGGTAATGGCATGACAACTAAATTTTTTGCGAAGCCTATACTAGCAAATAGATTCTGGATACTGGAATCTGATGGTCAAAAAGTAGGCACAATTTGTAGACAAGAAGACAGAAGATATATGTTCAGTTGTTCTGACGGTACTAGAATCTTCGATAATCAACAGCAACTTCAAAAGAATTTCAACGGAGATTGGATGTGGGGATCCACAGTTAGTGCGCCTAAAGAAGAAAAAGAAAATGAAGATAATTCTGTGTATGATTATCCGAGCAAGTTTAAACCTTACAATATGGTATTTGATGTAAAAAAGAAACTGCCATTGTTTAACAAGAGTAAAAAATCCAAAAGTTTATATTGTGCTGGATACTATATAATTAAGTTTGAAAAAGGATGGGTACGAAGTTATTGTCCCAAATTGTTAACATTGGAAAGTTATCCTTTTAAAGGTCCATTTAGAACATCATTAGAAATGAAAACGGAGTTGAGCAATGCCAATAAAAGACCCTATTAATACAGCCAGTTTACAGCAATTTATTCAACAAGTGAAAGGTGCTGACCTCAGCAATCAAAAAGAAGTGCGGTTAGACATCAATACAGCCAAACAAGTCACATATGCACTAGCCACAGTGCTGGCCCGTTTAGCGGGCGACTATGAGGGTCTAATAGCACAAAAAGACAGCACAGAGGCTCAAACAATAGAAGTCAAAGTAGACGGCGGTAATCTATAATACCGATTCATTTTAGATAAATACTCATATTATATGAGTAGACCTAAACCGACTATACTACTAGAAAACACCGATCGCAAAACTTATAAGAGCGAACAAGTTCTGGCGGCTGAAGGCATATGGGCAGTGTTTTACCAGAACAAACCATTCAACCTAAAATCAGCAAATCAGTTAAACAATTACCCGGGTCCAAAATACAAAAAAGTAAGTTTTTCAAATCCTGGACACGCATTCAATCTAGCCAAGAAATTGAACACCATGTTCAACACTGAAGAATTCACTGTGGTCAAATTGACTCAGGGTGAAACTGTCAGTGAAAAATGAATTGGAAAGAAACCTACACCAAAATATTCTTAAAGCAGGCTAATATCAGCATAGGTGAAAATACTATGAGGGAGTATATGCCTACATGGTGGAAGAACAGTAGAAACAAAGGTTCAGGTGGACTGCGTCTTACAGATGAAGGATTGTCATTTATTAAAGATAAACTGCAACTTCAAACATACGATGTACCATTTCCGAACGATTTCAATTTAACCACACAAACCATAATATTTTTAGACAAATATATAGACTGTCCATACTACCTAGCAGATGATGGTGTGATTGTGACCAATGAAAAGAAAGCAATGGAATTGATGTTGTTTTCTGGTGATATACGAAAATACGGTTTGAATAAAGCACTTTCTAGACTAGAATCTCCCGAATAAGTTATCCACAGACCCTAAAAATCCGCATAAACCTTGACTTCTTTAGGTATTGACTTTTTGATTGCCAGAATGTATTATTAAAACATAACAACAATTTATTAAGGAGTACAAAATGGTAAAACAAAAAAGCACACAAGATACTGGCATTACAACCAGACAATTGTCGCCTAACAAAGCAAAGGCGAGCATATTACACGCATTAAAAATTAAGAGACCAATATTTTTATGGGGCGGCCCTGGTATTGGTAAATCAGATGTTATACATCAAATTGCCAAAACTATCGATGCCAAAGTGATCGATATCAGATTAAGTTTATGGGAGCCTACAGATATTAAAGGTATTCCATACTACAATTCAAAAGAAAACAATATGGTTTGGGCATCTCCATCAGAATTGCCTACAGAACAGATGGCAAAGAAACACAAGAACATTGTGTTGTTTTTGGATGAAATGAATTCTGCGGCACCTTCAGTACAGGCGGCGGCATATCAATTGATCCTAAACAGAAAAGTTGGTCAATATGAATTACCAGACAATGTATTAATTGTTGCGGCTGGTAACAGAGAGGCTGACAAAGGAGTTGTGTACAGAATGCCTGCTCCGTTGGCAAACAGATTCGTCCATTTAGAAATGAAACCAGAATTTGATGATTGGTTTGAATGGGCAGTGGCTAACAACATCAGTAAAGACGTTGTTGGATATCTAACTTTTAGCAAGAAGGACTTGTATGACTTTGATCCTAGATCACCAAGTCGTTCTTTTGCTACTCCAAGATCTTGGTCATTCGTAAGTGAGTTGTTATCGGATGATTTAGATGAAAACACTGTGACCGACTTGGTCAGTGGTGCAGTGGGCGAAGGACTTGCAGTCAAGTTCATGGCTCATAGAAAGGTGGCTTCACAGTTACCTAATCCTTCAGAAATACTTGAAGGCAAAATAACAGAACTGAAATCGAAAGAAATATCAGCAATGTACTCCCTTACGGTTTCGTTATGTTATGAACTCAAAGAAGCAAATGACAAAAAAGATAAGAAATTTAATGACAAAGTTAATAAGTTTCTTAGATTTATGATGGACAACTTCGATACAGAACTTGTTGTTATGGGTATCAAGATGGCATTAACTCAGTATCAATTACCGATTGATCCTGATGCAGTCAAATGTTTTGATGAATTCCATGAAAAATACGGCAAATATATTACTGCCGCTCAAAGCATCAAATAAAAGTGTTGAATATAGGGCACTCTTTACCGGTGCCCTATACCAAAAAACGGTTGACTAATTTACCAAAAGAAAGTATTATAATAATATGAGCACAGAGATTTTAGAAAAGAAAGAATTAAGTCCAGAAGAATTAAAGCAATTAAGAGCAGAAGTTATCGATAAAATTGTGGTTGCAAGAGTTGGACTGTTGTTGAGACATCCTTTTTTCGGTAACATGGCAACAAGACTTCAAATTAAAGAATGTGATGACTGGTGTCCAACTGCCGCAACTGATGGCAGAAATTTATTTTTTAATACAGAATTTTTTAGTAAAATGTCTAGCAAAGAAATTGAATTTGTTATTGCACACGAAATACTTCATTGTGTGTTTGATCACATGACAAGACGTGAAGATAGAGATCCTCAATTACATAACATCGCTTGTGATTACATTGTTAACAACACATTGGTAAGAGACAACATTGGTGAGAAACCTAAGGATGTGCAGATATTCCAAGATTGGAAATATGATGGTTGGGCAAGTGAGGCAGTGTATGATGACATCTATAAAAAAGGTAAGAAGGCAATGGAACAGTTAGGTAAATTGCTTGATGAACATATTGATTGGGAAAAAGGTGAAAGCACAGGTGGAACAAAACAAGACCCTAACAGCAAACAAAAAGGTAAAGGTCCTGCTTACTCTAAAGAAGAATTAGAACAAATTAAAAATGAAATAAAAGAGTCTATGATGGCGGCGGCACAGGCGGCTGGTGCAGGTAATCTGCCTAAAGAGATTGAAAGAATTATTCAACAGTTTACAGAACCTAAAATGAACTGGAGAGAATTATTACAACAACAGATTCAGAGTGTTATTAAAAATGATTACACATTTGCAAGACCCAGCAGAAAAGGTTGGCACTCAGGTGTGATATTACCAGGCACAAACTATGATGAAACTATTGATGTCTGTATTGCTATTGATACTTCAGGTTCAATACACAATGAACAAGTGCAAGATTTCCTAGGTGAAGTGCAAGGTATTATGGAACAATACAAAGATTATAACATTAAAATATGGTGTTTTGATACAGAAGTACACAATGAACAAGACTTTGGTGCATCAGGAGAATCTATGGATTCGTACAAAATAGAAGGTGGCGGTGGTACAGATTTTATGGCTAACTGGAATTATATGAAAGAAAATGACATAGTACCTAAGAAGTTTATTATGTTCACAGATGGTTATCCTTGGGACACTTGGGGCGACGAAAACTATTGTGACACACTGTTTGTGATAAATGGTCATCATGATAAGAACATGGAAGCACCTTTTGGTACTACGGTACATTACGAATAATGTTTGCCAAAACTAATCAAGTAAATCCATTAAACTACTTCGATTGTAGAAAATTTTCCAAAAAACCAAAAGGTTTAGAATTTCTAAAATTAAATTACGACTGGAACGACAATGAAGAATTGTTGGAGAAATGGATTTTGGAAAACCTAAAAGGAAGATTCTATATTGGTAAACATCTTGATGTGGATAGAGATGGAAAAATACAAAATTATATTTTGGTAGGATTCGAAAACTCAAAAGAACTTTCTTTATTCAATCTTAGTTGCCCATTTATCAAACGTCATTAAATACTTTTGTATATACAAATATAAAAGGAGCTCATGAAAATGACAGATACAAATCAAACCAAAACAGCAACGACTCCTACACAGGATCAAGTTGTTGGACAAGACGGAGCAAGTCAGGCACCTAAAACTCAAGCAGGTGCTGGAGCAGAGTTAACTGTTCAAGACTTAAACGTTTTAAAAACAATCATCGACGTTGCTAGTCAAAGAGGCGCATTCAAAGCCAATGAAATGGCAATGGTAGGTGCAACTTATAACAAACTAGAAACTTTCTTAAAGATTGTAGAACAATCTCAAAAAGAAGCAAACAAATCATCAGCACCAGCAGGTGATAAACCAGCGGAGACAAAATAATGCCTGATATCAAACACGTAGGCAGAATGAAAAAATCTAGAGCGAAAGTGGCTGTGGCTTACAGAACACTTCCTGGAGATTCATCATCTGCACTAGTAATCGAAACAACAAAGTTAGATGCTCCAGATCATGACGCTTTAATCAGTGTGATCGAAAGCAATCGTGGACAAACGTCTTTTGAACTGCACGAAGCACTTCAAAGAAGCAATACACCAGACGGTCAGAATATGTTGGTTAAATTTCACCAGAGTGGATCTTTTAGAAAAGTTGCAACTTCTGAAGTTGAAATGATTCCAAACACTGACACAGTGATTTCATTGGATGAACTTAATGAAATGATTGCAAAACAAAAAGGTGTAACTGTGGATCAATTAGCAGTTCAGCCAACAGCTCAAGCAACACCTGTGGCAACATCACAAGTGGCTAACATACCATCTGCAGAGAAACCTCTATCAGATGAGGACTTGGCGGCTCGTATGAGAAGTGATGCTGATCGTTTGTACAAAGAAGCGGCTAGATTACGCACAGAAGCGGAAGAATTGTCGCCAACTAAAACAAAGAAATCTAAGTAAAGCATCAAGTGTCTGTTGTGGTCAAGTTTACTAAAAAGAAACTGCCTAAGGAAGTTGTAGCTCATTGGCCTGAAGTGTTCAATGACTTACGCATTGACTCTATCCCTGTACAATATTTGCTGGCACTTAAAGTGCAATTTAAGGATGGCAAACAATGGGAAATCAAAGTAAAACCTAACCGTCAAAAATTAACCAATAAACAACTGGAGACCAACATCAAAGAATTGTTTGAACACTACGGAAATGACATCAAAAACGTGGATTTTAGGATAGATACCAACAAGGTCAAAGCAGATATACAGAAACGTACTAAATCCTTCCTTAAAAAGCGAAAATAGTAACTCAGCAATTCATCAAGCGGAATAAATACACTATATTAGATGTTAGGAGCATAGCACAAAATGGCACTACAAATTAGACGTGGAACAGACGCAGAAAGACAAGGAATTACACCTTTAGCGGGTGAATTAATCTATACTACAGACACAAAAAAACTATATGTTGGAGATGGTGTAACTGCTGGTGGAAATCAAGTAGACACAACATTATCAGCACAATATCTAGCCGTTCCAAGCAATATAACTCCAGACGCATCTAATTCAAGAGACATTGGTTCTACATCAGCAAAATGGAGAACAGGTTATTTTCAAGGTTTACAAGTAGACGAAGAAATCACAGCAGTATCAATCAATGGTAATGTGGTAGGTAATGATTCATCAGTATTAGTTAATGTTAGTAACGGTAGAGTTACAGCAACATCTAAAGGTGACTTACTTGCTTCTGATGATACAACTATCGTTGATCACACAGCAAAAACAGTTACAGCAACCACAGTTGGTGTACACAAAGGCACAGTGAATGCTGACGATAACTCATTAAGAATAGACGGCGCTTCAGACAGAATCACAAACAGTGTGTTAGACTTTGATGGCAATGTAATTACACTGCAATCAGGCAACGGAATTCAAATAGGAACAAACAGTTCTGCACAAGGTGTTGGTTTAGAAATTTACAACACAGATCACACAGCCAGAAATGCACTAAGAATTTATTCAGATGATGGTAATGCTAACACATTCAACTCAATTGAAACATACACATCTAAAGGTTCAATTGTAACTCCAACAGCCAATGCCGCAGACGATTCGCTATTTGGTTATATTAATTACGGACATGACGGTTCACAATATGTTCAATCAAGTTTTATTGTGGCAGGTGTTGATTCACAAGCAAGTGTAGGAGCAGGTGCTGTTCCAGGAAACATTGTGATGGGAACAACTCCAGACAATGGTGTAACAAATAAGTTTGTTGTAATAAACAAAGATGGTAATTTAGGTGTTAATATTTTAACTCCAGCAGAAAAATTAGATGTTGTTGGTAATATTAAAACATCAGGCTTTGTACAGTTTGGCTCACTCACAACTGCTGAAAGAAATGCTTTAACTCCTGCAAATGGAATGATCATTTACAACTCAGACGATAATAAATTTCAAGGTTACGAAAACGGCGGTTGGGCTAACCTAATATAATCCAATGATAGTCCGAATAACTGGACACTCCAAAGGCATAGGCAAGTGTTTATATAACGATCTTATTCAATCGGGTCATGATGTACAAGGTTTCTCCCGAAGTAATGGATTTGATATCAGCATTGCCGAATCAAGACAGAGTATTTTAGAACAATCCAAACACGCAGACATATTCATCAATTGTGCTTGGCCCGACGGTGATCTTCCTATGACAGAGATAGATCAATTTAATGGACAAACAGAAATGTTAAAATTAATGATCAATGTTTGGGAAGGCGATAAAGATAAAAAAATATTAAATTTAAGTTCTAAGTCTTGTTACAATAATTCAGATACAAATGATTTTATGGAAAATTATGGCAATGCTAAAAAAGAACAAAATAGAATTATAGAAAACCGTATCAATGTGTATGGACCACACATATTAAATGTTATATTAGGATGCACTGACACACAGATTAGTGAGTACCTACAAGGAAATAAAATAGATCCTAAAGAACTTTCCAAATGGATCATTAAAATGTTACTGTGTGAAACTATGTATTTTCAGAGTGTAACTGTTGATGCTACACAATTAGATTACAAACCTAAATAGTTTTTTTCTGCTTTTGTTTGGAATCGTCCCAACTCTTAAATGTCCACTCTGTAACTTCGTAGTCAACATTTTCAGGTTGAAACAAGTATTTGTTTGGCACAGTGTCATGCAAAGTCTGGCCTTCATTGACCACAGCATCACGCAACATGATTTGATGTAAGAAATTTGTAACAGGTTTGCCGGGTACAAAATCACACCAAGGACCACATTGTAATTGTTCCATATCAATTGTTTTAGGATCACTCCATTGTATAATTCTATGAGTGATACCATTTATGTTTACCATGAAGTGATATAAATTATCATCAGCAGGTTTCTTTTCCCAAGTCCAACCTTTGCGATCACAAATTTCTTTTATCTTAGCAACGTGTCTGCTCAAAAAGAATTGAGGTTCATCTGGTGCTCTGCCAATATCTGAACCTGCTCTAATTCTATATTGCCAAGCACGATTACCTAATGCTTGTATTTCTTCCAGTACTTCTTCCATATGGTCAATGTGTTCCAACGTATATCCAACATAGTAGACAAATATTCCTTCTGCAATACAATTGTCAATTCCTTTTAATTGTTTCTCATGTACTTTCTTACCTTGATAAGAGTGATGATTCATACCTATCATAACCATGTTTGTGCCTGCTTCAGCAATTTTTTTAACCCATGCTCTATCGGAGAGTTTTACACCATTTGTAAGAATACACACATCTTCAGGTCTTCCTAATTTTTTAAGTAATTTTTTAATTTGTACAATTAATTCAGGTAAATCTTTTCTCACAGTTGGTTCAGCACCTGCTAATATCACAGCACCTGCGTCAGCATTAAATCTATGTTCTATTTGGTAAAGTATTTGTTCTACAGGTTTATCTTGTGTTTTGTTGTCTGGTTTATGATAACAGTGTGGGCAATTCAAATTACATTTATCTGTAACTTCAATCATTATGCCTTGAGGTATTGAATATCCTGATTTATCATAAATCAATGAATTATAGAAATCTATGTCTTGTTCTACCAAATAACTTGAAGTTCCGTGCTCTGGACAAGTCTTTATCAAATATACTCCATCAGTTTTGGTCACTCGTTCTGCTTCACAGTGACGATAACATATGTGGCATAGGCTTGTGGTTTTTGTATCCTGCATACTATTACTTATAGAGTGAAATTGCCTTGTCAATAAAACTGTCTGGGTATACATTTCTAAAACTTTCCAGACACAGTATCTGTAGTTGATCAAATGGATATGTATTGTCCATTTCTATACCCATCTGTTTCATTTTAGGCAACAGTTCTTTTTGTCTTTCTTTGGAAATATGACTCATGTGTTCTTGTACTGTGATGGGTGTTTCGTCCTTTCTGTAAGCAAAGAAGTAATTGATTGTTCTTAATTCTCCATCAATAACAAAATAACTGCTAGGATGTAGACTGTATTTGTATATGCCCAACTGTTTGTGTGTTTCCATTATGTACAGCATCTGCTCTTGCCAATTAGGCAATACGTCAGCATATGTTTTGCCATGGCTTTGTTCCCAAAAATCTACACCTTGTATTTCAAAATATATCTTTTGATCATCTGGATCAAAACGTGTGGTGCGAGGGATCAACTGTTTGTGATCAATATCCAACCACAGTAAGAAATCTTTTTCTCTATGGTACTTCATTTCCATCAGTGCAGGATCCACCACTTCATTGTGACCTTTATGATATTCTGAATCATTGTGAAACCACATACAAAACTCTGTGGCATCTTCGTTGATTAGACTGGTATAAATTAAATTGTTTCTACACAGTCCTTTGCCTGGCACATTGTTGTAATAGTATTTGAAATCACTCATAAGTGGGCCATTGTTTTACTTGTTCAAGTTGTTTAAAATACACATCAGCGTTCACACGCCACACAGTTTGAAGTGTACCTCTGTAATCCATATCTTTCACTCTGGTATAAACACCCACACTTTCCAGAGTAGGAGCCACAATAGAATGTACCAGTCGTTGTGTGCCTTCTGCGTTTTCATTTGTGGTCACATAGTAATTTTTATTTTCACCTGCCCAACGTATGCCTGCTGGTTGAAAAAATTGTTGCGTGGTAGTTTGATGATTTCTTATGGTGTCTCTAGTACGCACCACTTGATACTCTTTCGGCAGTTCATCAGTGAATGTGCAGATACGACAAGCAATACGATAACTGTCAGGACCCATTTCAGGAAATGAATGTGCCGCTGTGGATCCAATCACTCTGTCATTCCACAACAGCATCCAAACCTGATATCTGTCTTCTCGGGACAGAGAATCTACCAACATTTTTTTGGTTGAGTTGTTGACAAATCCTTTTTGTTTGGCTGTTTGATAAAATGTTTCAAGATTCAAGTCGTCAGAATATGGTACCAATTTAAAAGCCATGATAATTTATTTGTACTGTATTTAAAAGTAAATACTTTGATGATTAGAGGAATTGGCGGTAAACCATACATCAGTCTAGATGACCACATAGACATAGACAGTTTCAAACAACTACATCCAGAAATATGTAGAGGTTTTGCTCTCGCACGAGAATATGCCAAAGAAGGCACCTGGATGTCACCAGGATTTGATCCTAAAGACATGAGTTACACTCTGAATTGGAAACCAATTTATATGGCTTTGGAAGAATACAAAGCACTGCCTCAGGATCATCCTATTAGAAAAAATGGTGACGACTTGTACAACAATATTAAAGATTACAAAACCAGAAATCAATTCACAAGATATTTGAAGTCTGTGTTAGGAGCCAATGATCCTTACATATATTATTTCCTTTGGGAAGAAGGAGATTGGGATCATAGAAATGCTGAACGAAACATCACAGAAGAAGCAAAATATTTTCCAGGTGTGGTTGCTTGGATCAAAGAATTAGTAAACACGGGCATCATTGAAAGCATAGGTAGAGTGATATTTTTCCACTGCGAACATGATGGTAAACCATTTGAACACAGAGACCTTGATGGCAAACACGGTGATGATCAAGGTTATACTGATCATCGCAATGAATTCATACACATTAGGCACAGCACAAAAAGAGGATTCTATATTTGGAATCCTGAAGCAAAAAACAAAACCTACATCAATGCCAACGCGGCATTTTGGAATGATCAAGATTGGCATGGTGGTGATGTCAGCAATGAACAAGAATACGGACTACGTATTGATTGTGTATTCACAGACAAGTTCAGAAAGCAGATAGGCATAGATCATTTATCCAATTATTAAAATGTATCATAGATATGTAAAAATACCTAAGGAACACAAAAAGCCATCTTGTTTTTCCTATGAACCTTCTCAATCGGAAGTGATATTTGTTCCCAAAACGGATCTAGATCAATCAGTAATAGATTGGATTGAATCCTTTGAAGTAATTGTTTCTAATGTTACAGAAGGTATCTATACTCCTCCTAATCAAGGAAAGGTGCACATACACAATGATACCAGCACAATAACCAATGCTACAAAAATTAATTTTACTTGGGGTCCGGATACCAGCACCACAAGATGGTGGAATGTTAAAGATGAATCATATTTAAAAACGGATATCACAGATAGTTCACACATAACAGAAACAGTTAAACCAGACATTGTGGATCATTTTGATAGCAACGGTGTACACAAAGAATTAATTTGCGAAAGTGAAGATCAATGTGAATTAGTATGTGAAAAAGTCATAAATCAACCCAGTTTGATTAATGTTGGACAACTGCACTCTACATACAATCCAGACCCCGTACAAGGGCGTTGGTCGTTGTGTTATTTTTTACTTGATAAAGATTATAAACATTTACAGTTTGAAAAAGCATTAAATATATTCAAGGAAGTTACATATGAATAAAAACATATATCACCGTTATGTAAAATTGCCATTTGAGCATAAGTTTCCAGACTGTTTCAAATCAAAGCCAGAAAATATGCGTGGTGAAAATTGGCATGAATGGTGTGCTACAAGAGAACATTGGGACGAAAGATTTGTTGATTGGTTAAAGGGGTTTGGATTAAAACCTTCAAATGTGTGTGAAGCATTTTATAATGGTCCTAATGGTGGCGGGTTACCAATGCACAATGACGCTCCTACGTTGAACAATTCATCAAACATTAATTTTACATGGGGACCACAAGACAGTATTGTAAGATGGTACAAAGTTAAAGACGAATCACTAATACAAACAGAGCGAGATAACACAGATTATCACAAAGAGGTTTATTTTAAAGACATAGATGTCGATATTCCTGTAGATAAATTTTATCATGCGGAAGTGGAAGACTGTGATGTGGTACATGAAGCGGTGATTAATCATCCTAGTTTGCTTAATGTAGGACAATTACATTCGACACATAATTTTAATACCAGTGAACCGCGTTGGACGTTAAGTTATCATTTACTAACAATAGAAGACAATACTCATATACAATTTGAGGACGCACTTGTTCTATTTAAAGATGTTGTATTTTAAAAACGTCGAACGTCTAGAGTAGAAATATACATAGGTTCATTAATCAAATAATCAGTGGTACGTACAATATCTTTAACTGTACAAGTGGGTTCACCAGATCGTTCTCCAGTTTTTTCTCCGTAGTTGAGTACTCTTACAAGACTGAATTGTAATTGAGAACCAAAAGGCATTTCATTGGCTAACGAATTGTGTACGGCATCTATGTGATGTTTGTCTCTGAGATATTGTTTATCAATACCCACCTGATCTAATAATTTCTTGGGTACTTTGGTTGCCAGTGATCCTATTGTGATAACTTTTTTCAGCGGTGCTTCTGGAGACCACCGTTGTTTTAATTTCAATAACAACGTAGACTGAGCAGTGCCAATGTGGGCTATATTCAAAAATACATCACGTGCCAATGTCTCCGATACCAATCTGTTTTGATCTTCTGCGTTAGTTAAATCATACCCTGTGCTTCTGCTGACTCCTAAGCATTCATGTTCTTTTGAATAATGTTCGTACACTGCTTTACCCATTGGTGATGTACTGCCTGTTATTACTATTTTCATATAATTGTAAATCTCACTATTTGAATAAATCTACTGTCTCTATCTATCCCTGTGCCATATTCTTCTAGTTCGAACAATATAGGATTTTTCCCTCTCCAATAGAAATCTTTTTGTGCTGTCATATTTTTACCGCCTCTAATTTCTTCATTGTATATCAAGGCTTCTCCGTTAAGTTTGAAATGAAATAGTTCATCATTAATGCCAAACTTTTTGTTAAAATTTTCATAATCTTGATCAGCACAGGTTGTTAAGTTATACACAAACTTTAAGTTCCATATATCATTTCCTTTTGATGTTAAATCAATTTCAGCCTTAAGTTCTATACTGTCTTCATTCCAAACTTGTTTGTTTTGTAACAACATTTTATTGCTATCTTTAACTTCTATATCTATAGTTCTATTGATGGAACCTTTTTCGGCAGTTTCTTTGCTGGACTGAATGTCTTTAAAAATGTTGTTGTCATTCCAATGCACGTTCAATTGATCCACTAATAAACCGTCTGTGACCAATTCGTTGGCATCATAATTTGATCTCAATAAAGGAAAGTAATCAAACTTTAATGTTTTGTTCATCTTTTAGTTCCAAAGAAATTAAAAATGTATTTGGGTCTTTGACCACAATTAGATCCGGCGTGCCAAGCATTTCTGTCTGGCCATTTGTACACATCACCTGCTTTGGCATTATAGTATAATTCATCTTCCACAATTAATATGTGTCCTGGATGTGTGTCTTCCATGTGTACATGAAATCTTTCAATGTTATTCAATTTTCGTAATTCTTCTTCATTATCTTGTGTGTCCCAGTGCCACGGAGCATGATAACCTTGATGTATCACACTTACCCAACAACTTAATGAATCAACACCAACATAATCAGCAAATTTGTCCACAACACTCTTATCAAAGTTTGTTTCAGGTATACACATATCCCAACCCACAGTTCCGCCTTCTGATGCTAACTTATACCCTGCTTTATTCCACGCTTCACTTATTTCTTTAATGCCTGGTAGATCATCATCCTTGGTGTGTCTTGGTCCTTGATATGCTGGTTTAGAACTTTTTATAGATTCTACAACCGATGTCCAGTCTATCACGTCACTGCAATTGCCTATGTATTGTTTCATTCTGCGTATGCCAAGTAATTAAAATTAAATTTAGGTTCAAGTCCACAATTGGTTCCGCCATGATATGATTTAAAGTCTGGCCACTTATGAACATCTCCTTGTTTTTCATTGTAAAGTGCTTGATCACCTACTATAAAAACCTGACCTGGTGCAGGCTTATTAATCATTGCTGTGAATCTAACAGGATTTCCTTGTGCTACATACTTTTCCCAATCCACGTCCCAATCCCAATGCCATGGAGCAGTTTTACCTGGATAAACTTTAGATATCCAACATTTAATCATTTTTGGTGCTCCAACAAACTCGCCAAACTTCTCTGCTACTTCCATTGAAAACTCTTTGCCAGGATAATAATTGATCCATTCTATAGATGTTTCACAATAATTTCCCAGTGCATCATTAATTTCTTTTAATTCTGGAACTTCTGAAACCGGAAGATATTTGCAGGCACATTTACCTTCTTGATCTTTCACTTCATTTATAATTTCATTCCAGTTAAGGATATGATTACAGTTTCCTACAAACTCAAGCATTTAAAAAGTCTCCTGGCCATTCAGCATAGTTTGTACGGATTGTTTCATTGTATAATTCATGTGTGTTTAATTGATTGTTATGTATAAATTTATCAAATCTATCATTGCGTATCAGAGGTTTAAGAAACTCTATATCTAAAAATTTTGTATCAACATCTGTGCAACCGTATAGATCCATGATATAGGCATTATCTTCATCATCAAAATAAAAGGTGTGCGGATACATATTGATTTTGTATATGTTGTCCTTTTCTAAATCATCTTTTATGGCTTTTATTTTATCTTGCCAATTTGGTACAATGTCGATTTGTCTTGTTTCTAACAACCAATGTAGACTTTTGTCGTACCAACGGAAAGTAATTGTTCTTTTTGTATAATCTATATTAATAATTTCAGGAATATATTTTTTGTTTTTTAATTTAAACAGATATTTCACTTCTTGATTAAACCAATAGTTGTAAAGTTCATCAGTCATTTCCTTGTTCTCAAAATATTTGTTGGCGTTCCAGTTCATACAAAAGATTTTTTTATTGTTACTCACAAGAGGTTCGTACAGCATATTTGTAACAGCAAGTCCTCCTTTAAATTTATAAAAATTATTCCAATTAGCCATACACAATATCAATTTCAAATCCACATATCTGTTGCATTTTTAATATTTCATTTATACTGTCGTTTTCGCAAAGATATTTTACTGTGGTTTCATTTATTCTAGCAAAATTATTCACTTTTCCTTCTTTTACAAATCTGTTTAACATTCTCGAAAATGAACTATCGAAAAGATATCTCATATTGTACACAGGATTTTTTACAGTCATTAACACCTGTCTTGGATCTTTCATCATTGAGTTATTTTTTAATCTTTTACGTATCACTAATTGATATCTATTCTTGTATCCATAATTAGATGCTGAATGTAGTAATCCTGTATTCATTAGATACACACAATCGTCTGCTTGGTTTGGAAACATGACTTCATTTTCTATATCGTGTAGGTAACTGTGTTCGGCATCTAGGGTCACATGATATCTATCATCTATATCAGCGTGAGCAGAATAACTTTCGCCTGGCTTCATCACAATCAGTCTGGCTTCTCCGTGATCTGGCAACTGCTGTAACAATTCATCCAACACAGTGTCTTTATATTCTGGTACTATCTCCCAAGGGTCATAGAAAAAATTTCCAGTTGGTTTGTTTAGTACATTCTTACCTTCTGGTAAATGTTTTAACAATTCGTATAACTTTTTGGAATCAGTTTTGGTATCTAATTTTTCTAACATATTACTATACTTATCGTAAATTATAATGTGCGTACTTAATAACGATAAATATCTTTGTCCATAAAATGTCTAATTTAGAAACAATAAAGTCGATTTATCAATCCAGCACCTATAAGGATATTCTCCACGACATAAATGGAGTTATATTTCCGTTTTCTCCTAAATGGAAAAATATTGGTATCAGTGTAAGCGGAGGAGCCGACAGTGCCTTGATGAGTGTGCTGTTGTGTAGTATTGTATCACAACTTAAAACAGATACCAAAGTACACATCATTACCAATGTGAGATGTTGGAAAACCAGACCTTGGCAACATCAAAACAGTTTAGATGTTTACAATTGGTTGTCCTCAGCATTTCCAAATATACAGTTTAAAAGACATGAGAATTTTATTGCACCTGATTTAGAATGGGGTTCGGTAGGACCCAATATCACAGATGAATATGGAAAATTAAAAAGTGGAAATCAAATAGAATTAAGAGCACACGCAGAGTATGTGGCTCATAAAGAAAAGTTAGATGCTTGGTACTGCGGAGTAACCAAGAATCCAGACAAACAGTTTGATGAACGTTTAGTGGACAGAGATGTTGTCGCAGACAGTCTTTCAGATGCTACACTAGACAAACTAATCAAAGCACACATGGGCGGCTACGCTTGTCACCCATTCGCATATGTTCAAAAAGATTGGATAGTTGCTCAATATAAAAAATTAGGCATAATGGACCTATTCAATCTTACACGCAGTTGCGAAGGTGACCGAGAAACATATCCTGAAATCTTTGGAGACTTAGATTACAAGACATATGTTCCAGGGTCGCCCGTGCCAGTGTGTGGTAAATGTTTTTGGTGTAAAGAACGAGAATGGGGAGTAAGCAAATGTCAAGATTAATCACTTTCGGATGTTCTTACACTTATGGCACAGGATTACCTGACTGTCGTAATTGGCTGTTTGACAAATTACACAGTTTACAACCAAGTAAAATGGGTTGGGCGGCATTGTTGGCAGAAAAATTAAATTGCGAACTGGTGAATGAATCTTTTCCTGGATCCAGCAATACAGAAATTATGTACAATATATTAAAATACGATTATAAATGGGGCGACACTGTGGTTGTGATGTGGACTCATTACGTTAGAGATATGTTGTTTACAGTATCATACAAATATCCATTCTTTAGAGATAGATTGGGTCCTTGGGCAAAAACACATCAAGAAAGAAAATGGGCAGAATATTTGAGTGAAAAAGATTATGCTATGAAAAGTTGGCTACATATTCATCACGCAGATTTGCATCTACAAAAACAAGGTGTAAAATATATTCATTATCCTGCAACGCCTAAAGAATTAGACACACACAAATTGGATTTTATAGATATTCAAAATTATTACAACAGCGGAATAGAATATGTGGACAAAGCCACAGACGATTTACACCCTGGTATTGAAAGTAATCAATTATTAAGTGACAAAATGTATAGGATACTAAATGACAGATCATAATGAATACTGGATGAATCCAGAAGACACAGAACTGGGCAAATGGCAGAGAGAATTAGAATCTGTTGCAGGCAGTTCCACATTTTGTATATTGCCTTGGATACATTTTGCTACTAGACCCAATGGTGATATGAGACTGTGCTGTTCAGCGAACGCCAGCGGCGCTGGTTCCGACCACGAAGTGGGCCTCGTCAAAAAAGAGGACGGCAAGCCTGCTAACTTTGGCAAGGATACACCTATGACTGCTTGGAACAACAACTATATGAAAAGTGTGCGTACCACAATGTTGGATGGTAAAATACCTAACAGTTGTCGTAAATGTTTTCAAGAAGAAAAGGTTGGAGTAGTTTCAAAACGCATATGGGAAACAGGCACATGGTACAAGGACGGTGTGGACATTCCTGAACTGATACGTCAAACCAAAGAAGATGGCACAGTGCCTGAACAGTTGATGTACTTGGATTTAAGATTGGGACACACTTGTAATATCAAATGTGTGATGTGTTCACCGCACGACAGTTCAAAATGGGTTAAGGATTGGCAACAGTTGATGCCACAATTACAGAATAAAGATGTTAAACAACAACTGCAATGGGACAAAAAAGAATTCAACAACTTCTGGCATGAGAAGCCTGAGTTTTGGGAAGAGATGTACAAGCAGATTCCCAACTTGAAACAGGTTTACTTTGCCGGTGGCGAACCTTTGATGATTCGTGAACACAAACAGTTCATAGAAGAGATCATACGTCAAGGCTATCAAGACAAGATATTATTGCGATACAATTCAAATGGTATATTGGTAGATGAAGATTTGATTGAACTGTGGAGTAAATTTAAAAAAGTTAAGTTTGCTGTGAGTATGGACGCCATGGGCAAACGTGATGAGTACATACGTTTTCCTACCAACTGGGACACAGTGGAAAAGAATTTACATATGTTGGACAACACACCAGACAATATACAAACCAGTTTGGCAACAGCCATACAGATATTCAATGTGAAACACTTGCCAGACTTTATGAAGTGGAAGGTGCAGAGCGGTTTTAAAAAATTAAATGCAGGCACAGTGCCTGGCGGAGTACAGATGGGTGGCGGATTGGTCAATATGCACCTACTGTACATTCCTACATTCTTAAGCATACAGATATTGCCCAAGGAAGACAAACAAGAAGTTGAACAGCGTTTTATGGAATTTAAGGATTGGCTGTGGCAAAACTACAGACAGGATGACAATTTCTGGAAAACAAATCCTTATGGATGGAGACGTTGGGAGGCTGTGTTAAAACACATGAACGAAAATGATCACTCATTCTTATTGCCAGGGTTCAAGGAATATGTAACAAAATTAGATGCTATTAGAGGAGTTGATGCTAAATCAGTTTTTCCTGAGTTGGCTCATTTGTTATGAACATAGTACAAGTATTCAATCCACAGCCCAAAGATATATTGCGTGTAGAGTTTATGATAGGTAATACCTGTAACTATTCTTGTTGGTATTGCTTTAAAGGATCACACGAAGGCACACATCGTTGGACTGATGACATGGAACAATTGGTGTTAAATTTTAAACATCTATTTGAACAGTACAAGAAGATAGGCAAAAAGAAATTAGAATTGCACATAGTGGGAGGCGAACCCACGCTGTGGCCCAAGTTGGGAGAGTTTGTTACTGAGATACGAAAAACAATTCCTTCATACATCACAATCAGTTCCAACGGCAGTAGAACTGTGCGTTGGTGGGAAAAGTTTGGCACAGTGTTTGACAAAATATTGTTGAGTGCTCATTGGAAACAGATAGATGTGCCACACTTTATTGAAGTGGCAGACACACTGCATCGCATAGGTAGAAGTCCCAATGTGATGGTGTTGATGGATCCCACTGCTTGGAATACCTGTTTGGATCTAATTGAACAGTTCAAAAAAAGCAAACACAGTTGGTTTATCAGTGCCATGGAAGTGATGCACGAAACTATCAATTACACAGAAGAACAAAGAGCATATGTTGCCAAGCCAACAAAAAGAAGACCCAGTTTGTGGCACATATGGAAAAATAGAATGCATCTAAAAGATAATCCTAAAGTTAAATTTGCAGATGGCAAAATTAAAACTGTGAATCGTAATTGGCTAGTGCTAAACAAACAGAATGATTTTTTTGGTTGGCAGTGTAATATTGGCGTGGACAGTATGATGATTGATCCTGCTGGTACAATCACAGGTGCTTGTAGAACAAGACTGTTTGAAAACTACAACATATATGATAAAGATTTTGTGAACAAATTCAATCCTGATATTAAACCTAAAATCTGTGACAAACGCAACACCTGTATGTGTCAGCCTGAAAGTTTGTTGGATAAATTTAAACTTTAATTTTTGTTATGTTGATATCTGCGGCGCAGGTACACCATTGTCTAGTGCAAGTAATTGCTTCTTTAGGTTGAACAAAAGTGCCTTCATAAATGTTGCCGATAGGTCCGCCCACTCTACAAGTGGCTCTGTGAACCTCACCGTCCCAATTAATCATTAAACTTTCTAATCCGGCATTGCATTTCCAATCCTTGAATTGATTTGTTTTCTCAATCAGTAGATCATTGGTGTTGCAGGATTCAGTTTCATCTATCAATGTGTTGTGTGGTGGTGTGTGATTTTCTGTTACCAAAAACTGTTTTTCTTCTTCAGAATAACGTTCCATATCCTCAAAAATATCGTGTGTTTCAGTCCAGCGAATTGGACGCAGTGCATAGTTAATACCTGCTTCTTTTAGGCGTCTACAAGCGTCAGAGACGTCGTTTAAATGCCCTGGCAACATCATTACGTGTGCAAGTATATTTTTATTTTTTGTTTGCTGTGAGACGTTTAAAACGGTTTCTATCACCTTTTGATGATCATATTCAAAGTGTATAGAGAACACAATATGGTTGATCAATCTGTCCAAAATGTCTGTGTAAAATTCTGCTGTTCTGGTACCATTGGTGGTAACATTCAGCCAAGTCACTTTTGGTTTAGCATACTCCAGCAGTTCTAAAATTTTTGGATGTACACAAGGTTCTCCACCTGTGAAACTTATTCTTGTGTTTTTAATTTTGGCCAATTCATCCACAGCACGTTTCAATATTTCAATGTCGGTGTGCGGACTGGTATTGTCATGAATCACCGCAGGACAATATGAGCAATCATAGTTGCATCGTTTGCCAAGATTCCATTCCACTTTGACACTTTGTTGTATGTGTGGATATAAATGTTCTACTTTAAACATAATCTTGAAACTCCGGATTAATCTTTTCAAATGGTCCTTGGTTTCGTGTAAGATCAAGTTTTCTATTGAAGTCTATACAATCTTGCCAATACTGATGTAGGTCTTTGGCTTGTAAAAAGTTTATATTGTCTTGTATTTGTTGTTGTGTGATCTTTTCTAAAACAGGGTGCTCTTTGACTATGTCGTAATCTTTTATGCGAGGTTTCATTGCTTCCAGTTTAGCAATCACTTGATCTTTTAATACTTTGGGCAGTACCTGTGCCGACAGTGCTCTTGGGTAGTTTACTCTGTGACTATAAAACACAATCTTCATTTCACGTAAGAAATAGTCTATCACTTTGTCTATTTGTAATATGTTGTTGGCTTGTACTGTGAATGCTCCTACTATTCTACTTACTGTGGGTATTTTTTTCATTTCTTTAATGTTATATTCTACATCTGAAAATTTACCGTTACCTCTAATATATTCATAAACATCGTGTAACCCGTCTATGCTAACATTCACAGCCACACTTTTAAACTTGGGCCAATAATCGTGTACAGTTCTACCACCTTTGATGCCCAGTGTTGTACCATTAGTAGCATATTTTATTTCGATGTTTTTTCCATTCTTAGACAGTAAGTCTAATATTTTATAATGCACAGGATCCATTAGAGGTTCTCCGCCTGCAAATTCAACACGTTTAAAGTGTGGTAATAGTTTTTCCAAATTATCCCAAAAATGATCCTTGTCTTCAAATATTCCCACATACGGTGCTCGTGTAAGTCCTAAACTTTCCACAGCATCCACAAGATAGTTGCCTTCTTTTTTGTAATGATCCACAATGGCATTCCAATCTTTCCATTGTGTAGAATCCAAAGGATTACACATACGACATTTTAAATTACAAAGATTATTAATTTTAATTTCTATTGTGGGTAACTCAAACGGCATTGAATAATCATCTGCCAATTTATCCAATACATCTGGATATAAATTAATTCTGCTTTCTGGAGAAGCATCTGTGATGTGTCGCTGACGTAAACTTTGCACACCTTGATCTTCTAAATAAAAACAAGGTTCGCACACATCTGGACGTTCATCATTTAATACTTGACGTCTTACTTCTTTCATTTTGTCTGAGTTCCATGCTTCTTCTAAACTCATATCTTTTATATTGCCAATAGGAAGACTACGACAGCAAACTTTTATAGCGCCATCTTCTCTAGTAGCCAAACCCGTAAAAGGGTGCATACAAAATGTACAACTATTCTTCGTCATGTTCCTCCATTGAATCTTTTGGTGTTTTCCATTCTGTTCCAAATCTCCACATAGGTGCTTTTAAACTTTCTAAATCAACTTCATAAAATTTTTCAATTGGTCCTGCATCTATATCATATTCAACAAATCCTGCCCATGCGTGTTGTGAAACTATTAACTGAATTTTATTATATTTTTCTTTAAGATGTTTTATAAGTTGATTTTGTTGCATTATTCTCTGTTTAGTAGGCACAAAAGGTACAGTAGGTTCATAACCAAATATGTTACTGATGTGTAAAATCACGTTGCTATGATTTTTAGGTTTTATTGTGAATTCATTTAATAAATCACATTCGATAAAATTAAATTTTATTTTTGATTTTATGTGCCATAGATGACTGATTGTTTGAAAATGTTCAGCAATTTCTAATTTAGAGTTTAACCAGTCAGGCGTTTTGTGTCTATTTTTAGACTTTAAAAATTTATGATAGTCTCCTCCATCAAAATTTTTTATAGTTTCTTCCATATAGAATAAAGCATTTGGATTATAATCATAAAATATCACTTCTGTATCTTCATCATATCCATATTTTTCTAAATATTTTAACCAGTTAAATCCGCTGGCAGGAATTATTAATTGTTTTATATTACCTGCTATGCTTATTGTTTGAAGTTCTTCTGTATTGATAGGATAAAACAATCTGTTGGCACTTTGATTATATTTTTTATATATTTGTTTGCTGTGTTCTATAAAATCTGTTTCGTGTTTAGCATAGTAACATCGTTTACTTAGACGAATATCTTCATCAAACACAATAATATTTTCTTTATTGTCCAAAGCGACTGTGATAATGTTCCAACCGTGCCACTTATGAGTATAGTTTTTTAACTCTGTTCCTGGCTTGATCCATAAAGGAGTATAATCATCGTGAAAGTTTTCTTCACTTCTTATTGGCTCTGATGTGAAATGTTTGGCATCTCGCTTCATTTCTCCTATAGGAGGACATTCAAATTCTTTGTGTTTTTTTAAATTAATAACATAACATTGTTCATGCAGTTCGTAATAGCCTTCTTTACGATCTAAAATATGTCCTGCTATATAAAAATCCTGTTCAATAAGTTTGTGTAAATGTTTAAAAAAAGCACCACCTTGAAACTCTGTGTCGGCACTGTACACCACAGCATAATCATATTTGTCAACTGCTTTAGCAAGTGTAGAATCTTCTGCCAAGGATATCATAACATCATAACCCATAGTATTAAGTTTGCCTATTTGATATTCAGCAATATTTTGTATCAGTTCTTTAGCAGAAGCATTCTTTATCTGATGGAAATTAGTTTCCAAAATAAAAATTATATCGTGCTTCTTGTTTTGTGCGTCAAATTGAAATGCCATTTTTCTCTAAACTCCTTTCAAGTAACTCATTAAATTGTTTTCTATGATTGCCTATATGTGCTTGAGCAATCATGTGTATTCTTTCCACATTAGCATTGTTAACCACTGTATGATTTTTTAAAATATTAATCAAAAATACTTTGCCGTGTTTCCAAGGTACTATGCCATGATCTTCTATTTCCATATAACACATTCCTGGATTAATCACTGCTACATTAATGGGAATAAGATGTTCGCATAAATCTTCTGGCAACGGTGTTCCAGGATCGTCATTGTGCCAATCTATTTTTCCTCCTGGATTTAATTTCATAAATCTTATTCTGCTGTATTTTTCTGCTGGAAACTTGTCCCAAAACTGTTTAGCATTTGGAGTCAACTCCGAAAGTTCTGTCCATTTGTATGGAGCATTTAATTCATCATCATAGCCGTATTCCTTTGCCACTCTGGTTTTGTCTATGTCTAATCCATGAAGACAACAACTTTCCCATCCTTTGTGCGTTTCATCTTCTCTGTGCGGCACATAGTAAGGTTCAATTTTTGCAAACTCTGTATGATTTGTGTACGCACCAAAATCTAAGTCTAGTTCAAGCCAAGGCAATGTGCCATCTTTAAATCTGTTAAAAACTTTTGTTGCTGTGTCTAATCCGATATTATGATATTCTTCAATGTCTTTGTTAGTCATTATCATTTTTTGCTCCTATTATCATAAATCGTTTGTATTTTTCTGTTGGTAATTCAGCAGAAAATTTTACAGTTAATCCGCAATCTTTTTCAAATTCTTCTAAACTTGCTTTACAATTCACGTGTTCTTTGTGATCAAAATAGTTATTGCTCTGTATTATAATTTTTGTGTTGTTTGGCAGTAATGAAATCCATTCGGCATATTCTTCTTTTGACATATGCTCACAAGCAGTGTTGATGATCAAATTGTGTTTGTGATAGTTTCTATACTCTAACATATCCATAGTGATTGCTTTAAATTGACTGCGTATTTCATACTCTTTGTTCATTGTATTTGCTATGGACTCACAAGTAGGATCTTTATCCATTGATGTTACTCTTGCTATATCCAATTCACTATTAAACAATAATGTTGACATTACTCCATTCCAACCCCCACATATCAATATCTCGTACGGTACTCTTTGAAAATAATTCTTTAAGTTGTCAATCAGCCATACTTTGCTGTTGATCTGCCCTTTCCAGAAACTTTCTAATGTACGATATCTGTCATCAGATTGTCTGATGGCATCCATCCAATACAGTACATCTCTTATATTAATTCTCAAATTGAGCTCCTAGTTTGTCAAATGATCCACACTGTTTGCCACATTCTTGTAGCGGTGAGTGACTCCATGTTTGTTCAATCTTGTCAAAATAACCGTTTTCAAATATCTCTTTTAGACTACTTGTATTTAAATTCGGAAACTCGCCAATTCTAGTCATATAGTCTATTCTGCTCTCCTGCATGGGTGGTATCCACTCCATATCCAACCAACAACAAGGTGACACATTACCACAAGCACTCACATAAATCTGTTTGTTCTTAACTGCTTTGCACACAATGGTAGGTGTTGTTTCTTGCTGTGATTGTTCTACCAATGGAATCATATCTCGACTTTTTTGCGTGGGTTCCAATCTGTGTGTGGGACGACCTTGCTCATCTATCACTTGTAGGTAATCTCCTTTAAATCTTGAAGTGTGTTTTGTGGTGAACATTTTAAATCCTAAATCTTTTGACATCTGTTCTGCTGTTTCCACCTGATGTTCATTGTGTTTGAAAACCAACATATGCCATTTGGCAAACCCGCCTGCTTGTATAAATGCTTTGGCATTATCGATAATTTTTTCAAAGTCTGTGGATACACGATATAAATGATTAGTGTCTGCAAGTCCGTCTATACCAAAAGTTACTTTTACCTGTAATTTTGCTAGTTTAGTCCACCAGTCTGTGTCTCTAGCACTGCCGTTGGTGTGCATCGCCAATCTTATTTTAGGGTTTACAGTTCTTAGGTGTTGATATATTTCCAGTGTGTCTTTGCTCACAATAGGATCTCCCAAGTTACCACACATAAACATACTGTCCAATTGCTGTATAAAATTATCAGGAAACCATTGTTTGAATCTATCCAATGTGATTTCATCCAAATGTATAAAAGGATTTAACGGTCCACCTTGTATTCTACGAGGACACATAGGACACTTGGCTTGACACTTGCTGGTTATTTCCAAGTGTACATCTCTTATGTCTGTTAACTTATACATTTGCTCTTTCCTTTTTATTTCTTACAGATTGTTGCCTACTAATTTCCAACATTTCTTGTTCTTGTAAAGCATTTTCTAAAAAGTCCATTTTTCTAAACTTAGGAATTTTACTGTCTGCAGAACTAACACAAGATGGCGTGATACAAGCATTCGGTTTAGAAAACAATTTAAAACCTTTGTCTATAGTTCCTAACGGTTCATCATGACAACTGTATGCTCTTTTTATTTCTCCACCTGGTTCTCTTATGATACAACTTTGATATCCAGCATGACAATTCCAGCCTTTAAACTTATTGAATCCAAAAGCATTAAAACGTTCTGCTTGATCTATATTATAACTTGTACCTTTGTGGTCAGTCAACTGAATTTGTTGTGCCGAAACTCCATTATATTTCAAAGGAAATCCTGTTCTCATCAATTTGATTTGTTCATCATTGTATCCATCTACTATTTCACTGGCTGATTCATTGCTTTGTGGTTTTAAAGTTACGTTTATACCACGTTTATGCAACCTATCACATCGTTCATACAGTTCATCAAATAAGTGTGGTACCATCACTTGATTAATTGTGACGTATACTGCTGAGTCCTGTAACATTAGTAATTTGTCTCCAAATACATCTTCGTCAGCAAACTCATGATGGAAACTGGCTGTGATGCTTCTACGTGCAAGACGTTCTGTGGCTTTGAGCCAAATGTTCCACCATTTGAATCCTGGTGAAGCATTTGTAGTCATGTGTAAACTTTGATATGTTGCAATAGAGTCGTTGGCATAATGCTCAATAACAGATAAAAATCTTTTGTATGCTGTGGGCTCTCCTCCTGAAAAACTGAAATGAAAACTATCAAACCCGTTTGCTCTTGCTTGGGATTTTATTTCATCAATAGTATTTTTGTAAACCTGTAATGGTCTGTGATCAACATTTTTACTGTGAGCATATGGCCAACAATACGAACAATTATAATTACAGAATCTGCCCAATATCCAACTCACATTGAACAATTTTCTATCAAGCATAGTTTGTTGTCCAAAACGCACAATGTTATCAAAAGGTATATTAGTAATATTCACTGACACTGCACGTCTCCTTGAAATATTTCTGCAACCAATCGAAGTCGTTGATCAACTTTAATTGTGCAGGATTGTTTTTGTTCTGTTCACCATATTTTTTACCTTGCTGAGCACCGTCCATAGCAAAATCTCCGTATGGTCTATTTGCTCCAAGAGTACACCAAGCATCCAATCTTTTTTCTGTTTCTTGATCTTCTTGTCTATCAATCACTCGACTGCTCAACTTAACACATTCTCTGAATGCTGATTTCCAAGCACTAAAAGGATCTGAATTGAATGCTGTGATGTTTGAAACTTGTTCCATTGCTCTAAATCTATTTGATATGCTGGTTGTCATGTCTGTGGTATCTGTGTTCATTTCTAGTGTCATACGTCTTGGTAATAATTTAACACCACCATATCCATACTGTAAATCGTTGATTGGATTGCGACTGCGCCACACATGAACTGCTGTTAAATCTTTTTCTGGCACTGCATAATTAAACATAAAATCTTTTTCTATCACAGCATCTCCATCCACCACCCAAAACATTTTTGTTAATGCTAACTTGGCGGCTTCTATATGTGCTTGATGAATTCCTTTAACGTTATTAACTCTTTGGGCAATAGGAAAACGTTCGCACAATGTTTTGTAATTGTGATCAGCCAATGGCTCATTATAACTTATGAACACAATATCATACATTACAGCGTTCTCCTTTTCCATATTCTTGGTGTATTAAGATATACTTGTTTAAAAAATTTACTTTGTTCAGCACTCAATGGTTCAATAGACAATTCAATTTCATGCTCGGCAGTAATTTTCCTACCTAGTTCAATACTATCTTTATAAAAATCTGTGGTTTTATCATCATGCAGTTCAAATCTCCAATATTTTTCAAAATATCTATATTCATTTGCTTGAGTAAAATCCCAATCTGTACAAGTTGTTAGATAACAGCCTGTTCTCGCTCCGTGAATAGCATATACTCCTAATGGATTATCCATGCCCACTGACATCCAAACTAATAGTCTTTGGTAATTTTGCCACCATAACTGTTTTAATGGCAGTCTTACATTTTTGTCTAAACTCATTTTAACACCTTCACGGAATCCTGCTCTCCAAGCCTGATAAGGTGATCCGTCAATATAACTGATAGAATAGTTTTCATTAAATTGATAGTAATTAGGAAAATGACAAAATTCAATCACGTTTTTATTTTTACCGTCATGGTTTTCGTGTGTTTTCATATCTTTTACAAATGATTTTGTCCAGCATTTTAAACTGCCATTTCCATACTTTAAACCATTAAGATCAATTCTACCACACCAACTAAATTGATAAGTGTCATCAACTCCCAACGAATTAAGGTCTACTAACACATTTAAAAACTCTTCATCTATCTGCGTATCAGCATCGACAGTTATAAATCTTTCTGATTCAGATATTTCAGCCGCACGTTTATGAGCAGTATCAAATCCTTTTACTCCGTGTACACGTTTTGCCCATGGAACTTTGCGTTTTAGATCAGCAAAGTTTTTATCTGCATTAGGTTCATCTAAACTTAAAAATATAAAATCCATATCTGATGTTTTTAATATCATTGGTGTACCTCATATGAATAGTTGTAAACTTTTCTACAAAACAATCTTGGTATACTGTCTGATTGATGTGGCATAGTTAATGTTTCTTTAGACATTAATTCTTTGATATCTATTAGAAATTCATAGTCTAACAATGCTGAATTGTCTGTTGATGTTGTAAAAAATTTATATACAGTATCTAGAGACTTTAACGTATTTTTTAGACTGTTTTTTAGTTCTGTATCTATGCTTACATTCCAAACTTTTTGTTTGAGATCTAATACAAATCTTATACAAGAATCTTTATTATTCTTTTTAATTTCATATACTGTTCTATTTTCTATCAAATTACTGTGCGTTTGATTATGAGTAACATTTTGTAAAGCATTTTTTGTTTCAACTACAAACTCGTTGTTTACTAATTTCACTCTATAATCTAATAAATTTTTGTATCCTTTTTTAATTTGTATGGCAAGTTCTTCAGATATTTTAACACTGTGTCCTTTTTGTTCAACACTACACCCAGTCGGTATACCCGTTTCAGGGTTAAAATGTATGTAATGTGTTACATCAGGTTTAATTACATCAAATGTTAAAGGTGGTCTGATGTTCATTTTAAACACTCCATAATTTCTTCTGTTAAAAAACTGTCTTCAACATAATGAAAAATTCCTTGTTGTTTAATATTACCTACAAATAGTTCACAATTTTTATTCATCATATAATCTAATTGTTCGTTCCAATGATTTACAGAACTTTTCCAATTTAAACATTTAGGCTTCATATGTGTAAATGTTAAAAATTTGTGATTTGAAAATACTTGGTGTTCCTTGTTTAACATTTTCACTACAATAGCAGTTGCCACATCCATACTGCACCATTTTTGTGTGTGATGTATTGTAAATTTATTAGCAAACTGTTTGTAGTTTGTGACAACTTCTTTAAGAGTATCATAAAACTTTTTATTGTTTTCATTCTTGATAAAGTAATGAAAACCACAATATACGTTTGGCAACTGATTCTCTTCAAAAACTTTTCTATAATAATTGCTGGTTACCCATTCATTTCTATATGTTCTAACTTTGTTTGTGTAATATAATTCATAGTTTTCTAATGCTGTCCACCAATGTTCTATATTTTCTAACACCAACATATCAACATCAAGCACAATATTTTTTTGAAATGGAGCAATATCATAAATTTTACATCTATTTTCCACTTTCCAATCACTTGCTTTAGCGAAATCCTCTCCTGGAATATCTTTTATAACATCAAACACAGATTGATATTTGCTAGGTACTTCTATATCTGTAATCAAACAAACTTTTTCTGTTGGATTAAATTTTTTAATACTCAAAGCACACGCCACAGCCTGTTTTAAATAATCAGTCTTACTGTTTTGTTGGACAAATAATACAATTCCTTTATTCATGTGCTTCTATTATTTTGTTTAAACCTATTTTATTCATGATATGAATATTCATATCTTGTAATTTACATTTTAAACCGCTTTGCAATGTGAAATGCCATTGATTATTACTGTATGATTCTACAACATCTTTATCAGTAACATAAAATAACTTACAAGGCAGTTGTTTGGGCCATTGGGATTCGGCAAAACCATTCATCATGTGTAAAGCAATCGCAAAAGCAAAATCGTTTCTATAATTTGTGTTTGTGATTTGATATTTGAATCTATAAAATTCCCATTCGTTCCTTATGTGATCTATTAATTCAAATAGTATTCGTGTTCTTTCAGTTTTTTTAAAATAAAAAACTGTTGCCCAGCACATTTCAATACCTGTGTCACTCACGTATTTCATCTCGTCTGTGTATTTAGAATTAAAATCTACGTGTTGTGCTTTGTAATTAATTAAAAAATCTTCTTTACTGTCAAACACTTTGTTCAAACTGTCGTTGGATACAATATAATCAGTATCCATCACAATAGTTTCTTCATATGGGGTTAACTTATAAGCATCTGGTCTCGACTGGTTATTCCAGAAGTCTTTGTGATGCTCGTTGCCATCATAGTATGAACGTTTTTGTATTTGATCTGGAGACTTTACAAAAATAACATGATTAAAATTATTTTGTTCACACACTTCATTGGAAGTGATCAGACACACTGGTAGTTTTAAATGTTTTTGAATCTGTTTAGCACAAAAGTCAGCCTGCTTAACATAGTCCACAGTGCTGTTGTTGTGAGCAAACAGTAGTACACCTTTTGACATTGTTATATTTCACCTTTGTCTTTCACCAATTGATTGTATTCGACAAAATACGAGTTGAGATTATTTTGATATTGATCAATAATGTTGTCATAAAAATTTTGAACATCTGTAATTTTGACAGGCAGATTATAATCATCTAAAAATATTGCTTCGTTTGTTTTTTTCACATTAATGAATGTTAAACAATAGTTTATTAAGGCAAGATCGATTGTGAACTGATGTCCTTGAGTGTAATAGACATTGTTCTCAAGACATTTTTCTTTTAACAACCGTAATTGGTTATTGTACTGTTTCATTCGATTTGCGAATTCGAGCGATTCGGTTAAGGAATTATTCATAATATATTAGATATTATAACTGATTTTTGAGTAGAAGTCAAATTTTTGATTAGAAATTATCACCAGAACCACGCACTACACCGGGTGTTGTACCAATTACGTCTGTGATAGCAGTAGCAGTATAGATATCGCAATTCAAATTCGAAACATTTTCATCCGGATTTCCGCCTGCTTCATCTCGCCAAGTCATTGTGAATTGAATTTGGTTTGCCGCAGTTTGCTGTACATCTACATAGTAATCATTGGCAGAATATGCTCCTCCGCCAGCATCTAGGTTTGAATAAATTCTTTGAACAGTGCCATCCAACTCATAATTTCCTACGGCACTTGCCACTGTTCCACCGCCTGTTGACGTTGTACTGTGAGCACCAAAATCAAGATTACCACCCATTACTGTATTCCATGAATTTCCTTTTGAACTAGTATCAGTTGTGTTTGAGGATATTCTAATAAATCCTCCAGCATTAAAATAATGACGTCTAGCATCAGCATCTGTAAAATTAACATTAACAATCATTGTGATTGTGCTGTTCCAAGAACTTCTATTATTTGGAAGAGTTGCTTGTATGTCTTGTTGAGCAGAGTCAACCGTCAATCTGTTTGTGCTGACTAAACTGGCTAGTGCTTCATACTGATCCCAACCTGTGTAACTTACACCGTCATTTTCTTTGATCAGATCACCTTGATTTACTGCTTGAATAACTGAATTGGCAGGATTACCTCCTGTTTGATGTTTGTATGCTTTTCTTAAATCTTCGTAAGCATTGTTGATGTTTGTTGCATCAATCAAATCTCCCACCTGTACAGATTGAGTAACAAGTGTTTGTCCATAGCCAGAATCACCTGAACCATTTCCTAGTACGTTGTCTATCTGTTGTCTTAATGTGTTAAATCTATTTGCAGTTACTAAAGCCATTGAATTCTATTCCTACAATTTATTTATTAACCTTAGTGCCACCTCGACTAACTTTATGGATTCATCTAGATTTGTTTCAAGAGCGAAACCAATCAATTCACCTTTTTTGGTAGTTGTTCCTATACCGTAATCTGCCGCCCAAACTCTATTTCCTTTTTCAACAGGACCTTTTACTTTTACTGGTACACGTCCTACAAAAGCAATCGCTTGTCCGTCAGCCTCTTTGTTCATTAAAAATCCTGGATTTTCTGAAATAACTCCAAACACTGACCCACCATCAAAGTATGCTGTTGTTTCAGCATCTCCGCCTATTGCCATCACTGTTCCAACTTCATAAGTTTTATCTGTTGTATAAACTTCTGCCAAGTCAGCATATTGTGAACTTGTTGCAACACCATCAAATGTATTTGCTGTAATTTTACCAGTGGCGTCTCTTAATGCTACTGTGTTGTTAACGGCTGTGGTTGCACCTAAATAACTTTGATTACCAAAATATATACCTGATGCATTATCTGCCAAACCTTTGAAATAATTTGCGTGTACTTCATACCATTTGTCAGTGGTAATACCTAAATTTTTATTACCTAATCCTGGAATGATTCCATCTGTACCAACATACGCTATTTCAGTTATTGCGCCGCCGTCATTTACTTTTAAAGAAATTTTGTTTCCGATTTCATTTGATATTGAACCATCGCTACCATTCTCGATTGAAACTTTTAAATCGTTCGAATCACCTACTGTGAATCCTACATCTCCAAATCTAACAATGCTTGAAAATGCACTTGAGCCTGCTCTAATAAAATCTGATGCTAGATATCCGCCCAATCTATCTGAGTTTGATGCTGTACCCCAAAATCTATGATCATCTGATGTTACACCGTTGGTCGAAGCCTGTGTGTTTATTAGTGTGATACCTTTTTTGACAACGTCAAATCCTGTGATTGTGTTGCTAGGATCTGATGTACCAATAGTGAATGCTGTTGAACTGAACACCATCACTGTTGTGTTGTTAACTTTACCTTCGATGATTACTTGGTTAGCATTTAAAGTATCCTTAATCTGTCTTGAAACAAATTGAGTAACTGTTGCACCTACACCTTGTGGACCTACAAGAATAAAACTTGTGCCGTCCCAAGCATACAATTGATTGTTTGCGTTGTCCCACCAAAAGTCCCCTGTTGTTAAACCTGCCGGAGCAGTTCCGCTTACTTCAGCGCCACCTGTTGTTCTAAATTTTGTACCATCATAAAACTTTAATTTGCTGTTGGATGTATCAAACCATATCTGTCCACTGATGGGTCTTGAAGGCTGACTGCCACTAGCAAAGTTTTCTAATAAATGTAAGAAGTTTTCGTTTTGAATTTCACCGTATCCAGCGTAATTTTTACCTATAAAACGTAGGTTTGTTGTACTATCAATAGTACCGTCTTCCACGGTTGCTATCAGTGTTCCATCAAATTTGTTAACAATATATGCCATAATACCCTTTGTTTGTTATATTTATCGTTCCTATGGTGTTAGTGATAATGTAATTTCTCTATCAAATGCCCAAGCACCGTTGTTCACCACAAATTGTAATAATTGTCTTGTAGGAGCAAAATTAATTGTACCTGTTATGTTGGTCGCATTTGATAAATCTTCTATTACCTGTCTGTTTGACGCACCCACTATCGGTGTTCTTTCCACTGTACCTACAGTACAAGTAGCACTTAACCATCCTGCCGCTGATGTGTCTAAATTTATTGTGAAACTCACATAGTTTGGTTGTTCTGCTGGAAACTCTGCCGCCTGTATTATGTAGTTTCCGTCAATGTTTGCTGTTACACCATTAACCACAGTAGTACCTGTGATTACAATCTGTTGTAAACCTTCATAGAAATGAGAGGCGGTTGTAGTAATTTTTGTTGTAGCACCAAGACTTGGATCTTGTGCACCAAATGTTACTGAAGAAATTGTTCTCTGTTGTACAGTGATTGTTTGATCCACCTGAGTAAAATTTTTCAATGTTGAGAAATCTAAAGTAGGAATAGTAAATCCACCGCCTGCACCGTAATTAACTGTGAGTACTCTTGCTAATGCTCCTTGATTTCTTGCTGGTATCACACTGCCTGGAACTAATAATGGTGGTTCTGCAGAACCTGAATTGTATCCTGCCACAGGATATAATTTTTCTAGCACTTCTCTTGTGTTCAAATAGTTATTGCCCACTGCGTTTTGTGTAAAGTTAGAAACATCTAATTGTAAACTGATGATTGTAGAACCATCTGTGTATTCTTTTGTGGCAACATCTGAAGCATTTACCGGAGTAGCAACTCCTGTGATTCTTTTATTGCCTGTGACTTCGATAACATTTGTTGCTGATGTTATTTTTAAAGATTGTCCATTTTGACTGGTTATTGTTGATCCATTTACATTTACATCATCAACATCTAAATTGCCTAATGTACCTACTGACGTTAATGATGATTGAACTACTGTGCCACCTAACGCTGTTTCAGTCAATACTGTGTTTGTATTAATTTTAACACCTCTGCCCACAGCAAAGTCTAACCATTCTGAACTTGTCCAAGCATCAGTACCATTGTACCAAGAAAAAGTTTTATCACCATCTGCAGATTTTAAAGTGATTCCTCCGCCATTTGCTCCAGCATCATCTGTGGTTACACCAGAGCTGGTGATGTTTAATTCTATATTTTTATCTTCTACTCTTAAATTAACAGTATCAATAGAAGTGGTTGTTCCGCCGACAACTAAATTTCCATCAATATTAACATTTCCACCAACATCTAATGTTGCTGTTGGATTTGCTTTGTAAATTCCTACTGCGTTAGCAGAAGCATCAATCTTAAATGCTGAAACTTCAGCCGGTGTTCTCACTTTGATTTCTACATCTTGATTTGATAATTGATTTGCTATTGTGAATGCGTTGTTAGTAAATTGTAATTTTGTGTTATTGTTTAATCCTATTGTCAAACCAGCATTGTTTTGAATTGTAAGAGCACCTACAGTTGTATCGTCAGTGTTGGAAACCAAATATTGATCTGCTGTTCTTACAACACCATTTCCATCAATTAAAGATTGAGCAATAGTCGATGTGCCAACGTATTTGTAATCTACACCTACAGTGTTGAAACCTTTTTGTAATGTTCCTAATGGATTAGCATTTGTTACTAATTCATTGATTCTTTCTGTAGCAATTGGTGTGAACTGAGCATTAGAGTGAACTCCGACAAGATTGCCTCCCACATACATTTTAACCACAGTCTGCGTGATGTTTTGTGTATCGATAATGCTGTCAACTTGAAAACCTGATGTTCCTTGTGCTGTTGAATAATCCGGACCAACTAACTGAAGTCTAATACCGTCAAAGAAATACATTTGACTTTTTGTACTGTCAATCCAAAGGTCTCCTGATACCATGTTTGGTTGTTGCGAAGCAACTGTTGTTCCGCCTGATGATGTAAATGCTGAACCGTTATAAACTTTTAATCTATTTTCTGATGTATCATACCATAACTGTCCTCTGATAGGATTAATAGGAGCAGATGTGTTGGCAAAATTTTCTAGTAATTGAATAAAGTTTTCATTTAATACTTCTCCAAATCCAGAATAATTTCTGCCGATCAGTGTTAAGTCGCTGGAAGAAGTATCCAGTTGACCATCAACTAAATCTACAAGTAAACTACCATCTGTTTTGTTTAACTTATAACTCATTACGCTCCTCCAGTGTAAATTATGTAATTCAATGTTAAGTATGGATTCATCACATCCATTGCTTGTCCTATTGTGCCGTCAATTCCACCTGAATTAGGCAATTGTTGAGCACCATTAGTGTTTGCTAAATCTGGACCACTTGTTGTGGTAACTTCTGGATCTGTAGAAGCACCTGCAATATTTCTTGCGGCAAAGAATTGATCACCATTGTTTGCTTTTAATGTGTGTTCGTGATTAGGTAAATTTTCTTTCGTAATAGTTTTCTTCTCATTGCCTGCACCTAGACCTAAACCATCTGCTGTTGGTGATGTAACTCTATCTGCTGAACCTTGTCCTAAACCTGGGTTAGACATATTGTCTTTACCTAATGGGAATCTTCCTCTTAAATCAGGCAGTTTGAATACTGACGAATTTGAAGGAGTACCATACTGTGTTCCAATCACTTGGAATAAAGTATTGTAAACTGCTCTTTGCACTTCAGCACCATCACAGAATAACCAATCTGTAGGAGCAGTTGCTCCAGCAAACGCCATCATTGATCCTACTGGTGGTGTTGGAATTGAATTTGTAATTGCACCAACTGTTGTTTTGTAAATTCCTGTGATACCAGCAGTCCTGTTAATAATTATTTCATCACTTACTTCGCTGGTTGTTGTCAGTGTTTGATTGCCAATGAATGTGTTGCTAATACTGGTTGTAAAAGTTCTTGGTGTTATATCGTCACCTCTGAAAGACACATCTGTTGCTGTAACATCGCCCGTCATTCTAAATGTTGTTGCCTGAGCAAGTCTATTAGCCTGTGTGGCTGTTGAAGCATTTCCTGTAATACTGTCTGTTATAACACTGCTGGCTTGAATTTGATTTGCCCACACAGTTGCGTATCTATTTGAAGATGATCCTAAATTATAAGTTAAATTTTGTGACGGAGTTATTGTGTTTGCTGTTATGTTGCCTCCAAACGTACCCGATCCACCAATGTTGGCATCTAATGCTACACCTAATCCACCTTTAGAAACAACTGCACCTGAACCTACATTGATCGACGGAGTAGTGCTGTTGGAAGTAATTGTGCCTGATGATAAAATATTTCCAGATACATCTAATGCTTCTGTAGGATTTGTTTTGTTTATTCCTACTTGTCTCTGAGAACTGATTCTCATCACTGTGGTTGTTGAACCTTGATTGTTTAATCTAAAATCTATTTCTTCATCTAAAGTTCCTAATTGAATAATACCTGCTTGATTTTCCACAAACATTTTGAAAGAGCCAGCGGCTCCAACTTCGATACCATCATCTGTTTTTACTTTAATTGGAAAGTCAGTGAGTGATGTAGTGTCTGATCTTAAAAAGTTACCTGCGGCTACTGTTGTGTTTCCAACAAGTAGTGCTTCTGCTTTTTCTGAAATACCGTAAACTTTATTAATGGCTGATCCAAAATTTGTAGAACTAATATTAACACCTGGTTTTAATTGTGAAAATCCTGGAATATTAATTTTTGGAGTGAATGAATCTTTAGCAATGATCGCCACCACTTTAGCATCAACTTCTAATTGAACAATGCTGTATGTTAAATCATCTGTTCCTGTTGCTGTAACAGGAGTTGCTCCAGTGGTTAATCCTTTACTGTATTGTGGACCAATCAGTGTCCATCCTGATCCTGTAAACAAATAAAGTTGTTGAGCATTTGTATCGACCCAAAGGTCACCTGATATACTTTCAGAAGCACTTGGTTGATTCAATGCTTTCTTTAAACCACCCGATGCTACCCAGTTGGCACCATCATAAACTTTTAATTGATTAACGCCTGCTGTGGTATCAAACCAAAGTTGTCCTTCGATTGGTCTTAAAGGTGCTGAACTGTTAGCAAAATTTTCTAATATTTGTAAAAAGTTTTCTGCAATAACTGTGCCATAAGAAGTTGTGTTCTTACCTGGAAAATTAATGCTGGTTTCGTTGTTTACTGTGTTGTCTTCAATGGTGATTGTACCTTTGTTAACAGCATCAGAAAAACTTATTGTATATGCCATTTACTACCCTTCGTTAAAACCTGTCAAACTTTGTACTCTTACTGTGTAATCAATCTGTATTAATCTATTCAAACTTTTTTGTACAGGGTGGAAAATTACATGAGTTAGTAATTTGCCTGTGCCTGATGGTGAATAACTCACAAGTCCTAGTTCATCAAAAACATATAAACTGTTTGAAGCACTTGCGGCATCAACAGCATCTTGTCCATTTGGTTCACCGTAATCTAACAAACAAGTTACCAGTACATCTGTGTAGTTTGTTCCATTCACGTGTCTTGTTTCAATTTTATTTCTTTGTGGATCCAAATTAGAAACTGATCTGTCATCAACAATTTTGCTGTAGGTTTGATTGTACAGTGTAGCATTTGTACCTGTACTGTTCGGAGTTAGATATGTGATAATTCCTGTTGGATCAACTGATGTACCACCATTACCAAATGCCATTGAATTAATAAATCCTTGACCTTGGTTGGCTACACTTTCTGCTAATGCTACACTCATGTTTTCATAATGAATAGCATTGCGTTTGTTTACAAAAATCGTCTTAGATTCTGGATCGTGTATCTTAATGTGTCCTTGTATTAGTACACCGCTGTTTTCGTTAATTTTACTCATTTTTGCTCCGTTCTACCATTGTATTTATTGCGGCAAAGCCACTTCTTTTTGACGTATGAATCTTGCTATATCATTTTCCGTCTGACTGAGTGGATTTGTGCCTGATTGCCATATTCTTCCTTGTTTTCGTACCAGCACTATTTTGGCATTTTCGGCTGGTGTAACTGTGAATGTTATTGCGGCTGTGGTACCGTTCACACTGAATTCAGCAGGTGCAGTTGCATCTGCTTCAGGACTATCTTGTCCCAATGTAGGATTGTACACACTGATTGCGTTTTTACGCAATCTCTTACCACCAACAAACAGTTCAAATTCATTCACATTGTTAGGCACAAAGCCTATGTTCAGTACATTGTTTACCACATCTGCGCCAGTGTATGTCTCAGATATGAACTGATCTTGATAAGGCACATTTTGGAAAGCACTTTGATCGTAAACATCTGTATTAGCAAGATGTACTTCTGCAATACCTGTTCCAAATGTTCCTCTTCTTAATTGTTGTAAACTGTTGCCATCCTTTTGATAGTATTCTATTCTTTCGCCATCTATAAAAATTATACCTGGCAGTTGCGAAGCAACACTCGGTACTGTGATACCTGTGGCATCGGACAACACAATTTCCTTGTCATACCAGTTTAAATTTTGTGCTAAAGAGTATTGTCTGTCATCACCAATACGCTTAAAGTGTGTTCTGTTCATAACATCTTTAAATTGTCGGTAAGCAAATTTTCCTACAAACGATGGTGCTGTGAAGTGAATCACATCAATTGTATCATTTTGTGAAAGTGTTCTATTAATTTTTAAATACATCTGATTGTTTGAAACTGTGTAATCAATACTAGGGGCTAACCAATCACCATTCACACTTACCCAAACATATTGGGCATCAACTGCCGGCTTGTTCAATTGAACCACACCATTTGTTAATTGATTGTACTGATAATAATCATCAGTGTTCACTGTGATTGATAATTTAGCCACCACATCATATTGTGTTCTATCTATATCTTGAACATCGTGTTTGCTGAATTGATATGATGTGATTGTTGAACCTTGAACAGGAGCAACACTTAAACTTAATACACCAGCATCAGTTACTGAATATTCTCCATTCGCAATATAAACATCTAACACATCTCCAACAACTCCTATACCGCCTGTTAATGTTACACTTGAATTGCCTGGGTTCCAAGTGTATTCAGCAGATGTCAATTCAATTTTGTTTAGATATGCTCTTACATCTGTGGTATTAACTGTGCCTGGTAATACTTGCCAATTTTCAAATTCGTATTCTCTCAAAACACTTACAGTAAATTTTTTATGAAAACCACTTCTTAAAACTGAATCGTTAACTTTAACAATCACATTGTTTGTGAAAGGTGTTTGTGTAAAAGGTGTCGGGTTCAATTGATATTGTGTTGTACTACCGTCACCTGTGTAAGTGTTTTGTGTAACTTCACTGAACGACTGTGACGTACTTTCATAAACCACAATATTGATCACACTGTCTTGAGCAGGTGCTGAATCAAATCTTACTGCTACTCTATTAGCAACTGCATACGCTGAATCAGTCTCAACCACTGTGTAGTCTTGATTTACACCATTTACTTTTACAAATGTTTGAATGTTTCCTTGTGTATATTTTGCTCTAGTAACATATTCAATTGTGCTACCGTCACCTGTAAATGTATCAACATCTAAAATAGATTCACCATTGTTGCCCATTGTGATAAAGTTTATTTTTTCACCTACTAATGGTGCTTGATTGAATATTATTTTTTTGTTTTGATAATCAACCTGGAATGTATTACTGTCTTTTAAAATGTTATTAACACTTAAAAATATTGCTGTGTTGCTTTGCGGATTATCAACAAAAGAGTATTCAACAGTGTTTCCATCACCTATGTAATTGTAACTGTTAATTTTCGATCCTGTGTTAGGACCTCTATCGTAAACTTGAATGTCTAATGTGTCTAATACTTGTCCTGGCACAAACTCCTCCGGTCCTTTAGCAGACGTAGGTGTTACAAATCCATCGCCATCTATGTTGATGTCTTCTGCGTTAAGTCCTTGTGCTGTTGAGTATGCTAAATCTCCACCTTTAATCAATGTATCAACAGCATTTGGATCAGGTAAAAATGATCCATCGCTTGTGGATTTTCTTACAATAATAACGTCACCGTCTTCTGTTTCAAGATTACTGATATCAACAATTTTTGTAGAACCGTCTCCAGCAATTGAATTCATTTGTGCTAACGCATTGGTAGGATTTCCTACATCAAAAGCAGGATCATCAACTCTTATACCATTTTGATACACATGGTATTCCACACCTTGTGTTAATGTTTTAGCAAGATTTAACGTGAGTGTGCTTCCGTCTAAATAGAAAACTTCATCTTCGTAACTTTCATCATAGGTATCCCATTCACCTTGCATGAAAGGTTCGTTACCCCAGCCTGATGTATCTTCAAATCCTATGCTTCTTACTTCTACTCCACCGTAATCAATTCCGTCTATCACTTGAGCAAGTTCTTTACCTGGCATACCAGCAGTAGGTTTGTATAAATCAAATCTATCAGCAGTGTTTAATGTATCTTCATTAATTTTGTATGTGATTGAAATGTTAGATAAATTTGCTGGCGGTAATACAAATTGAACATATCCTGTCTGTCTTTCATATGTTTTAGATATATCTTTCTCATTGCCATACGTGAATGTGCTTTTTAATTGTTGAGTACTATTAATTAAAATTGATATTGTATTAGTACGCAAGTCCATCGGCCATTTTAATTTGAACTTTAACTGACTGTTATTGCCAACAAATGTTTCTGTTCTTTGTAAATTACTAATTAATGTTGTTCCAGTGTTTCTATCAAACTTAATTCCAATGTGAGTAGTACGAGGTAAACTTTCACCCAATACAGCACTTGCCTTGGCTGTAACGCCTGTTGTTGATCCACTCAATGTAATTGTAGGAGCCGATATATAACCAGATCCTGTGTTGATCACAACTATTCTGTTCACTGAACCATTTTTGATGTATGCTCTAGCAGTTGCACCTGTTCCACCGCCACCTGTAATATTAACAGTAGGTGGGTTAGTATATAATGTACCAGGATTGGCTATATTAATTGCTGTAATTTTAAAACCAACATTGTCTTTCCAGTTTTTATCTGGATAAGTCTTAACATTCTCAGCACCAACCAATGTGTCATTTACAACTGTAACTTTTGACGGTGTGATTATACCATTTACATATTTAGGTGGATAATCAAAGTCTGTGATTACAGAATTGGTAGGTTCTGTTTTTTGATATGAACTTACATATTCTCTAATTTTAGTTTTATAAGGTTTTACTTCTTGAACATAATCTTCATAGTTAGATAGATTATCATTTTTAAATGTTATTTTCTGTTCCAGTTCGCCCACATTGTGTTGTGCTTTTACAAAACTTGTTTTAAAAACAAAATCATTTAATTTGTTTTCTGATAGTGCGTAATGAATGCCAGCAAAATATAATTTATTGTATTCAACTGCCAGTTCTTCAACAAATATTTTGTCTCTTACAGTTTCTAATATTGTTCTAGTTTCTTGAATCGGTTGTCTATCGTACAATTGAATATCGAAACTATTAGAATCAAATCCAACATTTCCACTGTAAACATAAAGTTTATCTGTGAACTGAATTGTTCCGTTTTGTCTTCCAACAGTTTCATAATTAACTGTGTAATCGACATCTGCTTGATTACCGATTTTTTTCAGTAGTAACCAACCACCTGCTCCAATGTTTTGAATCTTAACTATTTGTCCTATTGTATCATCTATTGCGGTTATTTCATAACTTTGAGATATCACATGGTCTATTGCTGTGAATTGATTGTATCCTGTTGCATACCAATCAGCATAGTTCCAATATAAATTTACATTGTAGGCTTGTATTTTTGATTTTTGCCAACCATCAGTTGCACTGTAACTATAAATTGCCCATTTGCCATCAACTGTGCTGTCTGCTTGTACAAGAGCACTGTAATTTCTAATTTCAACTGTTGTAGTATCTGCATAATTTTTACCTTGCGACAATATTCTAGCACTGTTGATTGAACCATTTATATCTATAGTCAAACCAATTACAGCACCTTCTCCTGTGATACTTTTTATTTTGTACGTTGGAATAGATTTGTATCCTTTGCCAGGATCTGCGATTGTTACATTAATTATTTTTCCGTTTTCAACTGTAATATTAATTGAAGCAGTTTTTACTGATCCAACACCTACAAAATCTAAATCTTTTTCTGTGTCAATTGCAACATCAAATAATCCTGTGTTTATTTTTGGTGCAGGATCTGATTGTGTAAGCGATGAAAGATCAACCTCATCTACAATTAGATTTTGTAGTAAAACAGAATTAATTCTTTCCACTGTTTGTTTTAGTGCTTCTTGTTTGTTTATAAACCAACTCTGTCTTGGATATTGCAGTGTTCCGTATCTTAATTTTTCACTCAATGTTGGATCAGGCACTGGATTGTATTGAGCATCATATCCTATTAGACTGTTAAACCAAACTGTTTCAATTTCTTTAGGTAGTGTACTTGTTCCTAAACCTTCAGTTAATAAAGCATATTCTTTATGAACATTATTTTTACTATCAATTCTTTTGATTCTAAAACTGATAACTGTATCTTTGTCCTGTATAAATTCATCACAGTTAACAATAGCAAATTTGTTTTTGCCAAAAATAGTTACATATTTGTATCCTTGACCTTTTGGATCTTTTATTAAATTTTCAACAGCGTTGGCACTTAATGTTCGTGATTCCATTTCAGGCACAGTGGTTTTGCCTTTAACCCAGAAATAATATTTGTTTGATAAAACTTTAGCAACATCATCATAAACTTTTGTGGTTACATAATCAGTTGGATTAACAACTGTTCCTGTAATACCTAATGCTTCACCTTCTTCTGACTGACTGATAATGTTGTATTGAGATGGTGTGTAGACCGATTCAACCCATTCATGCACATCAATACTAGCACCTACAAAAAGTTTGTTCCAGTATGAATTATTAAAGATTATATTACTTTGATAAGGATAATAATATTGTGCTGTGCTGATGTTCCACCACAGTCTTCCTATTTGATTGCTGTTCCAATGATTTGTTGTATCAATATTTCCAACTGCTGAATTTGAATTGTATACTGCTGGATCATAATTAGTTTTGTAATAAATTTCTGATTCTGCTGGTCCAGGTATTTTACCAAATACAGGATCAACATAATCTAATCTTGTTAACAGTGTATTTGTTCGTTTGTTGTATAAGAAAATTCCTTGTATTTTTGATAAATCTGGTTGATCTATTCCGTCACTGCTTTCATGCACACTGTTCCAATTATTCTCTAATGGAGATTTTCTAAAATCAACCACAGTACCCATTTGTTTTCCATTTATTTGTAATTTAGGTAAACCTATGTATACATGGTTTTTATTGACTAATAAATTTGTACCAAATTGAGTAAAAGAATTGTCATAACTGAATTTTTCAGCATATAGTAAAGTGCTTTCAAATTTTTCAAATAAATGTACAGAACCAACATCATATCTTTCATCTAAAACTGTAGATCCATCATCTACCTGTTGATCACCTTTTAACGAACAAACAGCAAGTACATTGCCACTGAATGACAGTGTATTTCCAAATTGTTCTGATGTTTCTTTGTCTGGGCTGACTAGTGTTTGATTTAGATTGTATAGACCTGTATCGTTGCTGGCTTTTTTGTAAACATAAACCACACCCATATCAATATTTGTTAAATCTTTCAATGGAGATCCTACAGCAATTAATTCGCCGTCTTCTGATATACTGATATCTGCACCAAAATCAATTACAGGAGTAGAGTCTTGCGGTGGTAAAATAGTTTGTTTGTATGTGTAATGATTGTTATCTAATCTGTAAACAATAACATCTTGTTTCGAGTCATTGTATTGATTTGTTACAACTAAATTAACTCCATTTGTATCAACATCAAATGTGTTTGCAAATTTTATTAATTTACTTTGATCTAATGTTGAATCTCCTTGTAATTCTATTCCGCTATCGTTAGGCACATAACCTAAATAATCTGCATGACTATCTTGTAACTCCCAAACGTCGCTGGTCCATGCACCTGAACTAATATTTGTTTTTGCCTTGTACAGTTGATTATTATAAATTACTAATTCGTCTTTTAAATAATCAGCATCTTGATCAAACTGCCCCATGTAGTTTTCATCTACACCTAACCACCAATTTTTAGTAGAACTGTATTTGATAAAATAAACTTTACCTGGTAAAGCGTTTGAACCATTTCCTTCAGCACTGATAAATGCAACTGTTGTGTCCCCAACATCGCGTATTTGAATTTTTGAACCTAAACGTAATCCAGATTGTGTGTCCGGTACTGTGAATGCTGAATTGTATGCATATTGTCCTGCTGTGTTCTTTTTATAAACTAAAAATGCACCTTGGTTTGTTAATCCGCTGGCTGTTCCTTCACCAATAGGAATATTGTGTACCTGTAACCAATCTCTATTTTGACTGCTAGGAATATTTGCAAGTTGCTGAATACCTGCAACATTTTCAAACTCGTCCCATATCCAGTACTCTATATCATTCACAGTGTATGCGGCAGGATCACCTGATGCTGTGATTGGTGTTGTGTGTTCAAATACTAAAATATCTCCATCATTGGGTCCTGATTGAACTGCTTGTTCAATAGATCCTATTAATCTATCAACTCCGCCTCCCAGTCTTTGAATGGTTGCAGATTGTCCTGCATTCGATCCTAGACTGAACAACGTTGAACCATTTGGATCCACTGTGTTTCTAGCATTTCTAAAATAAACTCTTATTTTTTCTAAAGCAATAAACTGTACAAATGTAACATCTGCTTGAACAAATTTTATAGGATCATATATAGTGTGTACACCTGCTTCCGGATAATAATAATTTGCATTATTGTCTGGTTGGGAATCTATATCAATATAACCTTCCCAAATGTCTACAACTTCTTTTATACCGTTAGTGTCATCGCTGTCAATGTTTAACCCAGAAAAATCAAATGCATTTTGATCCACGTTATTGAACCAAACACTTACATTGTTGGCTGAATTACTAGAATTTAGTCCACCATCATGAGCAATATCATATCCTGTTCTAACAAACCATTTGTTACTTAATATTCCTTGTGGAGTTGAATTACTTTGCCAAGAATTATTTGCTGGATTAATGTAATATCTTTGATAGTATGTTCCTAACCCAAACTGTGCTTTTACTAAAGGAGTTTGTGGTGTTATAGGAACAATTGGTTGTTCAAAAGAACTGAAAAACAAATTGCTATCTCTAGTTTCATTTAATAATTTAATATCTTGAATTACAACGTTCGTTGATATATCAGCACCTGCACCAGTGGATACACTAGCACCTATGCCAACTTTCCACCATCCACCAAGATGATCATAATCTTCTGTGTTTACTCTAGTGTAATCTCCTATCGGTAAAGTATCCAATAACAAACTACCACTGGCAGAAAATACACCTCTAACATCTTTCAAATACAATAAAGTCTTTCCTGCTATTTTTCTCGAGTACACAACAGTACCTTGTGCTGTGCTTGTACTTACAACACTGGACACTGGAGCATCTCTGAGTGTCAATGATACTTGAAGTATTTCATCTACTTTTGCTTGAATTGAAATTTCAGCACCACTAAACACATTGTTTTTAATAGTAGGAGCACCTATTCCATTGAATGGTTGATTAGCAGATTTGTTGTAATTGTTTCTATCAATAGGATATTCTGTACTGAAATCAAGATATTTTAATATTAATTTGTCACCAATTTTTGTTGCTGAATACTGATCTGCTGATCCTCTAATTAGTAAGTGATCTGTGGTTTCGTTTGAAAATACACTGTCACCTATTAACAGCGAGGTTGTTGAGAAACCAATATTTTCTTTGTAAAATGCTGAAGCGTCAAAAGTTGAAAATAAATCAGATGCCACTGCACCTTCTATTTGATTAGTTGCTCTCCAAAGTTGTTGTTTGTATTGAACAATATTACCTACATTGTAATTTGAAGCAGGATTGTATACTCCTTTGTATTCCGTTTTCAAATCTCCGGCATTAGGAGCACCAATAATTACAAAATTTCCATCTGGTGAAATATCCACTGCTTTTCCAAAACTACTGTTTGAACTAAACAAGTCTGAATTTAGTAATAAATCTGATGTTGGTGCTTCAATAGTCTGTAATAATTTTAATGAACCGCTTTCCGATCCTCTAGAAAAAACATAAATTTTTCCATCACCATCTGATGGTTGACTTACTAATACTATAGAATTTTGTTTATTAGCGGCTATAACTGTGCCAAAACTTTCATCGCCTGATGTACTTGTTGAACTTATTTCATTGTGTGTTTTATAAACAAATTTATTGTTCACTATTTTCCATTTGCCATCATTACTTTCATCAATCCAGAATTTTTCATTATCTGTTAATCCTTGATTGTTTATTACTGTGTTGATGTCATCAATAGAACCTAATCTATATTCTATAAATCGTGTAATGTAACCAACTCCTGGATCTATTGAAACAAATCCTTCTTTATCTTCACATTGAATTGTTGTTGAATTTGCTGTTGTACATTTTAATACATAATCTTCACCGTCAATACTTACTACAAAAATTTCGCCTACATTCATAACAGCAGTGTTCAATGTGTTAACTGTGATTGTTGATCCAGTTTTTACTACTGAAACTGTTTGCTGTTCTGTTTTGGTATATTTTAAAACAGTCCAACTTTTATTGTAATTTCCAATCCAAACATATTGTCCTTCAAGTAAATTTTTAACATTAGAATTTGTTAATATATCTTCATACTGAGATAATGTGAGAGAAATATCTATTGGATTAACTGGTCCTGCTGTCTTAATGTAAGTATTCTTGTCATACTTAATGGCAAAAGGCGTGTGTGTATAATCCTTGGGTGCTAGATATGTTTGTCCAGACTGTATTCTATAAACCAAATCAGATGCTGTGTTTGCCGAGTCATCTGTTAACAAAATAGGTTGTGGGTTCAATCTAAACTTAGATTCATCAAGATTGTATTCTATTTCGTCAAATGTATCTACAGCACCATATTGCCCTTTTCGTATTGCCCATTCTTCATAGAAATCTAAACTCTCTTTATCAGCACTTGCTAAAGCATCAAATAATTTATTAAGAGCATTTGATGTTCCTTTTTCTCTAATAAAACCTTGATAAAATTTGTATTGACTCACATCATCGTTAATGATATTACGTAAATATTCTCTTGGTTGATACCCAATTAAATGTTGTGCTAGTTTTTGTTGTTGACTATCAAAGTTGTCTGTGTCAAGATCATAAAAATCAGCAAACTGATTAGTTTTGTAATCAAAATTTGACAATAAACTACTTCGTGGTTTATCATCCAATCTTCGCCAGTCATTGTCATTAAATTCTTGTGTGCCTTTAAGTTTTGTATTGGCTGTGTAATAAAATTCTTTGTGTTTAACCACATCGCTCATAGCATAATCTGTGTATGGTTGCCATTCAACTACTTTGGCTTCGTCATAGATAAATCCTGGAATATTTAAACTGCCGTCCCACTCTGTGATGTAACCAAGCATTTTAATTCTATCTTGCTTGTAACCACTTGCTGGATCGTAGATTAAATCATTAAAGTCCGTTGAGTTATCCACTAAACACACGTGTTCTTTTTGTACTAAAGGAATTTTAGCAAAGTAAATTCCATTAACAGTGTTTTTTGTAAACAATTCAAATGTGTTTGATTCTCTAGTAATTCTTAAATTTTCTTTGTCTAAATTTTTTCCATCTTCTTTTAATACACCATATGAATAGAAATTATCCACAACATTGTCAGTTGTAGAGTATTTCGATTCTAATACAAGTTTTTTACTGGCTGGACTTAAACTGATTACTGCACCTTCATCCCAATTTTGTGTAGTCCAGAATAAAAATTCTTTCATACTTAATTGCCAGTTGGATACTAATTCCGTCTGACTATCAAACTGATCAAATTTAAATCCTTTTGATTTTAGATATGATTCATATCCAAGAATTACATCAACAACTGATTGAATTGTATCAAACACAGTACCGTATGGAATTTCTACCACAGCATCAGTTAAGAATTTTTTTCTAAGGATTGCAGTTCTGCCACCTTCTGTTGGCAGATCAATTAATTTTAAAAATTTAGAAAGATCAAATGTTGATCCTGAAACGTGTGTTTCGTCTACAGCATAAAACTCATCAGAATATTTTACATAAGCACCTCTATCGTAACGTTTATTTTCGCTCCAATTTACAAATGATGCACTTATGCCTCCCACTGTAATTGCAGGATCACTGGTTTGTTCATACACTGCGTGATATCTTACATAAGGGTCATCTCTATCATAACCTTTTATACTGTAACCGCTGGCTAATTTTTCTATGATCAGTCCACTATAAGTTAAAATTTCGATAGGTGCCGAAACGTTGTAAATTAATTGATAATTTTCATCTGGTACAAACAACGACGTACTGTTTAGCGGAGTCTTACTATCAATTAATAATTTGAAATTATTTTTGTTGCTATAACCTCTAATTTTAAATCCAATCTGTACTGTTAATTCAGTAAGTTGTTTTTTGTAAGAAGCATAGTTGGTGGTTAGTGAGTTTTCTACCACTTCAAAAATATAGTTTATTAATCCTGCTGTTAAGTTTATTGTTTTATCTGCAATACTGCTTGGAAATACAATGTCTTTAGGTCTAATTGCTGTTAAAGAATTATAAACAATTTGACCACTTGCATTTCTTTTTGTTCTACTGATGTCTAATCCAATACCAACTGCTTGATTAGGTCTATGTAAAATATAACTTTTTAATAGAGCAAATGGATAATGAGCACTTCTTCTCCAAGCATTTTCAATTGGAGCGTGATCGCCAAATTTAAAGTTTCCTTTAGTTAATTGTAATACAGCACCTCTGGCATAAGCACTATCAAATGGACTTTTTATATTTCCATTACTGTCCACTGGAATATGCGATGTCAATCCTGGTCTTTTATATTTGTCTTTGATTATAATTTTTTTATTAGGTTCTCTTACAATTCCTTTTTCTAAATCCTGCCATAACACAAGATTGTCTCCGGTGTATGGTGCTGGTCCGTACACTGTTGACCACCAAGATGGTTCTTCTGTGTACCCCAACATTTCCCAAGGAGTAATATTTGGTCTGTCTGTGTCATAAGCATATTTGTACACACCTCTCCAGTATCCTGATAATTTAGTCCCTTGCGGTGACACCATGTTAGAATAATTCCAAGTTAAACTGTTTTCATCAGACTGGTAAGTGTTGGCTGTGTAATCTTCGTTTCCAATAAATGTTAACCAATCATTAAAATCGCCCAATAATGTTTTATTGATAGATGCTTCAGTAAATTCGTTGATTGAATTTGCTCTAGGTATAAAAGTTTTTATTTCAAATAAATTTTCATCAAAAACAACTTTTATATTATTGTAAATTCTTTTTTCTAGTTCTAAAATAACATCATCTCTAAAATCATTGTATGCAACAACGATACTACCGTCATGTCCTTGAATAACATTAACTGGCTCTAAAGCGGTTGTGTCTGAATATTTTTTAGGAACATATTTTGGATATAATCCTAATTTAGTCGGTGTAGGTGGTACATATGTTCCGTTAGTTGTTTCAAATTCATTAATAACAATAGTGTCATCTAAAGTTAAAGTTTTAGTTACTTGAACAAAACCATCAGTAAAAATATAGTCATGTGCGTGAAGTAATTGATCACCGTTCAGATACACATACACTGCTTTATTTGATAGAGTAGAAAGATTATGACTGTTTTTTAAAGCAAAAAATTTACTGTCTACATCTAATACTTCGTGTGTTGTGCTAATATATGCACCTACTCCAAACATATCTGTTTGAAAATAAGGAAGATTATCGTTGGAGTCTTTATTAAGTTTTTCTAAAATTTTATCAACTATTTGTACTGATGTACCGTCAAATCCCAAATCGTCCATAGCACTCACAAATGATCTTTTAAATTTGTAGTAGTCTGTTTGACTTTGTGATATTGCCGAAATTAAATTGACTTCTTTGTTATTCAACAAATATGAAGACAACACCATTGGTCCACTGTGTTGTAAAAATTTTCTTCCATACAATGTAGCATTTGGAAAATCTCTTAAATTGCTTACTCCTGGTGTGACACCTTGTATATCTGTCAACTCATTAGTGATTGATTTTACGTGATCAGTCACTTGTCCAACTGTGAATGTAACTACTTTGTCATTTAATGGATTAGACTGTAAATTTGTTGGAAATTCATAATGTCCATTAGCATTTTTGTCAGTGGCACTGGTTGTTCTAATTAAAACAACATCATTGGCTTTTAGATTTGTGTAAAATTTTACATAAGCAACTGAATCTACTCTTAAAATATACCAATCAACGTTTTGTGTTTTCTTTTTGTTGTTAACAAAAACTTTTACTCCTAAATCATTTAAATCACCACTTTTGTCATACACGTCTACAGCAAAATCGTTCAATTGATTAGTGCTGGCTACATATTGTCTGTTTACTTTTTGAAAACTTTTTGTTGGTGCCTTAGACCAACCATTCACTGTGGCAAATTGTCCTTGAGCATTGTATTTTTTTAAAAATGCTGTTTCTGAAGCAAGTGTTCCACTTAATGTTTGTGATTCATACACATATGATTGATTTAATAAATCAAAGTTGAAAACAATATCGCCAACATTTTCAACGTTTTGATAAGTTAATGGAAATCCTAATTCAGTATCGTTAGTGCCTGTTCCGACTGCATATGAAAATATTTTATTTCCCCGAAACGAACTGTTTGGGTATAATATATCATCTGTGTAACTGTTGCCATTGCTATCAAAAAGATCAAACAATGGTGCTTGATTAGTTTTTGTTTTCGCTTGTGATGTTTTCCAACCATTGTTATAATGATACCATTTGCCTTGGTTTTTTACACCATTAGTAACTAAAACTGTTTCACCTTCTTTCGGTGAAGCATTTGCAACTTCTACTAAACTTACTTGGTTGGTTTTTATTCCATTTAGTTCAAGGTCTATAAATTTTACTTGATAAATTTTATCTTTCACCAACGGATCTGTATCTGCTGTAAACAATATTTTTAAACCATTTGTAACAGCAATACCATCAACGTAGAATCCTTCAGATCCTTCTATGTCGCTCATTACATCTTTAGTCACTGTGTCTATTAAATCTACATTGCCTTTGCTCGATGTTCCAAAGTTGTATAGTTTAATACCTGCTTCAAATTCTATAATAGGTCTACGTGCTCTTGAAGTTTGATCTATGTCTGCAACTTGACCATTTGCACTGGCACTGGCTTCAATAACTGAACGATGTATCCATCTATTGTGTCTTGTCCATGGACTTCCTTCTGGTGATGATCTATTAATGACCACATAGTCTTTATTGACAGCATATGATGTTGCTGTTCCAAAACCCACTGTATCAAAATTTTGGGAATCAAATGGAATGGGCACACTGTTTGTAAAACTACTGACCACTTCTAAATTCTGAGAATTAATAAGTTGAATTGCTTCGCCTACACCCTCTACATAGTAATCTCCTTCGGCATATTGTGCTGGAGTAACTGTGCCTTTGAAATTAACTTTCATTCCATTAGAAAGAGCAACTCCGTCAGCAGTGGTATAATTTTTCTTACCTAATACTTCATTGGTAACATCGATGGCTGAATTCTCTTCAATGTCAAACACTTGGATTAATCCCCAAGCATTGATATCATTTGATGAACCATAATATAATTTTTCAGGTGTTGAATCTTTTACCTGAAAAGTTATTATGCCTTTTTCAACTGCTTGAACATCTATACCATCATTGAAATTATAACTTTCGTCTAATATTCTTTGTGTTCTAAAAACCAAAGGTAATCCTTCAGCATCAATTTCAAATTTGTATGTTTGTCCTTTGTATAATTTTAATGTAGGATTCGCCGTTAAACCATCTGGAGTAAAAATGTAAGCATAGTTGTCACCTTGATCACTTTTTGTAACTGTGTATGTGCTGACAACATTTCGTTGTTGTCCGTTTATAGATACTGTAGATGCACCATATGGCATCCAAAAATATTCTCTGTAATTTACAAACTTGTCCCAGTCTATTTTAGGAGACCAAGCATAATATTCTTGAGCATTCAAAACACTGTGATTAGATGTGTCGCCATTATAGTTGGCAATTTGATTTACAAAATCGATATAATCTGAATAAAAATTTACATTTCCTAGATCATCTTTTTGAACAACAGATGGTTCAAATTTATAGTTTTCTCTATCAGCACTTATTTCAGGCACATATAAATCACCTGAAGTGTAAGCACTTGTAACTTTTCTTCCGTAATAAGCATTTAACTTTTCAAGAGTTCCTTGAGAAATTAATTGATCAAGTGTGCTGTGTAAAAATTTTTGATTTACTGGAGTTCTAAAATATTTAGGTAAGAATTCAGCAGACTTTCTTTTACCATTGTCTTTGCCTGCGGGCAATTCGAAATCTTTTTGATCATTATCGTATGCCATTAATATTCATTTCCTCTATTCTATCTACTCGCTCAATGTGTTAGTGCTGGTTGAACTTGTGGTAATAGTACCGTCGGCTTTTAATTTAGAGGCAGTCACCGCATCAATAATTTCAACATCAGATACTTTGGCTCCACTAATAAAAATTTCATCATTTTCTGATTTAACTTCAAAAAGACTGCCAAATGCTTTTGTGCCTTCTTTCGGAACAACCACAAAAGTAGTGATATCAGGTGCTAGTTCATTCATCACGTATGTGCTTAATTCTGTGAAATAAAATGTATCACCGAAATCCCAATTTTCTAAAGCAAAAAATTCGTTGATTGCTTGAATCACCCTACTTTTAATATCACTATCGTTCGTAACTTGATCAGAATTTTTTACAATTTTGAATGTTGCTTGTACATCAGTGGTTGCCTGTGTACCAAATAATATTTTGTATTTGACAGGATGATATATTATTGTATCACTGATGGATTTAATTTTTGCTAATGGTGTGTTATAATTTGTGTATAACGAATCATTACTAGGCAATAAAGGTTTAGTAGTTGTTACACCTGCTAACCATAATCTAAAATTGATATCATATGTTCTTGTTAAAACATACATATCTATTATGTTAGATGAACTTGGATCCAATCTTGTGTTACCATCCACAGTGTGAACATATTGGAATTTGATATTATCTCTACCCACGTGAGCCACATAATTTGTAATGTTTGATGTTGTATTAGTTGTGGAGTTTATTTGTTTGAAACTGTCACTGTCAATCAGGTAAACAATCGATCCGTTTGTGTAATCTCCAATAGCACCTACTGAAGTTTGTCTAATATAAATTTTTTCATCTGTAGCATTAACATATTGATATCTTTGTGTTCCATCTGATTCACTCACAAGTTTTTGGAAAACATATTTTGTGCTAGAATTAGTTGCTGGATCTACAACAAGGTTAAATGCATCTGGATTATCAACAATACCATCTTGATCAGAATCAAACTGTGTTAATTCTAATTTAGAACTGTCTACATATCCACTCAAAGTTCTGTATTCTGTTGATACAGCAAAGTTGATATCATTTGTAAATGATGCTACAACATCAGGTTTTGTGTTGATCGATAACACAGAAACTTTATCTTGTAATGTAACTCCTGTTTGAGCATTAAAGTTTCTGTCAGCACTATCATAGAAAAATCTTACTTCTCTTTTACTTTCAAACACATATCTTAATCCTCTGTATGTGATGGTGTATGTTGCACCATTTGTAATACATTTGATTAACCAACTGCTGTCCAACTGTTGGTTTGATGTGTCGCCTGTTTTACCTGTACTAAATGTACCGTAAACATCTAAATTATTTTCATCAATCACTTGCCATGATCTACTAGCAACATCATACCTTATTCCAAAATTATTATAAGCAAATGCTTGATCTATTATGATTGTTTTGATATCGTTAGTGAACTGTTTTGCAAATTTTGGTAATATCTGTATAGCAATAGCACCTGTTGGAATAACATCGTTAAATTTTATAGCACCTTCTCCTGTGCTTGAATTAGCAACACCATCATTCAACACACTAACAACTGATGTCCAAATATAATCTTTAGCGCCTGGATGATCCGCTACACCTGTCATCAATGAATTATCAGCCATAAAATGTTGTCCTGCGGGAGCCACAAACTTAATCATAGCACCTGGTTCAACATATTTCAATTGACTGGCTGTGAATGTTCCCACTTGATAATCTAAAACGTTTACAGCATCGATTAATTTTCCTGTTGATTCATTGGTTGATTTAGTAACCTGTTGCCATACAGGATTCAAATCATTTAAAAATATTTTAGGGAATTTTTCAATGTAATAATTTCTTGTTTGATTTTTTGATAACAAAGGTTCCAATTGATTAATAATAACACCTTCTATATCTGTTTGTGTAGAAAAACTAAATGTATCTAAGTTTTCTGTTTCTTCTTTGTAAATTGATCCATCAGCACCAAAAATATTTGTGTTGCTGTACTTGCCTGTTGAATCTATCAAATCATAATATCTTGAAATTCCGCTAGAAGTTCTATTAACTGCTTTTACTTTTATAATTTCTTGATTAGTTCCCAACGGAGCAACATTATAATCTTCTCCTGTTATCATTCTATTTTGTGTGTAATAAGTTGCTGGAGCGTTTAATCTAATGTTGTTGTTTGTTTCAGAAGTTGTAGCATTGTCCACTGTGTACTGAAGACCCATTGTTAAAGTTAAAACTTCAATTTGATTGTTAGCAGAAACATATTGAACATCAATTTGAACATTCTGCATATCTGCAGGCACAATTCTAACATTTTGATTTTTACTTCTTCTGTAGTAAGTTCTAAAATTTCCTTGTGGAAGATTTCCAAATATACCGTCAGCAAATTTTAAACTGATTGAATCGTCTGTGTCACTCAATACTGTGTAAATATTTTTAACACTTTTTGCTGTTGAATTATAGATTACATTATTACCTGTAACAGAATCAACTTTTGTCCAAAGTGTATCTTCTAATCCTGTGTCCACATCTAATTGATATAACCAAACATCTGTATTGTTAATATTGCTAGCCTCAATAGATACTGATTGATTATTGCTTGGAACATCAACTGAAAAATTACCTTGATCTAATACACCTTGTCTAAAATGAACAAAAAATCCTGTATTGTTTGAAGCATTGCCTTTACCATCGTCTCTATGAAGTAAACTGAAACGTCTACCTACTAACGGAGCCTCTTCCATGATAGCACCGTTGTCAAACGATGTTGAAACAATTTCAAAAGGTAAACTTTGTCCGTTTACAGATTTTGTAAAAGAGTAAACAGGAACATCTGTGTTGTTAGCATTGACTCTGTATTGACTGGTTGGTATAGCATCTATGTTTGATGACTTAACTGGGCTACCAAATTTTTCATTTTCGGCAAGTGAAGCATTTAAAACTTTTACAAATTGTTCGTACCAATTTGGGTTACTTGCATCGTTCCAACTGATTGTTTGATTGCTTAAATTTAAATTATTGCTATCTACAATATCTTCCGTTGTGCTTATTCCTACGATTTTCATCAAACCATTTGCACATTGATTTCTAGTAGGATTGTAACTGATAAGTCTTGCTAATCTTAAAATTGAATCACGTCTATCAGCAGTTTCTAAAAAATTTTCTCTAGCATTTAAATCTGTTCTGAAAGCCAAGTTTTGTCCTAGGAACGCTACCAAATCTATCAGTGCTAGATACTCTGATGATTCAATGTAATCGTTGAAATCTTCTGGATAGTTCTGTCTTATGTATTGAATCATTGTTCTACGGATAGTATCAAAGTCGTAACTTTTGAATTCCGCATTTTTATATGACTGATAAACTCTTTTCCAGTCTTCTGCTAACAATAATCTATTTTGTCTATCTGTGGATGACATTGGTTTCCTTTTTAATAGTGTTATTTATTTGTTTGTATAATGTGAGCATTTAATTCAGTAATCCATTATTCTCGTCAAATGTTAGTCTTAATTTTTCAGACACATTATATTTGACATATGTTAATTCAACTTCAATCTGTATGCCTGCTTCAAATGGAGTAATAATCACAGAATCAGCTCTAATTCTTGGATCATTTTCTATAATTTTCACCACATCTTGTTTAATTGCTTCTTGTAGGTCTGGTGTCATAGGATCATGTATCAAATCCCAAATGATTGTGCCAAACTCTGGATTCTCCAACTTTTCGCCTTGACTGATATGAAAATGATTTAATAAGTCTTGTTTGATTAAACCAATATCGTTAAGAGCAAAATTTGTGTTGTCTGGATTAACTGTGCTGATCCCTCTATAAATTCTTTGGCTAGGTGGTTGTTTGGGACTAATACTCGGTCCTACTGTGATCTCTTTGTATAATTTTTTATGTGCCATATTGATATTTAACCTTGTGGAAATGTCTTATTGCTTGCCGTGACAATTTTGGCTTTGTAGGGAGCGCCATCGTCAATCTGATCTCCCAGCCTTGCCACAAATTGAGCCTTGTGTCCTATCAACACTTTGGCTGTTGCTGTAATAATATAAGCAATGTGACCACAATCTGTTTCCACTTCATCTCCCAGTGTTGCCGCCAATCTATTGCCATCACACACCACTTTGCTGGATCCTGTGATGATGGTGCCTCCTGTGGCTAGCGGCACAAGATGACTGGGATGATAACAAGTACCATCTGTTCTGTCACCAATTCTTGCTATTCCCCTTGCCATGTTATGGTAATTGTACTCCTTGTAATGCTGAAGTGATTGATGCCTTCATTGCATCTGCGGCTTCTGTGATTGCTCCTTGATTGGCTTCAAATGCCGCGCCTGCCTGAGCGGCTGTATCCTTGGCTTGATCTAATAGTGCATTCACTTGTGGTTCTAGACTGGGAATTGTTTTTGTCTCCAATTGAGTTTTAATTGCGTCCAGTTGTGGAGCCACTCCTTCTGCTATGCCTGACAATTGATTTTCTACACCTTTACATCCTCCTGCTGAGATTGTCTGCACAGCAACGTTGAGTTGAGGTTTAAGTGCTTCCACAGAAGCCGACATATCAGTTACTGATGATGCCATCGAACTTGAAATGTTTGCTCCCACACTGCCAAACTGTGCCATGGCATCATTTATGGCTTGAGCATTCGCAGATATTATCTGTCTCTGATCATCGTCTATGTTCTGAGGTGATAGTGCATTACCGCCAAAGTCTGTTGGAATTAAAGAATCTGCTTGTTCTAACAATGGTCCTAAATCAGCAATCGCTGTCTGCATCAGTCCTGCGTTGGCAGTGAGTTTTGGAATGTTGGCTTGTATTTGAAGTTCTGCTTCTCTGGCTTTGGCTATGGCGTCTCCACCAACGCTGGCTCCCAGTGTGCCCATCACATCACAGGCTTCGCCTCCCACTTTGGTAAGATCACCTGCAGATGCCTGCATACCGGATAAACTATCTGTGACAGATGATGGAATACTAAATGACATATCAATCTCCTCTATGTTCTCGCATTTTTAAATGTGTCAGGAATATTGTTTGGTTCTTTCACAGACACTTGTTCAATTGTGGTTCTATCTGTTTTTGCCGTAGAAACTGCTTGTGGATCATAATTTTCATGATGACTCCATGGTTCGTGCTGAGGCACCCTCTTCATGATATTACCGTAACTCTCACCTGGATTTTCATGAGTACTCAAAGGTGTAGGAGGAGTTTCAACAGCAAAGCCATTGTTTAGATTTATCACTCCACCAGTATCCTGATTGATATTTCCTGTGGCATAATGATTGGTTGTTCCCACCGACACAGTTTGTAAATTAGCAACTGTGATTGTTTGATTGGTTCCCACTGTCACTGTGTGACTGCCTAGAGATTCTTCTGTGATACTGCTTCTTGCTTTAAGATTTATACTGCGTCCTGCCTCCACATTCACATCTCTGTCTGCTTTGAAATTAAAATCTGTTTGAGAGTGAATGCTCACACTGTCTTGGGCAAAGAAATCTATCTTGCCGTTGGCAGTCATTTCAATCCATGCTGTACCATTGGCGTTGGCAATGTACACAAGATCTTCTGAATTGTGCAACAGTATTTGATGTCCTGTACGAGTACGTATTCTAAATAATTCATTGTGTGGAATATTCTTTTCGCCTTCGGTGATTGTTTCTGTTGTTTCAACATTCACATAATCAAAAGGTCCTGTTTTTGCAGATGTTTTTCTAATAAATTTATCATCACCGTCATCCATCACAAATGATGTTCCGCCCAATCTTGCTGTGGCGACTTCTTTATTTTGTGTGAATACTTTGTCTATTGGTCCTGGTGTATTAATTCCAAACACACTGGAAGGCACTTCACGTCTAGCACTTGATGTGGTTAAACCTCTGGTTTCATCTGCTATTAAGCCTTGTGTTTCTAACACTGCTTTGAATAATCTGTTGATAGGCTTTTTGATCTGTAATGGTTTGTCCACTGGCTTGTCGGAAAATTTTAATTTGTTGTGATCTCCCACAGGCATTTTTTTGCCTCTGATATCTGCATCAGCAGGATCTTCTTGATGTGCAGAATCTGTTGTGTCAGTGTTGGTCATGGCAGGTGTAGAACCTGGAATCATCACATTCATCAGTTCCTGTGGAATACATCCTACCCAATAGGCTCTGTTGATATTGCCTTCAATAAATTGTATCAGTACTCTGTTGCCCACATCGGGTGGCACAAACCACATACCGTAACTCTGTTGGCTGTCTCTATGATCTTTGTTTTTTGTTAAGCCGCCCACATAGGTTGTGCCATAGAATGGATTTAAATATTTGGCAGTGACAAATTGTCCTGTGGTTGTGGTATTGCCAGATGACAGTGTTTTGAGTAATTCAACTTCAATTGCTCCGCTGTATTTGGGATCCAACACATTCCTCACAATGGCTTCAAAAGGTCCTTTATCTTTCTTTGGATCTACTGCAAATGATTTTCTTTTTGACGGTGTTGCCATTAGTTTGATCCTTCAGTTTCAGTGATAGTTTTTTTATTTTCATTGGATCCTTCTTTAGCATCCACTGACATATTGCCACTTCGTATCACTGTGAGTGTTTGTTCAAATTTTCCTTGTCTGAATGAATTCACAATTTTTTGTACTCTATACAAACCACTGAATTCTCCCAAACGCACAGATTCGTTCATACCGTTAACATATCCGCCCGTGGTAGGAAATATCATATGATTGCCTCCTGTTTGCACATCAATTGGCGTTTGAAAATTGACTTCTATGTAGCACATTCTGTCCACATAATTAAGTTCACCTCTACCGTTTCCATACACAGATCCTGATGCTGTAAGTGAACCGTCCGCATTGCGAAATCCTCTCCTATCCACATATGTTCTCACAGGTTCATCAGTGTTCATCATACCACTGCTGGGTAAAAAATATGGATCACCTATAATTGTCATGTCTAAATTTAATAAATCCACATTTGAATTAATAATTCTTTTGTTCATGGATCTAGCAATTTTTAATTCAATTGATTCATTTTCTGATCCTTCTTCTCCGGCAATTATATCATCTTCTGGTCTGTTTGTTAGACTGCCTCCCCCTCCTTTTAATTCATTTGGTCTGGGCTCTATTACATAATTCTTTTCTACCTCTACTGTGGCATTGTTTTCAGCAGTTTTTCCTTTACCTGCCGCAGAAGTATTTGAACTTTTATCCATTTTAGGCACAACAGAATTATAAAAAGCAAAATTATAATCCAGTCTAAAATCTAGTATGTCTTCATTCAACCCTGTGTATAGATAATTGTAACCTTTGATGATATTATTTCTAATCTGTGTGGTTCCTTCTGAATAAGTGCCTGGATCAATAAACAGTTCATCTGGTACAATATATGGTACAACACTGTAAACAGCCACTTTGGGATTTTGTTTTATTAAGGACTGTATGTATGAATCTTTTAATTCAAAGCACTTTGTTACAATTCTAAACCAAGGATGACCACCTTTGGGCTTATTTTTAATTTCATCTGGGTTTTTAGTTAAATTTAAACTGTATTCTGACAACAAGATCACTGTTTCTATTATGTCTGTGATATAAGACCCTTTGGCAAAACTTAAAGTCATTTTTTTCAAATCAAGAGTAATTTTGTCTCTAGTGAAAGTTTTTTTCCTTTTGTCATATTTTTCTTCAAATTCTGGAAACGTTTTTCCTATAATAGCCATATTACCAGGAGCGATAGCCATTTTGGCTTCTCCAATTTCGTTTCCTAAAAACGTTGTTCCTGAATCAGCATCTTCTTCTACTGTTTGAAAAACTCTTATTCCTTTACCACCTGTGCCGTTGAATTCATTAGTAACTATAACGTCGTTACCTAAAAGTGTTTCTACTGCGGTGTCTCTTTTCTCTGTTTCAAATTTCGAGCTGTACTCTGCGTTGTCGGCAACGATCACTGCTCTATCTTCTGTAATCACTTTACGTTGTTGTTCAGTGATTGTTCTAGAAAGATTGTTTGGAAAATACACAATATAATCATCAGTAGGCACTGTGGTTACTTTTGTTTTTTTCTTGGCTTTTTTATCGGTCTCTCCTTTAAAGTTTAATTGTCCCATTAAACTTTGATCACCTTGTTGTAACATTTCATAAACAGTTTTACCAGACAGTGTAATATCGTGTTTAATTGCGTTGTTAACTGTTAAAAGACCATACTCGGTTACTGGTACTGCAGAACATTCATATATCGCTCCTGATGTATCTGCTCGAAGTTGTGCTGACTTAAAATAAAAAGGTATAACTTTTCTTAATTCTTCATTATTGAAACTTTTTCCTTCAGCATCTACACCTACAAAGTCCACAATTAGACCATATGGTGCTTTAAGATAATTCACATCTGCATCGCCAGATGCTTTTACGGCTTGTATATTAAGTGTTTGGAAAAATAATCCTATACTGAAAGGTTCCTTGATGTTAAATGTCATTGTTGTAAATTGAGTGTGCTTGTTCTTTTTGGATGGTCCTACCACTGCATTTATTTCAACATCATCTACAAAATATTCAAGATTTAATCCTGCGTCTTTATAAAATGTAACTTCTGGTCCGGTTTTACCTGCTGATTGAGCCACTGGAAATAACGGAGCTCTTTTATAAAGTACATCTGGAAAATTAACTTCTTCCAAAGTTAGTGCCGCCACTGTAAAAATTACATTGTATGATTGAAAATCATGCAGAGGATTTCTTACATAATTTCTTGTGAATAAATTTGTAATTGTATGCTTTTTCTTTTTATCTGTGTCTGTTGTTTTTTTATTATCATCTACATAATATTCTGTTTCTGCACCTATAGAACCAGCAGTTCCATTACCTGATCCCCATAATGCGGAATTTTTTTGCTTTCCCCCGTCAATTACCTTTACAGCATCATTGATCTTTGTTGATTTTATTTTTTTGTCGAACTTATTTCGATAACTCATTTTATACTCCTAGTAATTCTCTAAGAGCAGGTCCTTGAGGAAGATAAATTTCTACGCCCGATACGAGATCATATACAGGATCTGAAATAGTGTCCATGTTGCGTTGAGCAAATACCCACCATAATTTTTGATTGCCGTAAAGATCATAAGCCAACAAGTCTGGTCTGTGATTGTATTGAGGTTCTACTGTATAAAGTATGTCATCTGGTTTGGCTGGAATTGGTCTGATCGTTAACAGATCAAGATATTGATCATCAACTATTTGTGTAGAAGCATACGGACTTGATGAATTATAAACTGTCATTAAATAAATCCATCTCCTTTCAATCCACCATTCTTAACATAATCTTTCAAATTGAATTGCGTTTGTTTTGTTCTACTGTACTGCGGAACAACACCAATTGTTAATAAACTTTCTGTTGGTGCCCAAGCATATTTTCCCGAAGATGTATCTGATGTTACATCACCAGTATCTACTGCCGTGGATCCGCCTACGTTTAATTTTGTACTGACGTAATCAACTTCTCTTTTCAAATCAAACTGAAAGTTTGTGATTATAACCGGCACATTGTTAAAAGTGAAATCTCCATAACCATTCAGGTAAACCACTGGTGGTGGTTGTCCTCTGTCTGGTGATTGTCCATATGCCATTTTGGTCATCGTTCTTAAGTAATGAACTGCCGCCACCCAATATTGTGCTTCTTGTTGATTTTGTACATAAAAGTCTGCTGTGATGGTCATCTGATCCACACGTGAATTTTCATAAGCATAAAAAGGATAGTTGGTGTGAACTGGTTGCATCGGATTCCAGTTAGCACTGTGTCCTACCAAAACTGTTGGTGTATAAGGAAAAACTAATTTATTGCCTGTTGTTTTCAAAGGATCTAACAATGTTGATGATCCAGACATTATAGTTTTAACATTTTGAGGAATCGATAAACTCACACGCCAATCTAAATCTTCAGGACCTTGTTGTTTACCGCCAGCGTTCCAAGTTACTTGAACTGGACCTGCTTTTAGATCTATTTTAGCATCAGTAAACTTTGATAGTTGACTTTTCATTCTTTTGGCTTTGCCTGCCAATAAATTTGTAGCACTGTCCAGTGTTTTACCTAATGTGTTTGCTCCTGTGTCCAGAAATCCTTGAAGGTTTTTTGCTATGTCTTTGCCCTTTTGAGTGAACTCAGACACATTAACATTGTTAATGCTGTCCACTGCTTGTTTCAGAAAATTGTCGCCAAAAGCCATTTGTTATACTCCTACATTTATTTATTGACAAAATTAACTGAGTAGTTTATAATGAAGAGATATATAAAAAGGAATACTAATGAAAAAAGTCAATTATCTTAATAATAAAGACCTTTTGGAAGAAATTCACAAGTCTAAAACGTCATTTTGTAGTTTTACAGACGATGCTTATTCCAGTTATGATCTGATTGTTAAAAATGTAGATGCAATAAACATAAGATCTGTGGCCCAAGCCAAAAGAAACAAAGCCAAGAAATTAACACAGCAAGAGTACGAAAAACGCAAAGCCGCTAATCCCAAGACCAAACTGAGCGAATGCGAGATAGATTATCGTAAAATAGACAAGGATGATCTGGTGTTCAGAGTGATGACCTATGAGCACGTGCCAGATGAACCTGGCAGAAAAAGAAATCCTAAAACAGTGGCAGATGGCAAGATCAAAGTGAACTTTCCTCCATTTCAGCATTGGAAATATGATAGAAAAGGCAATTTGATTTGTGTGGGCAAAAGTCATTGGGAAGGTGGAATGCAGAATGGTCGTTTTAACAAAGAAGCCGGCAAAGCCACCAACGAATTGGCAAAAATGTGGATGAAACTGTGTGAACGATATGGTACCAGAGGTAACGTGAGAGGTTACACGTACAATGACGAAATGCAGGGACAAGCCATACTGCAATTGGCACAGATTGGTTTACAGTTTGATGAATCCAAATCTAACAATCCATTTGCTTATTACACAGCGGCAGTGACCAATTCATTTGTGAGAATAATCAATATCGAAAAAAGAAATCAAAACATAAGAGATGACATTTTAGAATTGAACAACATGATGCCTAGTATGACCAGACAAACTTCTGGAGACGCATCTATGCCTCACAAAGCAACCAAACCTGCACCGAAAACTAAAACGGTTAACAAACGTAAAAAATAGAGTTGACAAATACAACTTTTTCGTTTATTCTATAGGAAAGTAGGAGATTATTTTGTTCAAGAAATTAGCGGTGTTTACCGATATACACTTTGGATTGAAATCCAATTCAAAATTACACAACGACGATTGCGAAGAATTTATCGATTGGTACATTGCTCTAGCCAAGGAGCATGGTTGCGAAACAGGAATGTTTTGCGGTGACTGGCATCACAACAGAAACAGTGTGAACATAACCACTATGGATGCTTCCATTAGATGTTTAGAAAAGTTAGGCAAAGCATTTGAAAACTTTTATTTCTTTCCAGGTAATCACGATTTATACTACAAAGACAGCAGAGACATTCAGTCCACAGAGTTTGGAAGATTTATTCCAGGTATCACCATGGTGAACGAGATCACAAAGATAGATGATGTGGTGATGGTGCCTTGGTTAATAGGCAATGAATGGAAAAAAGTGGGTAAAATGAAATGCAAATATATGTTTGGGCACTTTGAATTGCCAAACTTTTTTATGAATGCCATGGTGGAAATGCCTGACACAGGCGAACTGCGAGGCAGTGATTTTGTCAATCAAGAATATGTGTTCTCTGGACACTTCCACAAAAGACAGGTCAAAAACAATATCCATTACTTGGGTAATCCTTTTCCACACAATTACGCAGATGTAGATGATGATGATCGAGGCATGATGATACTGGAACACGACAAAGAGCCTGTGTATTTCAATTGGCCAAACTGTCCCAAGTATAGAAATGTGAAATTAAGCACACTGTTAGACAAAACAAAAGAAATAATGAAAAGCAAGATGCACTTGCGAGTCACATTGGATATTGATATCAGTTTTGAAGAAGCCAGTTATATCAAAGAAACTTTTATGAAGGATTATGATTGTAGAGAAATCACATTGATTCCAAGCAAAAAAGATGAGGAAATCAATACAGAATTGGATATCACAAAGTTTGAATCTGTAGATCAGATTGTGTCCAAAGAAATTGAAACCATAGAATCAGATGCTTATGATAAAGCAGTGTTGCTAAAAATATTTAGAGATTTAAACAATGATAGTAATTAAAACACTTACAGTTAAAAACTTTATGAGTGTGGGTAATCAAACCCAAGCCATAGACTTTCAGCAAAAACTGTTAACATTGGTATTGGGTGAAAACCTAGACATGGGTGGTGATGATGCAGGATCACGTAATGGTACAGGTAAAACAACCATTGTGAATGCGTTGTCTTATGCACTGTATGGGGAAGCACTCACAAAAATACGTAAAGACAATCTTGTAAACAAAACCAACGGTAAAAATATGTTGGTCACAATCACATTTGAAAAAGACGGTAAGAATTATAAAGTAGAGCGTGGTCGAAAGCCCAACGTGATGAAATATTTTATTGACGAGGAAGAACAGGAACTTTCAGATGTAAGTCAAGGAGATTCACGTAAAACACAGGAAGATTTGAACAGAATGATTGGAATGAATCCTAAGATGTTCAAACACATTGTGGCGTTGAACACATACACACAACCATTCTTAAGTTTACACGCCAACGAACAACAGGATATTATCGAACAACTGTTAGGAATACAACTGCTGTCTGAAAAAGCAGAGATATTGAAAACTCACATCAAAAGCACAAAAGAAGATATAGCATTAGAAACCGCACGTTTAGAAGGAATAAAAATATCCAATGAAAAAGTGGAAGAAACAATACACAGTTTACAAAATAAAAGCAGTGCTTGGCAAAATCAAAACAGCACAGACATTGAAAAATTAAAAAAGAATTTAAAAGAATTAGAAGCAATTAACATTGACAATGAATTAGAAGCACATCAAAAACTGGATGACTGGACAAAATTAAATGATGCATTGAGACAATTACAAAAAGATCGTGCTGGTTTGGAAGCAACCATTGAACAAGCAGACAAAACAGCAAAAAAACTGCACACAGATTTAGAAAAATTAAATCACAAAGCCACGTGTTATGCGTGTGGACAGAATCTGCCTCAAGATAAAATTGAAGAAATGCAGAGAAAATTAGAAGAAGAATATGGTGAAGCCAACAGTTATGTGATGGAATTGGCAGATCAATTAGAAGCCACTCTTAAAGATATAAAAACTGTGGGAGATTTGACACAAAGACCGGACACATATTATGACACATTAAAAGAAGCATATGATCACAGACAGTATGTGGAATCTATCAAAACAGCATTGAACAACAAACAAGAAGAAACTAATCCATATTTGGATCAGATAGAAGAATTAAAAAATCAAGCAGTACAAGAAATCAATTGGGACACTGCCAATGCACTACAAAAATTAAAAGAACATCAAGAATTTTTGTATAAACTGCTTACAAACAAAGATTCCTTCATAAGGAAAAAGATAATTGATCAAAACTTAACCTTCTTGAACAACAGGTTGACACACTACTTGGATCAATTGGGTCTTCCACACTTGGTCACATTTAAAAATGATTTGAGTGTGGAGATCACACAACTGGGTCAAGAATTAGATTTTGATAATTTGAGCAGAGGTGAACGTAATAGATTGATATTGGGTTTAAGTTTTGCATTTAGAGATGTTTGGGAAAACTTGTATCAAAACATCAACTTGCTGTTCTTGGATGAATTGATAGATTCTGGTATGGATTCAGCAGGTGTTGAAAGTGCTCTGGCTATTCTTAAGAAAATGAGCAGAGAATCAGGCAAAAACATATTCTTAATCAGTCACAAGGATGAATTAATAGGACGTGTGAACAATGTGTTGAAGGTGATCAAAGAAAACGGCTTCACAGCATATGCTAACGACGTGGAAACTTATGACCATACAAGATGATACTCACGATAAACTCACCAAAGCATACATGGCATACTTCAAGGCAAACGAAAAGTTTGCTGAAAGGCGAAGCCTTGCTACCAAAGTAGCCGCCAGAAAGGCGCTCGCGGAAATTAGAATTTTGGCACGTCAAAGACGTAAAGAGCTGGAAGACCAATATAAAACATCACGAATTCAAAAACAGCAACAGCAAAAAAAATAATCAGTAAGTAAGTTCATGCCATGGACTTATCAAGGTAAAACACTCGACACACTGCCAGAAGACTGCGAAGGATTTGTATATCTTATTACAAATACAACCAATGGTAAAATGTATGTGGGTAAAAAACTAGCGAAATTCAAGAAGACACGTCCGCCTCTCAAGGGCAGGATAAACAAACGTAGAAGCAAGGTGGAATCGGACTGGAAGGACTATTGGGGTTCATCAGATCATCTACTTGCTGACGTGGCACAATTAGGCGAAGACAAATTCACAAGGGAAATACTGTACATCTGCAAATCAAGAGGCGTAATGAGTTATCTCGAGGCTCGAGAACAGTTCGAAAGACGAGTACTAGAATCCGACGACTACTACAATGGCATCATCAATGTCAGGGTAGGAGGTTCCCGAATCCTTAAAGAAGAATTAAAAAAGTACAACAAGGCATAACATAGCAACACAACTGATCTACGGATCCAGGAAATGCAGTCGATAAGACGTTGGGTGAATCCTGAGTTGCAAGTCAAGTGCTAACTAAGGCACAAAAGAAGATGCTCTGTGAAAAAGATACAACATCACAACTGATCACTTTGTTTGTGAAGGGTGGGTCAGTTGCCCGTGACTAATGAAGTCTGGAATAGGGAGTTGGCGGGTCACCGCTTCCGTCCGCAAGGAATTTCCTCTCACACAATGGTAGGCTCATCTCGCATGAAGCAACATACTTTACCCGTTGCTGGGTGAAGTATGGATCAACTATCTGCATGATGCACGACATAACTTCGTTATGTGATTGTTTAAATGCTTGAGCGTGAGCGAAAAGCAGAACGACGCAGTCGTTCTTAAACACTAGGATCAAATGATTCACAGTCCAACCACAAACTCTTATCAGGATCTGCTGATGTTACATGACGCAGTTTGGTATGACTCCAATTTCTAATCTCTAATTCTTTTAACACTGCATCTGAATACACGTGTATCACGTCTGGTTCTAATTTTAATATCTGTCTGATGGCATCTGGATCTGGTTTGGATTCGTATGTCTGTATCACTGTGCATTCTGGTAGGTGTGAAAAATCTCGTGCATACTTGTCTCCACGGAGCCAAGTGATTGGTCCTATTTCTTTTGAACGCAGTTTGAGTTCGTCCGCACGATGTCTCCAATGAATATTTTTTTCCGCGAAGCCCGCCTCTACGAGTCGGTCATAGGTTTTAGATCCCACTGCATACACCTTCTGGTCCAACAGTTTGGCAACACTGTGAGCATAGTGATTCACTGCTTCGATGTGTGTGATGATGAGTGGTTGTTCCGCCGCTGGCGAATGTTTTACTGGGAATGTCTTAAGACATGGAATCCACAGGTCATCTTCATCCAACTCCGATGGGCGGACAATTTGTGTGTATATCTGCATACAAGATTTATTTAAATGTATAAAAAAAATATTAAATGATGCTATTTGCTTGTAGGCACCACAGATGCAGAATATTTGATACTTTATATTATGTGGAGTACACTGTTAAAAGAACGGTTGTCCTGTTTTTTTGGCAGTGTCTAGATTGTCTTTGATCACCTTGGTCATCACTTCTCGGTCTTCTGGTGAACTGCCATACAGTTCGTCCATGGTGACTCCGCCACGCATGAACCAAGCAATTTTGGCAAGTTCTGCTTTGAAGTTTTTAACTTCGTTCTCCATGTCTGTGGTAAGTTTGATAATGTCAGAAATCGGCAGTGTTGATATCTTTAGGCGAAAAAATTTGCAGTATCGAACTGTACTGGAATTTGATATTCCTCTGGTGCTCCCTCTTTACGCTCTTCTTCACTAGACTGTACTGTGATTGTTGGCAATGCAAATGCCTGTCTTTGAATTTCTAAATGATCCAGTATGCTTTGGAAAAAATTCTTTTCAGCATTTTCTATAAAGTCTTTGATCATCGCTTTGTCTGTGACCAGTTGTCCGTCTACTTTTATCGATGCCACTGTGTCTGACACCATGCTCACATTTAAATCTGTCAGTTTGGTCAAACTTCTTTGGAATCGTTGAAGTTTTTCCTCATCAGTCATTTCATTGTTTCTGATAAGTTCTTGCACACGTGCTTCTTCAAAACTTTTGATTGCCATTTTGCTGAATTGATCGTAACTCAATGGCTGTGTGGTAACTTCCATGTTGCCCACAAACACTGTGCTTTGATATTGTGCTGATAGTAATTTGTCCAATGTGCCTTGTAAATCCAATTGATAGTCTTTTTCTATCTTTGTGCCTGGAACTGTGATGGGCACATTCATTGTGGTACCATAGGTTGCCATACGTATTGCTATCAAACAAGCATCAACATCGATGCTGGGCATCTGCCAAGCGTTTTTGATGGCTGGCACACAACTCTGTATCACAGTCACTGTGGCTTCACCGTTCAACAATGCGTCTGGTGTTTTAAAAATTAGTTCGTCTTTGGCTGTCATAGGGTACACAGCCACTTCTCCTGACTCGCCCACTTCAATAGATCCTTGTGGATAGTATTTGTATCCGCTGGGCAGTCTAATAAATTGTTTAGGTTGTCTGTAATACTTTTTTAAAGGATTACTTGGACCTGGTTGAATTTCGCTCATTTTATCTCCAATAAATACAAGAACAAAGTTTTAATAGTTCTTAATATACTCATATTTAGTGAAGTGGATTAAGTGCGTACATAATGATTGGATTTAAATACATTTTGGTAACATGGCAGAATTAGATAGAGATCAACTGGAAGCACTGGCAAAAGGCATTGGCCAATCAGGAGTTGCCACCGAAACCACATTAAGAGCACTGGTAAAAGCACTGGGCGGCGACACCGGAATGAAAGCGGTAGCACAGGCTACAGGCAAAACTGCCAAAGAAATGAAAACCATGGCATCTTATCTGCAAGATGTTAATGAAGAATTGGAAGATACCGAACAAGGATTAACTAGATTACAAAAAGTCAACAACACACTGTCTATAGGAATAGGCATAGTCACAACAAACCTAGCAGGATTGGGATCGTCGGCAAGAATGGTAGGCGAGCAATTTGGTACTGTGGGAGAAGCGTTTGGCGACACATTGGGTTATTTGATTGATAGACTTTCTGAAAACGTAGATTTTTATAGATCAATTTCTCAGATAGGCGGCACAGCAGGACAGAGCATCAGTGATCTTAGAATAGCGGCAGGAGAAACTGGATTGACTATGGGACAACTGACTGATGCTATAACTCAAGCAGGCGGTAATCTTGCTCTGTTAGGTGGAACAACAGGCGTGGGTGTAAAAAGATTTACCAACGCATTAAAAGATTTAGCACAAGGCGAAACATTTGAAAAATTTTCAGCATTAGGTTTTACAATGCAAGAGATAGCCACCGGCGCCGCAGAATATTTAGAACTGCAAACACAATTAGGTAGAACACAAACAATGACAGAACGAGAACTGTCTAGTGAAACTGCAGATTATTTGAACAACTTAGATTTACTATCAAGACTGACAGGTAAAAACAGACAAGCACTTCAACAAGAAATGCAAGAACGTGCCAAGGACGCAAGATTAAGTTTACAATTGGCAGGCATGAGTCAAAAACAACAAAGAGAAATCAACAGTGCTTTATCAATGACAGGTAATGTTTCAAAAGAAATGGAACAGAGCATTAGAAATTTAATTGCTACAGACGGTGTGGCAACCAATGCCAGAGAAGCAGGTATCATGGCAATCGATGGTATGAGAGAAGCCTTACATGGTTTGGCAAGAGGTGAATCGGGATCAGCTCAACAGTTAATGAAAGTATTCCAAGGTGCGGCAAATGAAACTGCACAGATGTCAGCAGAAGAAAGACAACGTTATGCTCAATTGAAACAATTGGGTGTGGACTTCTTTGACGTGAGATTTGAAACAATAGGATTTAAAAATGCATTGGGCGATTTAGAAGTGGCTACTGAAGAACAAGTGAAAGCACAAGAAGTTGGCGCAAAAAGTGCTCTACTATTTGACAAATCAACTCAAAGATTAAGAACTGCCTTTCAAGCATTGTTGGCTCCTATTGTTGATATGCTTAATCCTGCAATAGGATTACTAGCCTCTGCTATTGAGCAGTTGGTAAGTTTTTTCGATTTTCTAAAAAAAGAATTAGGAGCGTTTGGTACAGGCTTGAGTGCAGTTACGGCAGTGCTCGCAACCATGTACACTGGTAAATTGGCAAGTGCAGGAGTAGGCGTAGCCGCTAAAGGTGGAAAAAAATTAATGTCATACCTTCCAGGTATGGGAGGTGGAGGCGGAGGTCCAGGCATATTAGGTAAAGCAGGCGCAGGTGCAGGCGGATTGCTAGGCGGTGTAGGTGGAGGCATGAAAGGTTTAGCAGGAGGATTGAAAGCCTTTGCTAATCCTCAAACTGTGATAGGTGCCACAGCATTTTCGGCATCAATTGCCATTATAGGTGCAGGTTTAGCCGCGGCAACTTGGCTGATGGGCGGAGCATTAGAAAAATTTGCGTCGGGTCTAGGCGCAGTTGGAGAAGTAGACGGTAAAAATTTAATGGCAGTTGCCAAAGGTTCCACAGCATTGGCAGGAGCAATGGCAGTTATGAGTGTTGGAACCACAGCCAGTGCGGTCACAGGCTTCTTTGGTAAAATTTTTGGTTCAGGACCAGAAAACTTTGCCAAAAACTTGAATAAAACACTAGATGAGCTTGACAAAAACAAAATAGATATGTATGCTAACAGTTTAGAGAACTTAGGAAATGCAATGACAAGTTTAAGAAGCGGAATGACAGGCACAATCACAGCATCATCAAGTTCAACAGGTGATAAATTGGATAGGTTAAATAACACTATGGAACAGATTTTAATGACAATGAACGATAATAATCGTTACAGTAGAATCACTTCACAAGCAACACAAGACACAGCGGAGAATTTCGGATAATGAGTTGGAAAAAGTTTTTTACAGAAGTGCCAGTTGAAGGCGCAACAGGTGGAATGTTTTCACCTTTAGGTGGTGGAATAGGCGGCAAGCCAGGACCAGCAAAATCCAACTACTCATCATATCTTCCAGATGTGTACAGCGGTGCTCCAAACAGAATAGAACGTTACGGACAATACAATGTGATGGATCTTGATTCTGAAGTGAATGCGGCATTGGATATTCTAGCAGAATTCTGCACACAGAACAACACGCAGAACGGCACACCATTTAAATTTGAATACAGACAAAAAGCAACCAACACAGAAATACAGATCATTGAACAGTATCTACAACAATGGTGCAAATTAAATGACCTAAGCAAAAGAGTTTTTAAAATTATTCGTAACGTATTCAAATACGGAGATGCATTCTTTATTAGAGATCCAGAAACTAAAAAATTATTTTATGTGGATGCAACTAAAGTTTCTAAAATTATTGTGAACGAAAGCACAGGTAAAACTCCTGAGCAGTATGTGGTAAAAGACATCAACTTTAACTTTAGAAATCTAGTAGCCACAACTCCAGTTCAAACAACAGGTAATGTTACAGGCGGTGGATCAGGATACTTAACAGGCGGTGTTAGAGGCATGACAGGCACAGGAGCAATGGACTCTCCTGGCACAAGATTTGCCACAGGCATGAGAGAAATTGCCGTAGATGCTGAACACATCATGCATTTAAGTTTAAGTGAAGGCTTGGACAACAATTTTCCATTTGGTAATTCATTGCTTGAAAGTATTTTTAAAGTTTACAAACAAAAAGAATTACTAGAAGACGCAATTATTATCTATCGTGTACAAAGAGCACCTGAAAGACGTGTGTTCTACATCGACGTGGGTAATATGCCATCACACTTGGCAATGCAATTTGTAGAAAGAGTTAAAACAGAGATCCATCAAAGACGTATTCCATCAGCAACAGGCGGTGGTACCAACGTAATTGATTCAAGTTACAATCCGCTTTCAATCAATGAAGATTACTTCTTCCCACAAACAGCAGAAGGTAGAGGATCTAAAGTTGAAACATTACCAGGCGGTACTAATCTAGGTGAAATTGATGACTTGAAATACTTTACAAACAAATTATTAAGAGGTTTACGTATTCCAAGTTCGTATTTGCCAACAGGTGCAGACGATTCCAACAGTCAATATAATGATGGTAGAGTAGGCACAGCATACATTCAAGAATTAAGATTCAACAAATACTGTGAAAGATTACAAAATTTGGTATCGGATGAATTCAATCAAGAGTTCAAACGTTATCTAATAGAAAAAGGTGTGAACATTGACACAGCGATGTTTGATATCAAGTTTCAACCACCAATGAACTTTGCTTCTTACAGACAATCAGAAGTGGACAATCAAAGAATTTCCACATACACTCAGATTGCTGGTGTACCATTTGTGAGCAAACGTTATGCTCTATCAAGATTCTTAGGATTATCTCCAGAAGAGATGGCTGAGAATGAAAGATTATGGCGAGAAGAAAACGATGACAGTGTACAGGCTAAACCAACCACATCTGCAACAGAATTAAGAAGTGCAGGAGTTAGTACAGCAGGTATACAAGCAGATTTAGATGCGGCAGAACCGGAAGAAACAGCAGGCGAACCAGACGCAGGCACAACTCCACCAACAGGTGGTGGAACAGCAGGTGGCGGAACTCCAACTCCGGGCGCCTAAGTATAAATAATTTTATGATATTGCGTGAACTATTCTATTATGATCAAATCACCACTCAGCCTGGTGAGCAAAAACAGTATGATCCCACAGAAGATCAATCAATTATGAATCTTGATGACACACGCAAAACAAGATTAACTCTTAAACAGATTAATAAAGCCAGAAAAGCCGGAGAATTTCACAAAGAAGAACAGCATAAAGAATTAGAATTTGTGAGACAGATGTACGGCGCCGCTAATCAACCAGAGGTATAATAGATGTCCGTTGCTTTTGTATTGGGCAATGGTCTCAGTCGTAAGCCTGTTCCATTGGAGCCACTCAAACCATTGGGAAAAGTATATGCCTGCAACGCAGTCTACAGAACATTTACACCAGACTATCTGGTGGCAGTGGATGCCAAGATGATCAATGAGATCTGCACAGCAGGTGCTCAACTGAATATGCCTGTTTGGACCAATCCTAATAGAGCATATAAAAAGTATAAAGGTCTAAACTTCTTTGAACCCAGCCTAGGATGGTCATCAGGACCCACAGCACTGTGGTTAGCATCCAAAAACGGACACCAACTGCTGTATTTGTTGGGTTTCGACTTCACAGGAACACCTCAGGGCAAACTGAACAACATATTCGGAGACACACTCAACTACAAAAAGAATTCAGATGTGGCCACCTATCATGGCAACTGGAATCGTCAAACCAGCATTATATTACAGAAGAATCCTGAGAAGAGATATATAAGAGTAGTACCGGAAGGCACTGATGTTTTTGAGGCCCAAGACCTTAAAAAATATACAAATTACAGTGAAATCACTGTGCAAGAGTTCAAAAGACGCCATCATCTATAAAATCGGCGTCAAAATGGGTTGTATCGGCCCATTATCTACCTATTTTTTGTCCTGTTCTATAAATAATACATGACAGTCTTATCAAAAACGTTAATAGGAGAAAAATAATGTCAGATAAAAGCAAATTCGAGCAAATGCTTGAAAAATTAGTTGCTGACGATAGAACAGCGGCTGAAGAAATATTCCATGATATCGTTGTGGAAAAATCAAGATCAATTTATGAAGGTCTATTAGAAGATGATATTAAAGATATCGAAGTAGACGAAACTTCAAAAAAAGACTCAAAAGATGAAGAAACTACAGAAGCGTCTAAAGAAGACAAAAAAGAAGACGACAAAGTAGAAGAAAAAGCATCAGACGAGTCAAAAGAAGATGAAGCAGTAGAAGAAGCATCAAAAGACGATTCTAAAGAAGAAGAAACTAAAGAAGAAGAGTCAAAAGATGATGAAGCAACTGATGAATCTTTCTTAGACGTAGAACAATCACAAGTAGCACCGGTTGAAGCAGGTGGTGACGCAACTGACGATATGGTTGGCGACATCGAAATGCCAGCAGGTGACGAAAACGGTGAAGAAAATGGCGACGACTCTGAAGAAGGTGAAGAAGAAATCGAAGACAGAGTAGTTGATCTAGAAGATGCAATTGACGACCTTAAAGCCGAATTTGAAAAAATGATGGGCGACAAGGGCGAAGGTGACGACGATCACTCTGATGACGCTGAAGGCGACGAAGAGAAAGAAGACGAAGCATTCGTAAGTCAAGATGCAGAGGGAGAAACTGTAGAAGTTGCTCCTGAACTTGGTGACCAACCAGCAGTTGAGTCAAAAAGCAATGCACCAAAAACAGCAAGTGAAGAAATTAGAGAATATGTGAACAAAGTAAGTGTATCACACACTGACGGTTCAGATTCATCTAAATCACCAGTTGCTGGTAAAAACGACATGGGTGGAACTGCTTCTAACATCGCTAAAGGCGGTGAGGAAAAAGGTGGTAAAGCACCTGCTCCTAAAGAAGAGAATGCAGGAAACATCAATGTTCCAGGTGGCAAAGCAAAATTGACTGCGGCACCAAAGGCCAAGACAAAAGTAGAAGATGATGCTTCTGCGAAAAAGTCAACAATTGGCAGTTAATAATAGGTAGTATAAGGATAACGGATGTTACAACTACGTGAGACGCTGACTTTCGACCAAGCAGGTATAGTCGTCGAGACTAAGGATGAGCACAACGGTAAATCCCTTTACATGAAGGGAATCTGCATTCAGGGAGGTGTTAAAAACGCCAACCAGAGAGTGTACCCTGTTAACGAAATCCAAAGGGCTGTCAGCACACTTAACGACCAGATCACTGGTGGATACTCAGTGTTAGGCGAAGTCGACCATCCAGAAGGACTTAATATTAACCTAGACCGTGTCAGCCACATGGTAAATGAAATGTGGATGGACGGACCGAACGGATACGGAAAATTAAAAATATTACCAACCCCTATGGGACAACTGGTTAAAACAATGCTGGAAAGCGGAGTTAAACTGGGTGTGTCTAGTAGGGGTTCAGGTAACGTTAAAGAAGACGGATCCGGACAAGTATCAGATTTTGAAATTATCACTGTAGACATCGTAGCTCAACCATCGGCGCCAGGAGCATATCCTGAGCCAATCTACGAACATCTAATGAATACAAGAGGTGGTATGAAAGCATTTAACACAGCAAGGGACACAAAGGCACAAAAATATCTAAAAGAACAACTAATAAACATAATTGGAAAACTCCAATCTAAATAGGAGAAATGTAAATGTTAGAAGCACTGAAATCACTTTTTGAAAACCAAGCAATTTCGGAAGAGATCAGAGCAGAAATCGAACAAGCATGGAACCAAAAAGTTGAAGAAAACAAATTGGCGGCTACTGCTGATCTTCGTAAAGAATTTGCTGAGAAGTATGAACACGACAAGGCAAATTTAACTGACGCTGTTGACAAAATGGTATCAGAAAGAATCGAAGCAGAAATGTCAGAATTTGCGGAAGACAAGAAAGCACTTGCTGAAGAAAAAGTGAAGTATGCTACTCAAATCCGTGAACACTCGGACAAATTGAAGTCATTCGTTTTTGAACAACTTAAAGGCGAAATTGCTGAACTACACTCAGACCAAAAAGTTATGGCAGAAAATTTTGTTAAACTTGAGGACTTTGTGGTAGAAGCTCTGTCTAAAGAAATCGCAGAATTTCAAAAAGACAAACAAGACGTTGCTGAAACAAAAGTACGTCTTATCAGAGAAGCGAAAGCACATTTTGAAAAAGTTAGAAGTAACTTTGTGAAAAAAGGTGCTGAAAAAGTGTCAGAAATAGTGGGCAAAACTCTTAAACAAGAGATTAACTCATTAAAAGAAGACATCGATGCGGCTCGCAAAAATGACTTTGGACGCAGACTGTTTGAATCTTACGCTCAAGAATACACACAATCATTTTTGAACGAAAAGAGTGAAACAGCCAAACTTCTTAAAGTAGTTGATGTTACAAAACTACAGGCGGAAGAAGCGAAAAAGACTGCCGAAGAGAAACAAAAAATGATCGAAGCAAAAGAAAAAGAAATTGCAGAAATCAAAGAAGCGGCAGAGAGAGAAAAAGTGATCAATGAGTTAACAAAACCATTGAACTCTGAACAAAAAGATATAATGAACAACTTACTGGAGAGTGTACAGACGGGTGCTTTACGAAAGCAATTCGAAAAGTACATACCGGCTGTATTAAACGGTAGGACTCCAGCGAAAAAACAGGCGTTAAATGAAGGCACAGAAGTAACAGGCGACAAACAAATTAACATTGTAAACGGCAGTCAGTTCAACTCAAATCTAGTTGACATAAAAAGACTGGCGGGTATCTAAAAAAGGAGAAAACAAACAATGTCAGAACTAACAGAAACTCGCTGGCAGGACACAAAGAGTGCGTTATTAGAAGGTCTATCAGGCAATAAAAAAGCCGTGATGGAAGCGACTTTAGAAAATACTAAAAAGTATCTTTCAGAGTCTGCGACAGCAGGTGCTACATCTGCAGGTAACGTTGCTACTTTAAACAGAGTGATCCTACCGGTGATCAGAAGGGTTATGCCTACTGTAATCGCTAACGAATTGGTTGGAGTTCAACCAATGACTGGCCCAGTTGGTCAAATCCACACACTAAGAGTTAGATACGCAGAAACAACAAACGACACTTCTGCTATCAACACAGACACGGCGGCAGGTGAAGAAGCACTATCACCATTCAAAATTGCTCAAGCATACTCAGGTAGTTTAACAACTGCTAAAGGTGATGCAACAGCAACTAAAGAAGGTACTGGTGGTAGAGCAATGTCAATCCAAATCTTGAAACAAACAGTTGAAGCAAAAACTCGTAAGTTACAAGCAAGATGGACATTTGAATCTGCTCAAGATGCACAAGCACAACAAGGTATTGATGTAGAGGCTGAAATCATGGCGGCATTAGCACAAGAAATTACTGCTGAAATCGACCAAGAGATCATCACTTCATTAAGATCACTTGCAGGTGCTCAATCATCTGGAACATACAACCAAGCGGCTGTATCAGGAACTGCGACTTTCGTAGGTGATGAACACGCGGCTTTGGCTGTATTAATCAACAGAGCGGCTAACAAAATCGCACAAAACACAAGACGTGGTGCTGGTAATTTTGCAGTGGTATCTCCATTAGCATTAACAGTACTTCAGTCTGCTACAACTTCAGCGTTCGCAAGAACAACTGAAGGTACGTTTGAAGCACCAACTAACCAAAAATTCGTTGGAACTTTAAACAGTGCGATGAAAGTATATGTTGACACTTATGCGGCTGACAGTACAGATGTACTTGTTGGTTACAAAGGATCATCAGAAGCAGATGCGGCGGCATTCTATTGCCCATACATTCCGTTAATGTCTTCTGGTGTTGTTCTAGATCCATCAACTTTTGAGCCAGTTGTTTCTTTCATGACTAGATATGGTTATGTAGAGTTAAACAACACAGCGTCATCTTTAGGTAACGCGGCTGATTATGTTGAAACGATCGGTGTATCGAACACATCATTCAGTTAATCTTAACGTTAACGAATACACTAAAGGGGGCTTCGGCCCCCTTTTTTTATGTCAATTTTGTCGCCTTTTCAAGTCTTGACATCCAAACCAAAATGTGCTATAATTAACTTTGGAAACTCTAAAACGAGGAACTTAAATGAAATATATCGCGATACTTTTAACCATGTTGTTAGTGTCTGCTTGTTCTATCAAAGAACCAAGAGTAGCATTTGGAAAAAAATGTCAAGTGAGTGATGACAAAGTAACATACTCATACGTTTGGATCTATGACAAAAATGCTGGCTTACCAGCAGATACAGAACAGTGTGCGGCACTTCCTAAAAAAGACAAGAAGTAAAACACGATGGACTTAATCCAGCCAATCTTTGTGAACCAATCTGGTAGCAATAAGACGGCTGGATTAGGTTTAGAAAATTCCAGTTATTCACAAGACACCATACTAGATAGAATTCAACAAGATGTTGATGTTGGAGTAGACAGTTTCCTGTTGTTTATAACTCCTGATACCAAAACATGGACTCCTGATTGGAGTTTTAATGCTGAGGTTGTGAATAAAATTAAAACACGTTTTCCAAATATAGAATTAATTGTGGATGTGTGTCTATGTTCCACACTGCCAGATGGACATTGTAGAGTGTTGGATAAACCAGACACCAGTGAAGCACTGTTGATTGATTTGGGTAAAAAATTAGAGTCAGCAGGTGCAGACATACTGGCTCCTTCGGACATGGGCGATCACACTGTAAGAAATTTAAAAACAGAAACCAATAAACCTGTGATGGCTTATGTAAAATATCGCAGTGTGTTTTACAGTGCATTCAGAGATCTAGCCAACAGCACACCAACCACAGGCAGAAGTTATCAACTGCCGATCAGCAACAATTGGAGCATGATTGCTCATGCAAATGATTATCAAAAACAAAAAGCAGATTACATTTTGTTAAAACCAGCACAGCACAGTCTGGGTGTGTTTTCAAATATACAGTGTGGTATGTATGAACCTGTTGGGTTATATCAAGTGTCTGATGAGTATAGAGGACTGCCCACATTCCAACATCAACTGGAAATTGCTGAAGTTTACAAGCGAGCAGGAGTAAAATTTTTGGTGTCATACGGCACAAGAGACCTTGTAAAACATTTTAAATAATTGTATGAAACATGAACAACTGCTTGTAGAATTTAAAGAATATCAGGAAAGATTACAAGTGTGGAAACGCAATCACGGCATATTCATAAACGACATCAAAAGACTGGAACGCACATTGGATAAAATGTATGATGAATACACCAACATACTAGTGGATTATCGCAGGACCAAACGTGAACACTATTTAGAACAAGCCAATCAAGTGCTTGTACAAGCCTTAGAACTAGCAAAAAAATTCTCAAAAGTAGAGCTATTGGCATCACTCAGCAAACGATAAATACTCTTGTAAACATATGTTTTGGGCCAGTTTCGGCTGGACTTATGGGGACACAACCTCGTAGACCTAGAACGTCAAAAAAGGAGAAAACAAATGGGAAGACCGGTAAACAAAAGATACTTCGGAACTGTACTTGATGAAGTAGGTAGCGAAGCGTCAGAAAATATCACAGTTAACGTAAAAGTTACTGGAGAAGCAATATCAAACACAGGTATAATCTTAAGTCAAAGATCTGTTAACAAATTTAAAGTTAACGATGCTAACGACGGCTCAGGCACTGACGGAATCTGTACACTTGTAAATAAAGATGCAGGTGCTTTAGCAGATGGCGAAATGAACCTATTAGGTTACGTTGGTGGCACAGGAGACGGTGTTACAATTAAAAAACTTTACAACAGAACTTGTAGAGATTTTTCTAACAACAGATATACTTGGGCAGTATCAGATGACTCAACATCAAACGTGTTGGTGTTAACTGCACTGTAATAAGTAATTTTTTTAGGGAGTGGCAACACTCCCTAAAATAAGGAACAAGATGTCAAAAACAGTTTATTTAGAAACAGGTAATTATAAAATTAGAGTGTCAGACTCTAACGAAATTATTTTAGATACAGGTAATACAGGTATCACAAGAATTACTGGTGACTTGATTGTGGAAGGAGAAACAACCACAGTAAACACAGCAAACCTTGACATTGAAGATAACGAAATTTTATTAAACAAAGGTGAAACTGGTTACAGCATCACCGACAATAATCAAGAATCAGGAATCAGAGTAGACAGAGGAAATCTTGACGATGTACGTTTTGTGTACGATGAAAAGATTGCTTGGAATGATCCCAACACACAAACAACTTCACAAGGTCCAGGTATTGGACAACAAGCAGGACAAGGTCCTAACTTTGGATCTTTTAAAGTAGTTTCTGCTTCAGGTGATACGTTAGCATTAAAAGTTGCCAATATTAACAACTCAAATGCAATTTATTTTGAACCTGGTGGAGGAGGCACACTAAGATTAGGTGGTAGTATTGCTCCAGCAAATTATGTCAGCAGAATGAATGATGACAATGATATTCCAAATAAAAAATATGTGGATGATGAAATCAACGCAATCGTTGTTGGTGCGGCATTTCCGAGAATAGTTGACGGTGACACAGAAGTAAAAATCACAGACAATTCTTCATCAGGTAACACATCTAAAATTGAAATCACAATTGATGGTACATTGGTAGGATTATGGGAACCTACTAGATTTGAATTATATCAACAAACTACAGATATTGGTAGCATTAGATTTGAAGACGACAAAATCAGCGGTCTGAATTCAAACCAAGATTTAGAATTGGTAGCACCAGGAACGGGGTCTGTAAGGGTAAATGACTCGTTTGTTATCAACAATAGACCAAGCATTCAAGATCCTGCAATTGACCCGTTATTCGACGCCAATGGCGTTAAATTGTATGCGAAATCACCATCTGGTGGCGATACAGGATTATATTTTGTAAATACAAACGACACAAGAGGAGAAGTGATCAGTAAGAACAGAGCACTGCTTTTCGGACTATTATTTTAAGGAGAAACAATGGCAATAACAAACACAGAAGTAAACGGTACAGTTGATGTTTTAACAGTTCCTGCAGGTAAAAGTTATGCTATCACATCTATATTGATCACAAACATTGGACCAGAAGATGCCACAGGCGGTGAAGACAGTAATTTTACATTGTACGCTGTGACAGGTTCTTACAATGCCAACAGATCGATGATTGTGAACAACGCATTATTACCAGGAGCAGAAACATTCACTTTAGATTCAGAAAAAATTGTTCTGAGTGCTGGTGACTTTATCAGAGTTGCTCAATCAGGTGCTAACAACTTATCAGTTGTGGTCAGTTACTTGGAGGTGTAATGAGATATCTAAAACGTCAAAGTACAAACAAAAGATTATTAAACGGAAAAGGTTTAATATACACTCAATACGAAGAGATTGAAGCACAATCAACGGGTGCTTTTTTAGTTCCTAAAGGAACTCAAGCACAAAGACCTGCAAGTCCTCAAGAAGGTCAATTAAGATTTAACACTACATTGAGACAATTAGAAGTGTATGAATCATTACAAGGCGGTGCTCCTGTTTGGAAACAGTTTAGATTATCAGAACCACAAAATATTGTGGTACAAAACTTAGGCAATGGCGATGACACAGAAGTAAACTTTGGAGTTTTAAATGATGGATTTGGATCAGGTTTAGGGTATCCAACATCTCCAGAAAACGTTTTAGTAATGGTAGAAAACGTTTTACAAATTCCTAACACCAACTACACACTAACACAGAATCCTTGTGATGTAAACAGCAATATTATTTCTGCTGTGAGAGATTACAATTCAACAGGTGTTGGAGCATTTGTAAGTGGTAACACACAGTTAGTAGATTGGCAATCAAAAGGTTATCACGTGGATCAAACTCTCATAGTAACAGGCTCAGCAACTAACAACGGAACATACACAGTTACAGCAGTTACGCCTTCACATCTAAGTGTAAATCGATTGATGTTTGATGAAGCAAATTTAGGTGGCGGAAACACATTCAGAATGGATGGAAGAAGTTCTATAACAGGATTAGCATATCCATCAGGACAATACATCACATTCGGTACAGCAGTGCCCACAGGCAAGCCGATCACAATTTTACATAATTTTGACAAATAATACCTTTTCAAAAATTCAATAAATACTAAAAAAGGAGTATTATGCCAGTAACCAATGTAGGTAGGATATCAGGTCCATTATTGAAAGCAAATCTAACTAGAAATAGTGATTTGGCTTTTGAAACAGACTTATTGTTTATTGGACACACTAATGGTAAAATTGGTGTAAGAAATGACGCTCCTACAAGAGATTTACAAGTAAGCGGAGATGCTATTTACAGAGGAAATCTAATAGCAACTAATTCTGCATCGGTAGGTAATATCGATATTGACGGTCCTACACAAACTGTTTCAACACTGACAGGTCCAATCAATATGATTGCAGGTTCTAGTTTTCAAATGACTGAATTGCGAACAGACAATTTAGCATTTACAAACAGCGGAATTAGAGCATACAACAATGATAATATCAATATCCACCCAGGTCCAGGCACAGGTATTTTTAACATTCCATCAGATTTAAAAACTTATGGAAATATTCGAGCCACAGGCGATATCACATTTGATGGAAATATTTTTATCGGTGGAGACAGTCAAGACGACACATTAAGTTTTGAAGGAGATATAGAATCTGATCTAATTCCAGATCAAACAGGAATATACAATATTGGACAAACGGATCAACGTTGGGGACAAGTAAATGTTCAAGCAATGACTGGATTGAATGATATTGTTGTTGATAATACAATCTCACTAGCAGGTGTAAGAGTAAACTTAGGTATAGAGAACAAGTGGTATGTGAGTACTAACGGAACAGATTTATTAACAGGAAATCATCCTAACTTTGCTTTTGGCACAATCAAACACGCACTTCAACAGTTAGAAGAAAGCACAAATGGTCCACATGAAGTACACATTTTACCCGGCACTTACATAGAAGAATTTCCATTAGAAGTACCAGCAAACGTAACTGTTAAAGGTGCCGGCATCAGATCGGTAATTATTAAACCAAAAGTACCAGTAAGATTTCAAGATGCATTTTTGTTAAATGATGCGTCCATGGTTTCAGAATTAACTATTAAAGATTTTCAATATGATGCTGTAAATGATAAAGGTTATGCTTTTAGATTTGCACCAAATGCCGGTATTGTTACAAAATCTCCATACATACAAAACGTTACAGTTCTTACGCAAGGAGAAACAAGAACTGTAGATGATCCAAGAGGTTTTGATTCGGGTGATGCTGGTAAAGGCGCATTGGTAGATGGATCGGTATTAGACAATGCCTCTCCAAGAGCATCAATGTTGTTCAACGCAGTCACTTTTATTACACCAGGGGCAGACGGTATAACACTAAAAAATCAAGCCAGAGCAGAAATTATAGATTGTTTTACATATTTTTCCGATACCAGTATAAAATTATTAAGTGGTTCTGAAGCAAGAATAATTGCTTCTGCCAGTGTGTACGGTAATAAAGGTATCACAGCAGATGGATTAAACACAAAAGGCTATGCTATATCTCATAATTTTGCTTATGTTGGTTCAGGTAAAGATGTCGAAAACGATGAATCTTTAATTGATCAAAATAACGAAACAGAAGAAACTAACAGCGGTAGAATCTATTATGTCAGTCAAGATCAAGGAGGAGACTTTAGAGTTGGTGACAATTTTATAATTGACTTTGGCAAAGGCACAACATCAATTGCTGTAAATGATGGAGATTTAGGTGCTTCAACACTTACTGTTGGTGTGGCTGGTACAACAACTTTAATAGATGCTACAAAAATAGATGTTCCCAATTTTAGAATTTCAAACAACAAAATACAAACTTTACAAGGCGGATTAACAATTAGTGCGGCTGGATCTAATAATGTAAATTTAAATTCAAATGTATTGATGCCAAACGTTGATGTTACAGGCAATGTAACTATTGGAGGATCTGCAATTAATTTTGGAAATGAAGCAGGTGACACTGTGGATTTTGCTATGGACTTTCAACAAGATTTATTACCAAGTCAAGATACTCAAAGTAATATAGGATCCAGCACAAAGCGTTGGCAGAATCTAGAAAGCACAAGATTTTCAACAGGCAGTTTAGAAGTTCACAACAACATCATACAAGCCACAGACACAAACTCTGACATAGAATTAAGAGGCAGTGGCACAGGTAAAGTTAATTTAGAAGGTATTGGATTTAAAACAACAATCACATCATCACAAGGAGATCTAGGATTTGGGGTCAGTGGAAACAGTTTACAATTTGTAGGATTATCCAACATTGAAATTCCTAAAGGTACAACTGCTCAAGATCCTGCTGAAGGAAATGCCATTAGATATGATACATCTTTGAACGAATTTGAAATGTTCTCCACAGGCAAAATAGCACTGAATGGAATTAAAGATGGTGATAGAAATACTGCAATAGAATTAAACAATAATAAATTTACTTTTTACGCAGGATCGAATAATATAGGTGAAATAGACGGCTTGGGTAATTTAAGGGTTACTAGATTTTCCAGTCAAAATCAGTTTGCACTGGATAACAACACTGTAACTGTGGGCAGTATAGGTGGGCAAGCCGCATTGATAGCCAACGGTGCAGGTAAAGTTGTGCTGGACACAGCAAACCTTGAAATAACTGGTGGTTTGATAGAAAACACAGTTGTTGATGCTGATATTACCATTACTGGAACAGGCTTAAAACAGAACAGAACAGTTCAATTTGACACCACAAACGGTTACGTAGGACCATATGGAACTGAAGCACAAAGAAACGCAACAGTACCAAGATTGGGAGCCTTGTGGTTCAACACAGACAATAAGGAGTTACAGGTGTATGCTGGCGCGGCAGATGGATGGGTTCAATCCATTGGTGTACAAGAGGTCACAGTGACCAGAGAACTAGCCAACGATTTGAATACCATTTATAACCTGATATTAAACTAGTATAAATTAACCTTGTACAATATAATACCAAAACCTCGATAAATAACATTAATGCTGTTATCCGACCAGATTCAGCAGGACAAACCGTGGTACAACCGACGAAGAACTTGTGAACAACGCAAGGTGAAAATCAGGTTGGTGGGACAAGATCCCCGTGCTTAAAAAGGAGTAAACAATGGCCGTTGGTCGAATTTCGGGTCAGCTCTTAAAGTCCAATCTTCTGCGTAATGGAGCAGACTTGGCTTTTGAGACTAACCTGTTATACATTGATGTTAATAACAACAGGATCGGCATAAAAACCGCTACTCCGCAGTATCCATTAGACGTAAATGGAACAGCACGTACAGTAAATGCAGAAGTTACAGGACAATTAGATGTGGGCAATGTCAGAGTATCTGGCAACACAATCAGTACCACAGCACCACAATTAAATTTTTCAGCCGCTGATGGCATCATTTACAACAATAGGATATTTGTTAATGATTTAATAATCGATGGAAATTCCATCACAGCAACAGATTCTAATCAAAATTTTGAAATAGTAACAAGCGGAACGGGTATCGTCGAAGTACACGGTAACACTAGAGTAAACGGAAATATTCACGCAACTGGTAATATTAGAGCAGATGGTAACATTACCATTGGAGATTCAGACACAGATTCAATCACGATCAATGCTGATATCACATCTAATTTAACACCAGATCAATCAGACACTTATAATTTAGGTACACCTACAAAACGTTGGAACAATGCATATGCCAACAACTTAATTGTAGATAATCTAACACTTTCTGGCAACATCACAGTACAAGGACTTGACTTAACAGCACGTCCTGGAAAGGTGATATATGTTGCAACCAACGGCGATGATGCTAAATCAGGAACGCACCAAAACGATCCTTATGCTTCTATTGAACAAGCATTATCAGTGGCAGTGGCAGGAGATCACATTTACATATATCCAGGCACATACACAGAAGATTTTCCTTTGGTTGTTCCAACAGGAGTTTCAATCAGAGGTGACGGATTAAGAGCAGTAACAATTCAACCCAGTGCCTTAACAAATAGTCAAGATGCTTTCATTCTTAATGGTGAAGTGACGATCGAAGATTTAACAGTTACAGGATTTTATTACAACAGTGTTGCTAATACAGGACACGCATTTAGATTTAATTCAACAGGTGCAGATGATTCAACAGGCTTTCAGATCAGTTCAAGATCACCTTACATTAGAAACGTATCTGTAATCACACAAGGTTCAATAACCACAGCACAAGATCCAAGAGGATTTGGATCCGGAGATGCTGGTAAAGGTGCTCTATTAGATGGTGCAGTAGCAACTCCGGCTTCAAACGAAGCAAGTTGTTTGTTTCAAAATGCAACATTTATAACACCAGGTGTGGATGCAATCACATTAACAAACGGTGTGCGTATTGAATGGTTAAACTCGTTCACTTATTTTGCGGCAAGAAGTATCTACGCAGTAGATGGTGTATCTGGTTTAGCAGAAGATGGAAAAACACAATTAAGAGTTTCTGGATTTACAGGTACACCTATAGCACCTGGACACGTGATCACATATTATGATGTGGATGGTGTTACTGTATTAGGTACCGGCACAGTTGAATCTGTAGACAATGGAAAAATTATTATAGATGGTAAGTCAACTGGTTTTGCTTTACCACCTGAAACCACTGGCAAACAAATAACTGCCAATGGTGATGCACAATTAGATACCAATGTTAAGAAGTTTGGACAGGCTAGTTTGCTGTTGGATGGAATAGGAGATAGTGCTTCTATTTCAACCACAGCAGACTTTGGATTCGGCACTGGTAATTTCACTATTGAATTCTGGGCATACGCAACTCAATTACAATCTACAACACTGTTTGATTTTAGAAACAATCAGTCGATTGAATATTCTTTGATGTTGTATCTCACAAACAACGCACCAAAATTATATGTAAATGGTGCTAACGTTATTACAGGTTCTCAAGGATTTAATTTAAACACTTGGACACATTGTTCAATTGTGAGAAATGGATCAACAGTTACAATGTACATTGCTGGACAAAATGTTGGAAGTACAACTCTAGCAAATGATTTAGGTGCGGCAAAACCTCTTGTGATGGGTAACAACTATGACAACAACAATGGCTTTATTGGTAACATAGACGACTTTGTAATTTACAAAGGTTCAGCAATTAGAACAGCAAACTTTACTCCTCCAACAACAGAGGCTATTGGAAATCCAGACACAGTTTTAGTTTCTAGATTTAATGGACCAAATGGATCAACTGTTTTATTAGACACAAACATTGCTGTTCAAGATATTAGATTTTCAACAGGAGCAACAGCAACCAACTTCACATTGGTTGATTATACAGACTTTGGTGCAGAAGTAAGATCAATAGCATCAGCATCAATCTACGGAACATATGGAGCAGTAGGAGATGGTGTCGGTGTAAAAATGTATTTGATATCTCACAATTTTGCCTATATTGGTAACGACTACGAAACAGATAATGATGAAGTTACAGTTATTCAAGCCAATGAAGTGGTTACATCTAACAATGCTAAAATTTATTATTCATCTGTTGACCATAAAGGTGACTTTAGAGTTGGTGATCAATTTCATGTAAATCAAAATACAGGACAAGTTAACTTTACATCAGCATCATTAAACATAGATGTTGATCAAGCACTTACATTTACATCAGGTCCAAATGTTACTGTAATTTCAGGTAATTCAATTGAAACAGGTAATGTAAAAATTTCTGGCAATGAAGTAACAACCACATCAGGTGATTTAAATTTAGATGCTTTCAGTAATCAAATTAATTTTGTGGACAATGTTAATATTGATGGAAATCTCGATGTAACAGGAGATATCACAATAGGTGGCAATGTCACAATTGGTGATGAAACAACAGATTCAATTAATATCACAGCAGGTATAGGATCAGATATTATTCCAGCACAAGACAACACATACAACATTGGTTCTGCCACAAAAAGATGGAACACAGTATTTGCCAATGAAGCACAGATTGATTCAGTTAATATTAATACAAATGTTATTCAAACCAATGACACAAACGCAGATTTAGAATTAAGAGCAAGTGGTACAGGTTCTGTAAAATTTGAAAACTTTACTGTGTCAGGTGACACAATGTCTAATAACACAGGCGATTTTATAGTAAATCCTGCATCAGGAGTTTTCAAAGTAACTGGTACAGGATCATTAAAAATTCCAACAGGAACAACTGCTGAAAGACCAGGCTCTCCATCAGCAGGTATGATGAGATATAACACAGACGATTCTGTGTTTGAAGGATACAACGGAACAAACTGGATTGCATTAACGGGTGTTTATGATTTAGATCGAGACACATACATCACAGCAGAATTGACACCAGGTGCTAATGATGACACAATTAGATTTTATGCTGGTGGAGTTTTGGTAGCAAATGTGAATCCTACTAGATTTGATGTCACAAGTTTACTTGTAGACGACATTCAAATCACTGGAAATACACTGACAACCACTGGTGTTGACCAAGATTTGATCCTAAATGCTCAAGGAAATGGTAGTATCAGGATTGAAGACTTCAAATTTGAAGGAAATGCGATAACTAATATTATATCTGCTCCGATTGTGTTTAAAACCACAGGAACAGGATATATTGATGTGTCAGATTCTGGTGGATTTGTACTTCCGGTTGGAACAACAGCAAATAGACCAGTAACACCGATAACAGGTATGATACGTTACAACACCGCAGATCAACGTGTTGAACTTTATGATGGTATCCAATGGGGATCTATCGCAGGTTCGTCGGGTGCTGTTAGTATTATTGATGCAACAGAAATTGCAGTGGAATATGCACTGGCATTAGGATAGGAAAAATATGGCAACGAATTTTAGAAACTCTGTAACAAAAAATATAGGAACTATAACCACTCCTGTTTATGAAGCAGAGGTAGGATCTTACACAACTATCATCGGAATGGTTTTAGCAAACTTGACAGAATCAGTTGTACAAGCCAGTGTTACATTGACAGCAACTCCAGATTCGGTTACAGGTTTTATTGTGAAAGATGTTTTGATTGCTCCTAATTCTTCTTTAAGGGTTTTAAACTCTGGAGAAAAATTAATTGTGGCAAGTCAAAACTCATTAAACGTTCAAGCAAACATCAACGACTCATTAGATTGTGTGTTGAGTTACGTGGAGATAACATAAGATGTCAAACACCGTTGGTCAGGATACATCAGTATATCTTCAAAATGGTATCAAAGATAGATACTTTTACGGTTTGAGAAGAACCGACGAAGGAGATTTATACATTGGTAAAGTGGACCAACTATCAGCAAACGATCCTGTATCAATAAACAATCCAGGAAACATTGATGATAACTTTAAAGATTTTGATCAAGGCTACGATTTTTTTGAAGGTAGAGATTTAAATCATGCTAAACCTTTTAAAAATTTAAGGTACGAACAATTTAGATGGGACGATGTAAATTTAAATTATTACATAAACAGCGACGGTGAATTAGTTGTAAGAATTAACAGTAACGTGGGTGATGGTGTAATAACTTATCCACAAACTGATGAAAACTTAATTAGAGAAGCAACAATATTCACATTAGATAAAACAAATTACTTAATGGATAGTAATGAAATAACATTCGATAGAGGATAAAGTAGGAGGAAAAACGAATGACACGACAACTGATAAACACTGGTATTATCCCGAATGACGGTCAAGGTGACTCGTTAAGGGACGCCGGTGGAAAAATAAATGCCAACTTCGGTGAATTATACACTGCACTTGGTAACGGCACAGCACTGACCATTGTTAATAACAATTTGATCACAGCCACAGGTGCAAACAAAATTACATTTTTATACAACACTCTAGCAGAATTACCAGATGCGGCAACGTATCATGGAATGTTTGCTCATGTACATGGTGAGAATGCCTCCTACTACGCTCACTCAGGTGCTTGGGTAAAACTTGCAGATGAGAATAAATCTATCGATATATTTGCTGACGTTGATACATCTTCAGCAACTCCTACAAACGGTCAAGCATTAATTTATGATGCTGGCGCTCAAAAATGGAAACCAGGAAACGTTGCCGCTCAAGGTGGCGGCGGCGATGGAGCCTCAACATTTACTGATCTTACAGATACTCCATCAGATTACGGTGGATTAGCAGGCGGTTTTTTAAGAGTAAATGGTACATCAGACGGTTTAACAATTGTTTCAGCATTTTCAATAGACGCACTATCAGATGTTGACACAACAACTTCGGCGCCGGTAGCAGGTAACGTTTTAAAATGGAACGGTACAAACTGGGTACCAGGCACTGATGCAACTTCAGGTGCTGGTGGATCAGACGCAGACACATTAGATGGTTTAGACAGCACATACTATTTGAACTACAACAACTTAAACAATAAACCAACTATCGCAACAACATTAACAGCACTAACTGACACACCTTCAAGTTACACAGGTGCGGCAAATAGATTTGTAAAAGTTAATTCAGCAGGAACAGGATTAGAATTTTCAACTGCCACAACAGGTGCAACAATTCTAAATGAACTGTCTGACGTTGATTTAGCATTACAAAAATTCACTGTTACTGGTGCAACTTATTCAGGTGCAACAGGTGTGTTAACAATGACAATTGGTACGCACTCATTAATAGTTGGACAAAAAGTAATCATCAAAGGCGGAAGTATAGTGTTTACCTGTGCAACAGATAATCATGCTACGGTTCACTCGTATCCAAGAGTAACTGATCCAGCGTACAACACGCCGATAGCGATTACATCAACAACATCAAATTCGATCACAGTGAATGTTGGTATATCTCCAGACACATCTGCTCACCTTTTCTCAAGTGCGGCAAGCAACGGTGTTTCTGTAGCACCTTCACAAGGAAATGTTTTATATTTCAATGGAACACGTTGGGAACAGAAGAATGGTCCAGTATTAACTTGGAGATTAGGTGCTAATGGTTCAAGTGATTACACTTTCTCAGGACCAGGATTTCCTGTAACTACTAACGATCCAGTACTGTATTTGTCAAGAGGACACACATACATATTTGAAAATTTATCTGGTGGTAGTCACCCATTCCAAATTAGAGTTTCTAATGGTGGAGCGGCGTACACATCAGGTGTAACAAACAATGGTGCGGCATCAGGTAATATTGTGTTTGAAGTTCCAATGGATGCTCCAAACACTTTATATTACCAATGTACAGCACACGCATTAATGGGTAATACAATTAATATAACATAGTGAGTTATTAAATGGCACAAGTATTTGGCGTAGGCATAGACGAGTTACAAAAAACACTAGCAAACAATAGATATTTCTACGGTTTGCGTAGAACTGATGCCGGCGAATTATACATGGTGAAAGCAGACTTACTAAAACTTGAAGATGGTGTTCAATTGAATAGACCAGGAAATGTTGACGAAAATTACAACAACTGGAGCAGAGGTGAAGACTTTTTTGAAGGCAGAGATCAACAACATAGAAAAGTTTATCCAAATCTTGTGTACGAACAGTACAAATGGGACGGTAGAAACCTATTTTATTATGTAAACAACGAGGGAGAATTAGTATTAAAAGTGAACGAGGCTCATACATATCCAGGATATGTAGAACCTTATGAAAGTTAGGAGCGATAAATACAGTTAGGAATTAATCAATGGCAGATTTTCGTATAGATAGGATAAGATTTAGATGGAGAGGTGATTGGACAGCCAACACTCTTTATGTTAAAGATGATGTATTAAGATATGGTGCAAAAGTTTTTGTTTGTATCGAAGTACACACATCAGATTCAAATTTTTATAATGATTTAAACAACTCAACTCCTCGTTGGTCACAAATGATGGACGGGCAAAGTTGGACAGGTGCTTGGCAACCTTCTACTTTTTACAAAGTAGGTGAACTAGTTAAAGTTGGTGGTTTAATTTACAAATGTATTGAAGGACATATTTCAAATGCATCTGCCAGCAATGGTGTATTAGGTGACGAATTGAAATGGGTATACTTTGCTCGTGGAGAAGATTGGGCAAGTGTATGGACTCCAAATACTCTTTATAACGTTGACCAAACAGTAATCTACGGTGGATCAATTTGGAAGTGTAACACAGCACACACTTCTGGTTCTGCTGACGATGGTTTACAATACAATGCGGCATATTGGGATCAATATTCAAGATCAGACAATTTCAGAGGAGATTGGATCAACAACACTTTATATTATCCAGATGATATTGTGTACTATGGTGGTACAGTTTATAGATGTAAAACAGGACACAGATCAGCACTTTCAAATAAATTTGTTAATCCAACAGTAGCATCTACTACAACAGTTGCTGGTGCAGGATTTCAATTCTTTGTTTTCAAAGTTGGAGCAACTTATTATGTTAAGATCACAAACGGTGGTTCTAACTATGTGGCACTAGAAACATTCACAATTTTAGGCACAAGCATTGGAGGAGCAACTCCTGACAATGATGCTGTGATCACAATTAACACAGTTACTGATGGTGCAATAACAACAGTTTCTGTAAATGGTTTAGCAAACGTTTCCACTGACGGACTAGAAGCGAACAGCCAACAATGGGAAACAGTATTAACAGGAATTAGATACAGAGGCGATTATGCTTTCGGTGAAAGATATGCTCCAGGTGAATTAGTAAGATGGTCACCGGGTATGTGGCAAGTAGCAACAGGACATTGGGCTATTGACACAATCATGGATGAAACTAATTATAATCTGTGGATGCCAGGATTGGAATATGAAGATTTATGGAACCAATCAAAATATTATCAACAAGGAGATGTGGTACTTTACGGAGGTTACACATACGTTGCTTTACAAAGTAACATAGGTGTTACTCCAGCAGTAACAGATGCCACAAGCACTTGGGAATTACAAATTGTAGGTTACACATTCAAAGGAGAATGGTCATCAACTTATATTGATCCTAATCTAGGCGAATTACCATTAGCGTACAAAACAGGTGACGTTGTTAGAGCAGGTGGTGATCTTTACATCGCTGTAAAAGACAATCAACAGGTTGATCCATCAACAAGAAGTGTGTATGATGAAGGAACCGATACACCTTTTCCTTGGCAATTACTTGTAGAAGGTTATGCTTTCAAAGGTCCGTGGGTTGAAGTAGGCATTGGTGGTGTTACAGGAGAAAATACTTATTTCCCTGGAGATGTTGTAACCGTAGCAGGTACTTTATACAAATGTATTCTTAAACACGAAGCAAATTCATCAGATGCTAAACCACCGTTAGACTTTGCATCAGACAATGTTGGTCCTTATTGGGTATTATTAGCACAAGGTCACACACCAAACGTATTGGAATATCCTGGTGATATCAAAACACAAAATGATGATTCTACAAGATTAAGAATTGGTCTTGGAACATCGGGTCAATTATTAAAAGTAGGTTCAAACAGTATTCCTTTCTGGGAAGACTTTGATGTAACTCCAAAAGTTTATTATGTTTCACCAGCAGGTGTTGATGCAGATGATAGAGGTACACAATTAGCATCTCCTTTTAAAACAGTTAAATTTGCTTGTGATTTTATTAATGCTGACTTGGGACAAAGATCACCAGCAACAATATTCATTAAAACAGGAATGTACAACGAAATACTTCCGATCAAAGTACCAAGAGACACAGCATTGGTTGGAGATGAATTAAGAAGTACTGAAATCAGACCAGCAACAGGTTACGAAGGTCAAGATATGTTCCATGTAAACAATGGTTCAGGTATTAGAAATATGACTTTAAGTGGTTTGTCTGGCACATTGGGTCCAGTCAACGAGTATGGCACAAGAAGACCAACAGGTGGTTCTTTTGTTTCATTAAATCCGGGTACAGGTGCTTCAGATGCCTCGGCTTGGATCACAACACGTTCTTGTTATGTACAAAACGTATCAACATTTGGTAGAGGTTGTATTGGATTAAAAGTGGATGGAGATTTACACAATGGTGGATACAAATCAATTGTTGCCAACGACTTTACACAGGTAATTGATCAAGGTATTGGTTTCTGGGTTAACGGAGAAGGTAGATCAGAACTTGTTTCTGTGTTTACATACTACTGTCACATAGGTTATCTAGCAACTGCTGGTGGAAAAGTTAGAGCAACCAACGGTAATAACTCTTATGGAGATTGGGGATCAGTTGCTGAAGGAGTAACTCCAACAGAAACACCTATCACAGCAAAATTCAATAACCAAACACAAGAAGCACAGGTAGATGCTGTATACAACGATGAAAATGAAATATTTGCGTTTGCTTATGACCACGCAGGACAAGATTACACTCAAGCAGATATAACAATTACAGGATCAGGAGAAGGTGCGGCGGCATCAATCACATACGATAACACAAGAGATGGTGCTGTAAACAAAGTAAGAATATTAGGCCCTGGAGATTCAACTCCGGCAGGTGGTGCTGGTTACACCAGTAAATCAGGACCTGCAATAACAGGTACAGCAACTTCAATTCAATTAAATCAACAGTTCCAAGGCACATCAGCACAAACTGTGGGACAACGAATTTATATTTGGGAAGGTACTGGTAGAGGACAATATGCTATAATTGATTCTTTTGACGAAGTAACAAAAACTTGTACAGTTAAAAAAGAATTTGATAATACACCTGGATGGCAACATTTCTTAGGTGGATTTAAAATTGCAACTGAACTGGATCCTTCAACAAAATATTTTATCGAACCAAGAATTCAATTCAGTGAACCACCGTATGCTAATTCAACTGCTTCAATACCATTAAGTGGAGAATACTTACTAGGTGCTTCAAGAAGAGTTTCTTCTACAAACGTTACTGTGTTATTAGGAAACGGTAGAGGTTTAAGAACAGTGGATTCAACAAACTGGACAGTAGCCAATGCTGTACCAACAGCAAACTGGAACGGCATCGTTGGTGGTGCAAACAATTTTATGGCTGTTAGTTCAACAGGAACTTTAGCAAGATCTCAAGATGGAGCAAACTGGTCAGATATATCTAGCAACATAGGAGCAGACATATTCCGAGGCGTTGCTTGGGAAAATGTTTCTGCACAATGGGTTGTTGTGGCTGAAACAGGAGTTGTTTATACTTCTGGAGACGAAGGCAACAGTTGGCAATCAGTACAAGTTGAACCATACGATGGATCAACTCCAGTGTTTACTAAAATTGCGGCTGGCAATGGTTTAGTGATTATAGGAAATAATTTTGGACAAACTTGGGAATCTGTTGATGGTGGAACAACTTGGGAATTAGCGGCAGACATTGGTGGAAACAAATATCTATTACAAGAATTAACTTTCGCTGGTGGTAAATTTATTGCTTCAGTTCAAGATTCACCATTTGATGATTCAACTTCAGTTAACAAATTTTTTGTTTCAAATGCTAATGCGGCACAAAGTTCAACAAGTGCTATCACAGTATGGACAGAATCAGACACACCTCCACACACAGGACCTTATTCAGTAACTTACTCACAAGGTACATATCTAGCAATCACAACAAATGGTGAAGTTGCTTATTCATATGATGCTGTGTCTTGGAAAGAATTAACAACTTTGTCTGGATCATACACAACAATCGTTGGTGGAAGAAGCAACGGTGGTTACTTTATTCCACTGCCACAAGGCTTAATGACAAACGCAACTGTGATTAAAAAAGGTGCACCACCTTTAGGAAGAGTTATCACTAACGCAGGAAAAGTTTCAAAAATTCAATTGATTGATACAGGATCAGGTTACGCAACTGCACCAACAGTAACAATCACAGATAATGTTAACACACTTGATGTGGCAGTACAAGCCAGAATAGCAAACGGTGTATTATCACAACCTACATTCTCAAACAGAGGAACAGGATTTATAAATGTTAGTGCTACTATTGTAGGTGATGGACTTGCTGATGAATATCAAATAGGTAAAGTTGTACAAATTAAAGAATTAACAAGAGAACCTGGACCAGGTGACTTGTTGTACATCACTGGTATTGACGATCAAATTTATAGAGTAACACAGATCACTAATGTATCTGGTGTGGCTCCGAATCTCACAGCACAATTTAGAATTTCGCCAAGTTTAAAAGCAAACGAATCACCAGATCACGAAACAGTAATCACTATCAGACAGCAATATTCTCAAGTTAGATTGACTGGACATGATTTCTTAGATATCGGTACTGGTGGATTAGGCACAACAAATTATCCAGAACTTTACACTAATGCAGGATTTACACCAGGCTTTGAAGCACAACCATTTAGAGAAACAGCAAACAATGGCGGTGGTAGAGTTTTCTATACATCAACTGACCAAGATGGTAACTTCCGTGTTGGAGAATTATTTGAAGTTGAACAGGCAACTGGTATTGTAACACTTAACGCAGATTTATTCAATCTACAAGGATTATCAGAATTAGCATTAGGTGGAGTTGTACTGGGTGGAACAGAAGTTGTAATTAGAGAATTTTCAACAGATCCTACAATGGCGGCTAACTCCGATAACATTGTACCAACACAGAAAGCGATTGTAACATACATAGGTTCAAGAGTTTCAGGCGGTGGTGCTAATTTGAACGTTTCTGGATTTAGAGCAGGACAAATTAAAGTAAGAAATAGAGAAATATTCAATGAAGCATTTCCAGAAACAGGACAAATTGTTATAGATAGAATTGCTAATTTAAATGGTGGAATTTCAGGCTCATTGTTAGCATTGAACTTTTTCACTGGTGGTACAGCAAGTACAGAATTGAATGAGGGAGATCCGGTAAGTGCTATTGATAGTTCTAACGGATATGGTGAATAATGATAAATAACTACAATAAGAGGATATATTAACCCATGGCTGAGTTTAAATTAGGTAGAATACGTTTTGTTTGGAAAGGTGCTTGGTACACAGGTGCCGTTTATTCAGTAGATGATGTCGTAAGATACGGTGGTAGAACATACATTTGTGTGGTAAACCATACTGCGGCGGCAGAATTCCAAGATGACTTGACAGCGGCTAACTGGGCGTTGATGTCAGATGGTCAAGAATGGAAAGGTTCTTGGGGAGTAAACACAACTTATAAACCTAATGACGTTGTAAAATATGGTGGTTACATTTATATCTGTAACACTGGACACACTTCTAACGCTGATGTAAACATTGGACTAGAAGGCGATCTAGCAAAATGGGATTTATTCATCGAAGGTTTTGATTACAAATCAGACTGGGCAATCAGCACAAGATACAAAATTAATGATTTAGTAAGATATGGTGCAACTGTTTATCTTTGTGTAACAGAACACACATCAGCGGCAACTCTTGCTGACGGTTTAGAATTAGATTTAGCAAAATGGGAAGTTTTTTCAAAAGGATTTAATTGGTTAAACACTTGGGCAACAGCAACAAGATACAAACCAAATGACACAGTAAGATATGGTGGACAACTTTATGTTTGTGTCACTGGTCACACATCGGCGGCAGATGCGGCAGATGGTTTAGAATTAGATCAAGCAAAATGGCAATACCTACACAAAGGTATTGAATATTTAGGTGCATGGGTAACAGCAACAAGATACAAAGTGAATGATGTTGTTAAGTACGGTGCTAACTTATGGATTTGTATAAATCAACACACAGCAACAGGTTCGCTTGCGGCTGATGAAGCAGATTGGAATATTTTTATTCCAGGTTTAGAATTTGAAGATTCATGGAGTGCAGTAACACAATATCAACCAGGTGACATTGTTACTTACGGAGGTTACCAATACGTTGCACTTACAAATAATTTAAATGCTGTACCATCAACAGCAACTTCTGATTGGGATTTATTCGTAACAGGTTTCAGTTTAAAAGGTGATTACAGCAACGTAACTGCCTATAAAACAGGTGATGTTGTCAGAGTTGGAGGTATAACTTACATTGCTATTGCTGACACAACAGGTAACAGACCACCAAATGTTCTTTACTGGGATAAACTAAACGAAGGTTTATACTGGAAAGGCACTTGGGCAAACGCAACTTATTATGACAAAGGTGATATTGTAAGAGG